TTACATTGCTTTGTATAAATTAGAAACTATTTCTTTCTTTTTGTCTATGGATGAAAGATCATATGTGTAGTTCTTTCGATTTACTTTTTCGGTATGTCCAAGCAATGAAGCTGCGACTACTGAAGAAACTCCAGAAGTTCTCATTTCTGAATTGACAGTTCTTCTAATGTCATGAATCGTTCTTCTTTTAATTCCGGATTTTTCACATCGATATCTTAAGCAATCAGCAATCGCTCCACAATGAATTTTTCCGTTTTCTCCTGAAAATACAAACTCATTAAAATATCCGTACTTAAGTTCTTGCTTTTTTACTTCATTTAATATTCGTTTTATATCGTCCGTTAATGGAAATAGTCTTTCTTTTCCTGTTTTTGTTTTAGCGATATAATATCTTTTTTCTTTTCTATCGAGTTTTTCGGAATATTGAATCAGTATACACCCTAAGTCTTCTCTGATATTTGACCATTTTAATCCAGTAAGTTCTCCTATTCGCATTCCAGTATAAAACGCCAATTCTACTGCATACAATGGTATATAATTTGGAGTTTTCTTCTGATCTTCTTTAATGACATTTAAAAGTATTTCTACTTCGTGTTGTGGAATAACTCTATCATCGAGTAGTGGTATGGATTGATTACAAAACCTTAAAAATGCTTTAGGTTCAATATATTCACAAGGATTTTCAGTAATCTCTTTTTTTATGCGAGCATGTTTAAATACACCTCTAATATACCCAAACAAAGCTTTTGCTCCTTTTTCTTTAAGGTTGTACTTTTTTACACATTTTACCATAATTTCCGTGATATCTTCTTCAGTAATACTTCTTATGTCCATGGATTCAAAGGAACCATCTTCAAAAAATCTTGTGTAATCAGAATTATACTTTAGTAAAGTGTTATTAGATACGCCATATCGAACTTGTTTTTCTTCCCATTTTCTCCACCAATCTTTAAAACTATGACCAACTTGTTCTTTGTAATAATCGACTATTAAATTTTCAATCTCCTTTTTAGAATTTCTTTTTCTAGGAACTCTACCCTTTTCTTCATCAGGAAGATAAGTATGCCATTTGCCATCCTTACTTTCCCAAATACTATACGGATGCTGTTCTAAAATTTCTTTTCTTTTATTCATATTTACTGCATCCTGTATGTGCGATAAATCAATTATACCTTGCTCAATGGCATAATTCAATATTTCGCTATTCATTGGTTTTTCTATATTAAAATCTCCTTTCACACTGGGTAATTCATCTTACCCAGTGTATATACAAAATATCATCAATCATCAAATAAGGATTTATGCTACTTTATTCTGCCCTTCAATATATCCTACAAGTTCTTTGAAGTATGGCACATTGTCTAACATCCACTGGCAGAAGATTCTCCAATCCTTTACTGGATGTGTCTTTCGTGAAAAATACATATTTAAAAGCACTTCATATGTAAGAGAAAGATTTGCTGTGATATTATATCCCATAGGCAACATTTCAAGAATTGCATTCCAAATACTCTTATCCTTTGTTGCATTGTACTCATCTTTAAGTTCATTTAGTAACTGAATAGTATTTTCTGTATGTTGCTTAACTTTGTAACCAAGCGTGTTTTCAACGTCTGAAGTATTACTTTCATCATGGCTTGATAATGAGAATTTCTCAATTACAACATCAATACCTTCATGAGAAAAACTATCTAAGTCAAACTCTTTTTTATGAATTGTGTGCATCTTAGAGCAACTACATCTTGTTGTTCCAACTTTATATGTATCTGCCTGCGCCCACCATGTGTGATGAGATGTAATTCGTAATCCAACTGGCAGTGATCGTAAGGCTTTTCTGTGATCTTTTCCTGCTCTTGCAAGTCTTTTAAATAAACCTAAATCCTTCTCTCCCATACAAAAACATGGATGCCAGATTTCTACGTTTCTTTCTTTATCATATTCTGTTGTATGTCCAATGTAGCTATCACTTAAATGCCAACTATCGTATGCGTTTCTAGCTCCTTCAATAGCAAACATCCACTGCTCTGGGCTTGGAAATACTGGGTGTTCAATTTTAATCATATATAAACTCCTCCTATTTTAAATATGAAGAGAATACTAATTTCTCTTTATCTTTATTATCAACTGTTACATATCCGTGGACATTAGGCGGATGCCCTGACCAACTGATGTAGATTTTATAGTAATATCTCGTACAATCAACATATTTACGTGTCACAATACAGACATATCCTTTATTCATGAAGTCTTCTAATACTGCAATACAAGAATCAAGTGACTTGTCAGTATCGCAAGACATTGATTGTGTCTTACGATATGTTTCTGTTCTACCATTCATCTGTGCAGTTTCCCATATATCATTTACTAAGTCGTCATATAAGTCATCAAATATTTTACTTAATTGTGCATTGGACTGCTGCTGTGAATACTCTTTCATATCCACAGCATTGATCAGTCCTTTTGTTTGTGCAAAATAATTCATTTATTTACCTGTACTTCCAATTCCACCAGTTCTTTTAGTTGTTACAGCTTCTTTATCGGCTACACCATAAGGTAGGAAAACTCCTTGTGCAAACGCATCACCTTTCTTGAGTTTCAATGGTTCATTGCCATGGTTCTCAACCTTGATAAAAATATGTCCTTCATTGTCTGCGTGGTAGTAGTCACCGTCAATTACTCCTGTACCGTTACCAATTCTAGCCTGTGCTTTGATGCCCAAGCTACTGCGAATGAATACTAATAATACCCATCCTTTTTCAATCTTACATCTGATTCCTGTAGGAATAACTCGTGCATCTCCTGGACGAATTGTAATATCTGCTGGACTAATAAAGTCATGTCCTGCGGAGTCAACTGTTTTACGATAAGGTAATTTTAAGCCACCATAGATTGATTCTTCTGGATATCTAATCATCTGTTTCTCCCAGTCCTGTATGAACTGATCAAACGATACTTTCTCAAACTCTGCAACTTTCATTAATCCGCTTTCTGTTAATAATCCCATATATGTATTTCCTTTCCATTTTCTTTGTGCAACTTTCACAAAATTTCGTGTTTTATAATTAAGTCTATTTATTTTGACTTCTATATAATCTTTCAATTGATTTAATTTACTTTGCTTTCCATAAGCAACATATATTTTAGTTCTCATTACTATTCACTAAGCATCAGAGGTAATCCAACTTCGTTATAATAAGAATCCTCAAAAGTCATTTTTGGTTCGTCTTTGTACTGTTCTTTTAATTTTTCAACCAATAGATCTTTCTGTTTTTTCACTTCATCTTCAGTACCATGCACAATTAAACTTACATTACCGTCATATACACCATCATTAAATGTTTCAACTTCGATCATATATAACTGACGATCTGTGTTAAGACTTGACTTTTTAGCCGCCAGATACAGATAATCTTTTGGCAATTTATATTTCTTGAGCAGCTTGTCAACATCTTTAATGAAATCAAGTTTGTGTTTTTCTTTTTTAATCTGCTTCTGTAAGTCTGTGTTTTCTATGTTTCTTTTATCGTTTTCGGTCATTATTACATTATTTGTACTCATAGTAAATTCTCCTTGCGTAGTTCATTTTCTGTGTATCGGCAATATTCATCCCATAATCCTTTAGCATGAATATAATTTTTGCCTTTCAATCCCATTTTCTTCTGTTCAGCTTTCAAGTCTTGGAATGTAAACTTGCGTGAGCATATCTTTTCTTTTAAGAATCTAGTTGCAATCCGCCCTACCTTATACATCTCCTCACGCTTCAAATTTGCAGTTAATTTCTTGTAAGTACTCAATTCATCATCTGGAATTTTATAAGGTGTTTTTGGCAAATTTTTCAGTGAAAAAGGTGAGATATATTTGCAAGTTCCATCATCACGGATTCTACTCTTCTGTGCCTTCAGCAACTCGGCAACAGTATCCAGATGTTTCACATCAAATCTAAACAACACTTCTTTATCAGTTTCTTCTATACAATAGGGAATATCTTCGTCTATCTCTCGAATTGCCTTTATAATGTTATGCCCTCTTATTAATGAGGGGATATAAGCTACAAGGGTATATTCGCCTCTATGCTTGCCTTTGCCATAGTAATATATCTGATTACCAAATGAGCATTTTATGTACAAATCATCAAAGCTAGGATCTATTAATCCTGCATCAGTTCTAGGAAAATCATTAGTATCCATGTTATATGCTGCTACAACACGATACTTTCCAAAATATTCTTTACGCTGTAAGAAATTAGCCGTAGTAATTCACTCCTTATTTAGTTGATTTTGATTTAGTTGTCTTAGGTGTAATACCTGTTGGCGGTGCATCATTTGTATTTTTGTATACATCACGCACCATCTTCTGAATTGTTCGCAGACTCAAGCCATATGAGAGCTGTAACTCAATAACCGCTTTGGAAAGTTCTTCCATTACTCTTCGTCCTCCTCGCCTGTAATAATGTCATCATTATCTTCATCAGACTTATCGTCTAATTCATCGATCTCATCATCAATTTCTTCTCGTTCCTGTTCGAGAAATTCAATCTTTTCTTCATTGTCATCAATTAATTCCTGGAGTCTAGCAATATCAAGTTTGCGAATAAGGAATCCGCCTGCTACCATAGCACCAAGAAATGTGCCAATGGCAACAGTTCCAAAATTGCAAAGCATAAACTGCCATAAGTGTAATTTAATCATCTGTATCCTCCTCTTCATCTGGATAATTTTGTAGTTCAAACTCTTCCTCTAACTCAAACTGCTCAGAATCGTAATAGCAAGGGTCGTTCAACTGAGCGTCTGGGTTAGGTGGGTTATATTTAGGATTCATCGTCACGTCCTCGATTTTCAAGGATCTCTGTGCGAATATCTCTGTCTTTTCTTTTTGATGCCACTAAATCAGCAATATGCATATCCCATAAGTTATGATATTTTTTTGATCCAAAGCGTTTTGCCCATTTTGTTTCTGTTTTAGTATTGTTAGGTTTCCACTGGAACGGTAACATGTGGTAATTTATATAGAAAGCAATGTCTCCAATTTCGCTGTTTCTAAACAAAGTATTTTGATTTGCAAGTTCATAAACCAACATCATATACGCTCCAATATTTTCATGCCCATAGTAATGAGCAACGCCATTTTCATCAAATGTCTGAGTATATAATTTGCCCATATCGTGATATTTTGCAGCCATTGACACTGGATAATCGTTATGAATCTTTTTTGAAAAATCGTAAGCATCTGTCATATGTTTACCAAGTGATTCTAAGTGATACGGATTCTTCTGGTCGAAGTCGTTATATACTTCTGGAACCCATGTACTTTCAATCTCAGCAATATATCCTTGTTTATCTTCAATGTGGTCAATAAATTCAATCTTATCCCATCCTTCTTCACGGAATGGAATCTGGAATTTTCTCACCTGTTTATCAATTACATATTCTGAGACTGGATGCTCCCTTAAACTGTCATCTAGTTTACATTCGCCAATTGGCTTTACAATAACCACACAAACTGTCTCACAATCAATGTCCTTAATAACATTTAGAATGGCTCTTCTGGATTTCATAGTAAGGTTCGTTGCTTCTGCAAATACGTCCATACCATTTTTTAGGTTGCCTCGAATTAAATTATGAAATTTCTGAAATACAGCACCATTCATAGACTGATCTTCAACAGAGCCACAAATTTCTTTTCTTAAATTGTCAGTAGACAAAATTACCGACTTACCCTCTTCTCTAATGTCTTCTTTGATCCATGTTATATTTTCTATGTATTGTGATTTACCAGATGCTGATAAACCACACAATAATGTAAGTCTTGGTTTTCTTTTGCTCATAATTCTCCTTTAATCTAATCATGGATATCAATTACTGTCATAAATCCATTCATGTTATCTTCCAATGCTTTCGCATATTTATCATCAAAATTTTTATCTTCTATAAACGAATTGCCATTCCAACTGCTTCTTGCTACCGCAGAACCATCTGGTAGGATATAGATATAGCATCCAAGATCATCTAAATTTAAAACATCTTTCAGTTTTGCTCCATCAACTCTAATGTATCCGTCAGAAATTCCTAAACTTGAAAACCAATCTTCTTCACTGTACATAAAGCTTGGTGTTATATGTTTCTGTAAAGTAGACAATAAACTACACCAGAATAATCTGCCATTTCTTGGATTGTGTTCACACCACATCCAATTATATGTATTGTCATTTTCATCAACTTTTAATTTTAGTTGGGCTTTATATCTGCCACCAATCTGATACCAGTCCCATGTAAACGGAAGATGTTCTACTTCCTCATATGGCATATCTTCTGGTATATTCTCCCAAAATTCAACGCCATTATATGGCTGCAAAATTTCTGCAATTTGGTTTTCGGTTGGTAGTTCTTTTGTCAATAAATGCACACAATAATGCAATCTTGTATCTCCTTTTCTTATTTCAAAGTCAAATTTTATTTCTCTTGTTTCTTTTTGCTATAGTCACAGTCAATCGTAATTTTGATCCGTTTGATTATAGATGAATTCTCGTATTCGGTAATGTCTCTTGTTATTGAACCATTACACTTTTCACACTGCTTTGTGTGTCTTGCTATCATATTTAACGTAACAGCCGCCATCTCTGCACATCTATGGCAAACATCTACTTCAGAAGAACCAAGAACTGACTGATCAGGGCTATTGATTCCAAGGTATTCAACTGTTGGTATTGTTAATTTATGATGTTTGTCGGTACACTCTTTGTTACAGAAATCACAGTAATATTTTGTCTCTGTTTTCTTCATAAATTACATCCTCTCGTAAGTCTTTATCTGTGTGGAGATATTTTCTATAAACTCTGTCATATCAAGTGCTAATCCACTAAATGAATCCCCAGTTGTTTTAATCTCGTATCTGTAAAGATCAGGACTAACTGGTTTGACTATAAAATTATTATCAAACACAGATCCTTTTGGGACTAATGTATAATCACCAGACCAAAAACCATTATCAATATACACGTCTTCACTTGCGCTTTTTAAACGGCAGTTCCGATAATTTTTACCTTTAATATAACTTTTAAGCTTTTCTAAATCTTCTAATTTAACGCATCGATATCTACCAGTCTCTTCATCCCGCACTTTCCCATATTTCTTCACATGAAGAGCTACACCGTCTGTAACTCTGTAAACATCTTCGTATTCCGATTTAATAATCTCTTCCATATTTCTCCTTTCTGTGCTATAATAAATTTGCACATAAATCAACTTAGTTAGTTTGGAAACGGTGTAATTTTGTATACGAGATACCACTTCTTAATTGAGGTGGTATCTTTTTTTGTACACAAAACATTTATTTTATGAATCCTGTTTTACTGGAACCCATTCAGTAACTGGAACCATCTTTTCTACTTTCTTCACTTCATATGGCTGATCATCAATTTCATTTTTTTGATATTCTGTTAGCCCCTTAAACCAATCAATCGCAAAATATTTGTCTCGAATTTTAATAATGCTTGTCATTGGCTTAACCCATCTCAAGTCATCTCCTGAAATCTCATCCACATGTATGTGCCGATAATCATAAATTAATTCTTCAATTTCATCGGTATCGAGAGATTTGTCTTCACTGAGCCTGTCATAAACACTGTCAAGAAAACCATCTTTCTGACTGGTTTCATCTGTAATCATTTAATCACTCACTTTCTGTTGTTTGACTTTACAATATAATTTCATGACCACACTGTGGGCAGAAAATATATTTCTTAAACCCTACGACATGTCTTATACCATCATATTTGATATCAGATATGTCGAATTTTAACGTGGCACCACATCTATCACATTCAACTTTTTGTTTAGTGCCTTCTTTCAAAATCTTAATCATCTTTCTCTACCTCAACTGCTATTAGATGTTTGCACTGTGGGCAAATGATATAGTTTGGTGGGTATACTGGTTTGAGGGTTCTGAAATCAATCGTACGCTTTGGTTTATCTTTAATATCACTTTTCTCGTAACTCAACTCCGCACCACAATTTTCACAAGTGCATTGTTTTCGTGTTCCTCTTTCTAAAATTTCAATCATTGGTCTCACCTTCCCTTCATATTTGGCATACTCCATCATCAACATTCTCAATTGTAATTTTTGATACGTAAGTAATTGAATGCCAAAATATTCTTCAATAAAAGCAACTATATCCATAAATACAACTACCTTTCCTTGATTTTCTTCATTTTTCTCAAATTTCTTAAAATCGCATCGTCCAAAACCCTTGTAAAATAAGGGTTTTTTGACGGTCAATTTTGCGATAAAATATTTCTTTTATGTAATTAATCATAAATTTGGAATAAATAGTTTTTCAGTTGCCTTTTGCCCGTTTGTACGATTAGCGTCTTGACACACTGTGCGTTCTTTTTGCCAAATGCATTTAAATTCTTCACTTGGCATATCGTATTCGCTAATAATAACAAGGTTATTTTGTGCAATATCATGGCAAAATTTATAAAAATAATCATAATCCATACAACTTTTAGCGTAGTTGCTCGTACCTTTGTATGGTGGATCAAGATATAATAAGCAATTTTTTACATCCTTGAAGTAGTTATAGTCACATGACATAAAAGAAATATTCTTTAATGAAATCGCTTGTTTTCGTAAATTAATCACTCTCTCATAATAAATATTTCTTTTTCCAGTCTTATCTTGTCCGAACCCGCCATTGAAGTATTTCCCTCCAAAGCTTGCACAATAACCAATCAGAGCAGTGTACTCTTTGGAATATTTATTACTATGAATTTTACGATTTTCTCTAACATCCATATAATGTTCCTTCGAACAAATTTCTGGAGCAATTGGAATCGTTGGATTTTCTTGAACATATTTCAGCAATGCAATCAATTCGTTATTAATGTCTGCACCAATTTTGTTTGTACATTGAATCTTATCAATAATATTGGCTCCGCCAACAAATGGCTCTATGTATGTTTCAATATTGTTATCATCAATATATTTCTGAATAATTGGTACAATATATTTTGCAATTCTATTTTTACTTCCTTGATATACTATTTTTCTTTACCAGAAAGCCCATATGGTTTACAGTAGCTACACTTTCGTTTTCCTTTCTGGTTTATTATTTAATTTAAATCATCAATTAGCAAATTCTCACAACTCCAAATTCGTATAATCCTACACCATCCTCAAGTGCAATAGTGTCATGTTCTGTCGTAGTAATAAATTCATTATCTATGCCAACAACTGGCATATGATCTGGGTGTTTTGCTAACTCTTTTTTGAGCTGTCCAACTGTTATATAATTTGGCTCTTCCATTACAATCTCACCACTTTCTTGTCTGCAAATTCTTTTACTCTATCAGTCAAAGTTACTGCCACCACATGCGTTCCCATATAAGCATCAAGAGCTTCGCCAATTAAATTGTATCCTTCATCAATAAGAACATGATCATAATTCATTCCATACTTGTTCTTACATTCTTCTACAGTCATAGGCACTGGAATAATTAAGTCAAGATCGTTTGCTTTGTCTAATAATAGCTTGACCTGTGAATGATTCTGCACAATAATCGGATACTGTGTTGTAGCACTCGTATAGAGTAATTGTGTAGTTTTGCCTGTTGCTCTATCTTTAATAATCAGTGTTGTTTGTTTATTTGTCATAGCTAATCTCCTTCTATATAAAATATCTCTGAAGCACATCTTTGAATCTTAGAGGACTATCAACAATGGTCCGTGAATACTGAAATTGTCTTAAAAAATTCATAACAGTTCTAGCATCTGCACCACTTAAAGGAATAAATTTTACATATTCAGGTCTCCCAGCAATACATACGACTGCCCACGAACGCTCTGAATCATGAAACCCAACGTCAACTGCTACGTCAGTAATTTCGTTGTACATCTTCTTCATTTCTTCATTCTGCTTTGTTGAAATCTGACACTGACGAGCCGCCTCATTGCAGTTGTTTGTGGCAAATCTTAATGTAGTGTTACTTTCATTAATTTCATTTTTTAAGGCATCAATATCTGGTTGCAGGATTTCTAACAACCATATTCTAATTTTCTCTTTTAATTTCTGAAACAATTAACTCTCCTTTTATATTTCACATGATCCATTTAATCCATATGGTTCATAACACAAGCCGCTTACCCAAACCCAGTTATCGTCTTTGTATATGAGGAATTCAACTGTCTCAAAATCACAACAACTGTCACTATCTTTATCTTCACGAACTGCATATACAGTGATTGGTTTCTTAGGTGTTGGAGACCTGCCAATTTCTTGTATCTTAAACATCTGAATCCTCCCATACTACGTTGACTTTGAACCCTAATTCCTTTAAAACATCTGTAAAATCATCAACATCTAATTTATGGTTTTCTATTTTAGTCCCATTGACTTCAATAGATTGCCAGTCGTCAGATTTAATGATCGTAATTGTATTTGGTTCTTTTGGCATTTTTATTCTCCTTTATATAAAAATTTAGGGCTAAATGGACTTGACTTGCGGTCAAATCTTTTATCATAAAATTCCTGGACAGTTACACATCCTTCTTGTCTATTTGATGTGAATAACTGACAACATTTGCAGCCGCACACATTAGATTTAGTTAATTCTGAATCAACCTCTTCTTTAGTGTAGTCAATTCCATATTTGTATATCATTGCAGTATTGTTAAAGTCTGTTGTTTTATTTGTTAACACATCCCCACAACAGCATTTTGATGTACTTAAATAATGCAAATCATTATCTGCAATACTATATGGAATAGAATATTGCTGTAATTTCTCAATTAACGGCTGATATAAATTTAACCTAATTTTTGGCTTCAAATTTAATAACCCCATTTGTGTGAAGCTAGATTTGTCTAATCCAGTAAGTTTTAATAGGTATTCTTTATGTTCCTTATTTTGTGGAACAATTTTTAAACCTTCGATAGTAAAATGATCTGCGTCATGAAACATATCAATAATATCTGTAGATGAAATTCCTGGAATGAATGGTTGGATTCTAATGCCAACTTTAAATCCATTGTCTTTTAAATTTCGATATAATTTATATCTTTCTAAGATATCTGGAACATTTGGCTCTATTGATTTGTCGTTAGTTACATTTGTTACGGACATTTGGAAGGTATGTAAATCTGGCTCAACTTCACAACCATACAGTGTTGAAGATTTTGTACTAAATAAAATATGAATATTGTATTGTTTAGTAACATCAATTAGCTGTTTTGTAATATGGAATTTCTCTTCCGCTGGCTGGAATGGATCGCTCATACCACCACAATGCCAATCATATCGTTGAGATATTAAAAAATCTAAAAAATTCGTTTTATCCACTTTATTACGAACGAAAATTTTATCTAATCGACGTTCAACGGATTTAACATTACCAATTTGTAAATTTTTATCAAATTCCATTATCTTCCTATAATTAGAAAAACAATATTTACATCCAAAACTACATGTTTTATATGTATCTACTCGAATAGGTAATCCGCATATTGCAAATTTACTACTTACATTCAGCGGATTGAAAGTTTTGTTTTTATCTACGTTTCAATTTTTGTAGGTAAAACAATACAAAGCAAATACATAAGAAAGGTTTTATCAAGTAATCCTAGGTAAAACGCAGTGCGCTGCCTTGTAAATATAAGGTTTAAATGACAGAAAATAAAAACAAAATTTTAAAGTCATCATATGGAAGAAATAAGACATGTCTAATCTATAGATATTTCTCCTCGAATAGTCATCAGAAATGTTACATTATATATAGGTTGCGATACCAACACTAATCATACAAATATAAGCTGTGATCATCGCCCATTCAATATAGAACTTCAATAATCCTGAAGCCTTAAAATCTTTTATTGGATCAACACTTCTCTCAATTATGGAAAAGAATAGTGCGGCAGCAAGTCCTATCAACATGATTATTGTAATCGTTAAGCTTGTTGTTAACATTGATTGTCCAATAAAAAAGAATATATTTCTTAAGATTCTTTTACACCAACCTTTCTTAATATTTAATCAAAAACAGAAATGTAATTGAAACATACATGAAACTCAAATACCAAGGCTGCTGTGGAAATATTTCAAAAAATAGTGTTGCAGACCTGTTATTTATATATTACTACCATTGACGGGAATGGAGCAGACTGTGTTGCATCTCCAAACTTTAATCTTCCTTTTATAAATCTAATTTCTGCTTTATGATATATATATTCATGAAAGTATCTTGTGTCAGTTCTTGCTGGTATCAGCATTACAACTGTAGTTTTATCTTTTTTTGATTGTTCATAACTATATTTAACCCATTTTGAAATTTCTCGACCATATGGTGGATTACAGAAAACTGTATGCCCCCCAGTCTTGATTTAATCCATTCTGCTCTTTTGTGAAGAACAGGTCGCATTTATGATTTTTACTGTCTGCACAAGGATCTAAAGTAAAATGAAATTCTTCATTAAGTTTATCAAAAAAATCTTGTGGCGTAGCCCAATTATCTGTCTTAGAAGACATACATGCTGTTATATTTGCCATTTAATTATCTCCTACTCTTTTGAATCTATACTTCTGCTCTACATCTGGGTATTTCTCGTGATCAACTTCACTCAGAAACATTTCTACTGGTCTGGCGTAAATATTGAAATCTCCATACATTGCCTGATAGATTACCAGTTTCTCATCTGTTTCTGTATGAGTTGCAAGGTCAATCACTCTGTAGAAATGCCCTTTGAAATGTTTGTAAATATCATCTTTCTTTGGTAAATCTCTGTTATTCATTAAATGGTTCAAACCTCCCTACTAAGCCACCAAGTACAAACCCTTTCCCAGTACCACTATCTTTATTGGTAAATACAGACGAAATAAATCCATTGAGTCTGCAAGCTTTGTCATTTTTTAACTCTGTTTTATATCGTTTGTAAAAATTCACAAGATCATCTCGACTAACGCCAATTGCCGATGTTACAAATTCAAGTAATTCCTTATCACCGAAATCGTCTCCTCGGCAAAAATTACAACTACGAATTTCTTCCTTAGAACCATCTTCGTGTGTAATCACTTCTTCTCTATATCCGTCTACTGCTGCACATTCCTCACTACACCAAGCCATACCACAATTGCAGAAAACAACTCCGTCTGCGCAATCAGCAAATGTCTCGCCACATTCACATGTTCTATAATCTGTACTCATATTCACTCACTCTCTTGTTCTTTATCTTCTTTTACAAGAATTGCTTTCCAAGTTCTACTATTGCACGAAGATGCTGAGATTTTGTATCCATCATTTAAGTAATCATTTAAAGCAATCTCATAATATTTTTCATTAGCTTCACTGATGGTTACTACTTTTTTAAATTTGTTCTCATCATTTGGAACCTGTTCTCCTTGTTCAATTTTGACCAAAGTTCCAATAATATTGCGTAATTCTGATGCTTTAATGTATGCAATATTGCGGTCATTTTTACTATTACACCATCGCAAGTAATATCGATCTAATGTATCAATAACTTCTTTTAAGTGTTCTCTTGAATGCCCTCGCATACCTATCTCCTTTCTAAATTGTCTCCCACCATAGATCGTGTACTTTCTTATAGCCACCTCGACTTGACACATCTAATACTCTGCGAACTTTCTTATTGGACAGTTTCTTATGAAATCTGTAATCATCCCAAGCGCTGATATAAAATCTTTTATAGTAAGGTTTCTTACGAGGTATTTCATAGAATCCACAATAATACTTATCTACATATTGCACAGGTTCAGGATACCCACCGATATTTTTAAATCTCGCCAATCTTTGTTGGTATTTCTTCCTACGATTTCCCTTATTCAACATCGTCTTACGATTCTGCTGAAATTTTGTAGGAACATATTGCATAAAGTCCGTATCCTGTGGACAGTCTTTTGATTTTGACATAATTAGTACACTCCTTTCTATGATGGGATAAAAGTGGAATTTTACAATCCTATCCAACTAATTTTTCATAATTGAATATTTGTCCAGTTTCATACATATATCCAAATTTCTTCTGAATAATATCTGTAGATTCTGGCATCAATTTAGTTGCTATGTAATAAATATACTTGTTAGCAGACGATGGAAGAGAAATATCATGTGACGCTTTCCCGATTATATGTGCATCTCCAAATCCAAATTCTCTATACTTGTCACATAATTTTTCAAGTTGTGGATCTGTTAATACACCACCTGCTACTAAGAAATTTCCTTTCTTACTGTGCGGATTAAACCACCCATCATCTAAAACAAATATTGTTAACCCAACTTCGTTAATACGATCAATGGCATCATCTTTGTATTCTTGCATATCCAAATATTTAATTAATGTCGGAGTTGTTTTTGTGCAAAACTCAATGGCATCGCATGAATTGTTGTTACGATTTTTATCATACATATTCATTCCGTTTGTTAGAGATCCAAATGCTTTGTACTTCCATTTGCAATATTCTTGCTCCTGTAATGCATGGCATTCTGAATAATATACATTATGTTTACCATTACGCTTTAAACGTCCATCTCCAAGAATCCCACTATATAACAATTGTTTCTGCAACATATTTAACTCAAATGTAGGATTTTGTTTTGTCGTCATCTTATACCGCTTATACACTTCATGTACTTGGTTTTTCGTAACACCAACTTTATCTGCAATTTTCTGAGCTGTCATCTTTCCTCTTAAAGCAATAACTTGTTCGGTCTGTTCTTTAGTAATAGTTTTGGCTCTTATGCCAATTCCTCCTTTTTATTCAAATCTACATCATACGCTGCAACTTTATCATCGCAAGTAAACCCATATTTTTCTTCTGCTTTCAATCTTGCCTGTACAGCATCTTCATATTTTTGATAATCGCCAAGATAAATTGTTTTGTAATTAATAGTAATATAGGCACTCCACATATTTTTCGATTCTGCAAAGTATACCCCTGTTTTTCCAGATGTATTAGCTTTACTCAAAGATCGATTCTTCATATTGTCCATATTGCTTTTTAAAATCAAATTACAACGACGATTATCTGATTTATCTCTGGAAAGATGATCTGGAAAAAGAATTTTAGTATTGTATTCACCATATTTGCGAGCTGCAATTAATTGATGTACTCTTAATATCTTTTTATTGTAAATTTCAACATCTTCTTTTTTTGAATTGGTGATCCAATAACCTTTCTGATCTTTTCTCCAAAACCAATTTTTAACGTAATCATAATCCTCTCGATCTACTATAAAGAAAGACTCATCTTCTCCATAGATTTTAACTACATCATCGGATACGTCAGCCTTATTATATTTTGTCGATACTCTTTTATTTCTTTTTGCAATTGCTTCTGATGCAAGACAACCGCAAGATTGTGTATGTCCGCTTTCCAAACAATATCCTGTAACACTAGATAATTTTGGATTCCCACAATCACATTTACATAACCAATGTACATTTCCTTTATGATCAGCAGATAAATCTCTTTCAGTATCCCTTTGTATTACTGTAAGTCTTCCAAATTTCTTTCCAGTCAAATCATGAATTCTTTTTTGGTTATTAATTTTAGAACATCCACATGACATCGTGTGCCCATACTTTATTGCTCTATAAGAATATGTTTTAATATTTCCACAATCACATTTACATACAACAAATAATCCACCATGTTTTCCATTTTTGTTTTCTTGAGAAGTCCTGTTTTCATCAATATTAACAATTGTCAGTCTGCCATATTTTTCACCAATCACTTGTTGCCCTTTTTGTTTAAGTCTACTTCTTGAACAACCACATGATTTAATTTTCTTAATATTCTGTTGTCTCGTGTTAAACCCTTTCCCACAATGACATTGACAATGCAAAAACACTGCTTTGTTCTTGTTGTTTTTATTTAATTCTTTTTGTAAGTCATCATCACATATACCTAAAACACGGATTCCATATTCATTCACGAATCCTATTAAGTTTTGCTTCTTGATGTGTTATCCCTCCTGTGAATTATCCACTTTAACATATAAGCCACAATGACATTCCCCTTGTTTCATTTCTCTGAACTCTTTACACATACATTTTGTGTCTTCATTCCTTAATAATGAACATGGGCAATATCCACCATTTTCTTTTAATTTCTGTCGAATAGATTTTACTAATTCTTGATCTTCATTTACTTTAATTTGCATTAGTTCCCATCCAGCCTTTCTGCATATTGGTTATCGCTTGCTAATATTACTCCTAAAACTTCATCATATCTTTGATCCGTATCTGGTATATATCTACCAAATTTCACAATAATATTTTGCAATCCTAATAAATTTTGCAAGCGATCTTTTGGAATTTCATAATCGTAATATCCTGTATAAATAACAATATCATCGTAGATTTTCTGTCTTCTAAATTCGGAAATTAATTCAATCATTTCTTGATATTGATCAAATGGTTCTAACCCACCAAACACAATTGCTTTTGTAATTGCATTGTTCTTATATCGTTTAACAATTATTTCATTTGCCAATTCAACCATATCGGATTGTGCCAGAGCAGAATTCTGACACATAGACACATCTAAATTCTGCTCTTTGCAACATTTCCAATTGCATGAAATAGTTCCAATAAACATTGATGGTTTTTTATAATTTGTAAAATCTTCGTCAATCAATGCTTTTAGTCTCATACGTTACTCCTGTTTCATCTGAGCATATTCATACCATTGTCTTGTTTCAAACTCTTTTTTTCGTGTTTCTGAATATGATCTAACAGGCTCTAAGAATCCAACAATTCTCTGATATGTATCATAAACACCATGTCCACATACTGGGCAAACATCTGTACCAACAAATCCATGATGATTATCACACTCGTTAATTCTTGTGTTGAATGCAAAGTAAATAACGCCTGCTGCTGCAATCTGGTTTAATACATCCCATGCCATATCCGTGTTAGGGAAATTGGTTTCCAAATTGATATGTGCAATAGACCCTCCAGAGCATTTAATATCTAAGATCGAACTTAGTTTTAGTTTCTCTTGGATTGTGCATTTCTGAGATAAAGGAATCCACTGATTAGAGTAAATAAATTTTTCATCTTTTTCGTATAACAGATTATCTTTCTGGCAAAGAATTACCGCTGCCCTTTCGGCTGGAACGCTCTCAACATTAAAACTAAATTCATTTGTGAAGTTATCTTTAACATCGTTTAATATGTCAAAAATTTTACTCGCAAATGCAATTCCTTTTTCTGTATATGACGTATTACAAAATTCATCTGTTTCTGTGTATCCAAATGCTTCGATAACTTCGTATAACCCAAGGATTCCAACCGTACAATACTGTTTGTCCATTTCAATACCGCCATCGCAATAATTTGGAAGAAGCCCTTTTTCTACATTTCTTTTAATAATATGCCTTACAATATCCAATGTCTTGCAACATAATTCTGTTCTTTTTCTTAATTTTTTCAGATATTTAGCTTCAGAAAAATCGGTTTCATATGCAATTCTCATCAGGTTGATCGTATTTACTTTGACAGATCCAATAGATAATGCTGTTCCACCGATAGAATTAATAAACCCATCAAGTTTTGATGTATCTGAAAGTAATCTACAACAGTTAGATAACACTCCAACATTGTCACTCATAAAGAAGTTGCTATCATTCCACACTGTGTTGTGGTCAGAACACCATCTGGCAAATTCTTCGTCTTCAAATTTACCATTTTTATATAGAAGAGAATATGTTAAAACAGGGAAGGTAAACATGTTGTGACTTCGAATATCTGAGACAACTTCCATGAAAATTTTCTGATGCTCAATTAATTCATCTAAGTAATCAATGGCAAAAGTTCCATCTGGGAATTCAACTCCACCAAATAACGCTTCTAAATAAGGTTTATCAAAAATTGAGACATTCACAAACGCAGACTGATCGACACGTAAAAATGGCTGATTTAATCTATAGATAAATTTCTGAAAAGACTGTCTAATATAATAATCTGGATCTTTTAAGTAATATTTTTCTTCGCAATCTTTCTTCCAGAAATAAAATGTCCATAATAACACATTTGGTAACCCACAAGCACCAGAACTACGATTGCTCATAAATGATACAAATTCGATTACATCATCTAAGAATGTTGTTAAATGTTTTGGAGCCTGATTGTTATATCCTTCTAAGAAAAATAATCCTTCTTTTGCTAATCTTGTTAAGTCAAACGCATAACAATATGGCTTGTATGTAGAACTTGGTGCATCATGCAAATAGAAACCACCGTTGTATTCGGTTTCAAGCCATTCTTTGGCTGTACGTAACCCATATTTTTTCTTTAATTCATAGAAAATTTTATTAAAGGCAAACAGTTTATCTTCAGACTTTCCTTTTTCGCCACACAAACTACAAATATCTTTGTGATGTGCGTTTGCATTACCATCAATCGTGACGTCTGCCACATTTTTATCTACAAATCCATCAATAAAATCTGAAAAATTGAGCTGCGATTCATGGAACCCATTTAAAATCTCAAAATCTTCTCCATATTTAGAATCAATCTGATTAAATGTTTTCTCAAAATCTTTGTTTACTTTAATATTAATATTCAATAAAATGTCCTCCTAGTGTTCGTTGATCCAAGTATTTGCTTTAGTAAAATCCATGACGATTCCGTCAACTTCTAAAATCGGAACATTCACAAATCCTTTATCAAGCATTTCTTGCGTATCTGTTACTTCTTCATATTTGATATTCTTGGAAGCTAATTTCTTCTCAAGAATCCCGCATTTTGGACAATGCGTAGTATATAAAGTTACATCCATGCCAATTCACCTCCAATAAATTATGTAATAATATCATCATCTATATGTAACGCACCCGTCTCCTGCTTTCTTGCAGTTCAACGTATATCGTGCATCATTACCATCGCCATCAATCTTTTCGGTTGATACGCTTTCAATTATCATGGTTTTACCTGTTTCTACATCTTTCACAAGTACCTCTTTTTCTATATTTAGTTTAGAAACTAAATTTCTAAGCTGATTAATTGTTCTGATCAACTTCCTTTGTTGTCGCTCCTTCCGTGTCTCTAATCTGTCTTTTGAATCTCTCTAATTCAGCCATAATATTCAGACAAGTCATAGATAAACTTCCTTCGTTATTAATAACTGCATCGCATAAATCATAAGCTTCTTCAAAAGCAGATTCGTCTTTTTTCATTCTTTCATCAATTGCATCACTTGTATCTCCACGATCTTTCATTCTCTGAATACGTGTAGAACTTGGTGTATCAATACATAATGCCAAGATATGTTTCTTATGATAATTTTCTTTTAACTGTTTTAATCCTGGAACATCAACTACATATACGTCTGCATCGTCACACTGACTTTCTGTAGCACAATACCAATTGCCAGTGTAATGATTCTCTGCAACCTTGCCTGTAATTCTTGAATACTGGGCTAGATTTACATATGTATGATCATCAAGCTTATCTGCTCGCTTCTCTCTAGTGGTATATGACCGTAGATATTTCAGACCATAAATGTCTTCCAGATACTTCGCTGAGACACTTTTACCTGCTCCAGATCGCCCAACCAGAGCGATTAAAACATTACTTTTATCTCCTGTCATCTCTATAAGTCCTTTTCTAATTTCTTGATTCTTCTGTTGATTTTTGTTACAATTTTGCCGTTATCTTTGCCTCTAGCGATTAAGACGGCTTTTCTATCCTTTAATAAATTTAACTGCTCTAATTTTGTCATATACTCATTTTCTCCTTATGCTATATTCTAGTTTTATAAGTCATCAATCCATAAACGATGCAATTATATAGATGGCGATTGCCATTAATACAATTGCAACAATTACTACTACACCGATTGGTATTACAATACTTGTTATCATCCAAAGTACAAATGCAAATACTCCGACAGATATGAATGTTGCAAGAAAACAGATAATAATTAATGCAATCGATGACAAGAAAAATTTTAAGATTTTCTTTATGATATTTAATCACCTACCTTATGGCATTTCGTTATAAATTTTGCTAACGTCATTCAATAACCCTTTTGGCAAATATCTTTCTAAAAGCTCATTTGAGTTATCAAGTGTCTTCTTGTAGAAATCTTCTGCGATACCACCGCCAATAGCAGCAATCGTATCTGTGTCACATGGCAAAGACAATACATTTCTTAAGAATGATTCATAATCTTCGCTCTCTAAGAAACATCTGATTGCCACAGGAACACTATCTTGAACTGTCGCAGACCAAACATAATTCTTTCTATAATCATCGAGTGGTCGATCAACACCATATGTATATTGACTGGATGGATAATTTTTTAATGCATATTGATAAATTTCTTCTTTTGATTTACCCAATAGCGCCATCCAAGAACAGCCTGTTACAATCGATGCACCTTTGTAAGATTCCACATGACGATGAGTTTTCTCACATGTCCATTGTGCTGAATCTATGTAATAACTCAATACGTCTGGACGATCAGCAAACCCATTAAAATACATTGTGATAGGCGAAATTCTCATGGCACATCCATTGCCAAAGCTTTCGTTTACACGATTTCCATCATCGTATAACCAATCTTCGAACATTTCTCCATATCCTACGCCAGAATATTTCTTACCATATTCTAAATAGAACTCCCAAGGTTCTTTATTGGTTTCATCTAACAACCACATACCTGTTGCAATACTGAGAACTGTATCATCTGTGTATTTACATTTATCTGTAAACAATTCACAGTTCTTCCAATCTAAATTGTGAGGTCTGCGGAACTCATATTGAGAACCGCAAATATCTCCTAAAATTGCTCCAATCAAAGCCATTTAATCACCTACCTGTTAAAGATGTTTTCTAAAATTGTAAGAATTACTGCGATAATCCATTTTGTTTTCGTTGGAACAATTAGCGGATTTACCACAACAAAATGTAGTAACCAAATAAACAGATTTACGATTGCAAAGTTGACAGCGATTACAACCATTAATCCTAAGATTGTACCTAAGATCGTTCCTGCATGATATTTGTTTTCAACAAATAACGAAGTTAATAATTTCTTCATCTGTTATCCCTTTCATCAAAGATTAATTTTATCTAACATCAATTCTTCCCACTTGGCACGAATTTCCTTTGGTGTCTCTTTTGAGTGCATCAATTCACTTTCATTAATAAAGCGTGAATAATCGTTGTTAAATTCTAAGTTTTCTTTTTGTATTCGCATTGAACAATAATTAGTTATAATACTAGGTTTCTGTCGCATTTTATCTATTCTACGATCATCCAATCTCCAGCCAACATATCTGTCTGACTTGCAAGCCAAGGAACTACATTCCCCTGTGCTGTTTTCATCGCAATATATGCTCCATATTCGACTAATCCGTCTTCATTCACAATGCTTTTTGCAATATCTGTGCATGGCGCATAAGCTCCTGCTGGAACATAATATAAAAACATACCTTTCCCATTCCAACCTTTTCTTGCTACTTTTCTTTTATCTTTCATTGCATCAATTGCTGTTCCAAAATCCATAATAAATTCTCCTATCTTCTAAACTGTCGCACTAAACATTCTGTCGCATCCATAATCCATGCATCTCTTTTGACTATTGTAGCCGAAATTTGTTCAGCTTCCCTTTTCTTTTTCTGCTGTATTCGCTCCCAATGTTTCTGTGCTTTGTCCATTCAGCTCTCCTTTATTCTTCCGTATAACATGTATTTGTCAGTTTCTTATACACATCTTCATATAATTCCTGCTTATCTCCATTATATGTATACTCTGCATAAATACCATCACCACTTACTGTAGTAGATACCAAGCATTTGTAATTCTGCAAGGTCTTACAGCTCCAAACAACAAATACATTACTGAGATCAATTTTCATTGCCAAATGTTTTCTTTCGCAATGTTTGTTATACCAATCTACTAATTTTCGTTTACATACACTCTGAAAGTGATCCATTCCTGTAATAGTCATCTTATTTTCTCCTTTGCTTACTCCAACCAATTATTGTCAATATAATAGAAACCATACGTTAGACCACCAGTGAAGATAATCCAGAAGATCCAGAATATTGCTTTCAAAACTTCGCCACTCGACTTATATGACTCAACTGTTTCATGTAAATTTGTTGCACTTAAGTCACAAGTTGTCATAGTGTTATTTTTTAGTTTTGTGTAAACAGTTCCCTTAACAGGCTTTGCTTCCATACCATAGTATTCATACCTGACACGAGAAGAATGATAAATTCTTTTTAGATAATGACTTCCTATGAAATCAATCTTATCTTGTTTGAATTTTTTACCTGCAAATTTAATCTTTTTACAAGTCTTACTTTCTCTCCACATGTCATCCCATGAATACCAGACTTTCTTTTTGTAATGAACTTTCCCTTTACTGCCTTTTACTCTTTCAATTTTTTCATGTCTGCGATACTCTTGTCTGACTTTTCTGACATAATAATACTTACCGCCAATTTCTTTGTATGTAACTGTGTCTACAGGTTCTAACTTCCCATAAACAAAAGCGTTACCAACATTGGTTTCCATACCGTATTGAAAAACATCATTATTTTTTATCTTAAGTGCATGATTGTATTCTTCATTTTTATCAATGATGGAATTATCAATATTACTACTGATAACGATTCCAAACACAAGCATGACTGCGATCAATGTTATACTCGCTAAGATTTCCCTTGGCGTTATCTCATAATCACCAAAATTCAATCCTTTGTGTTGCTTCATATATTACTCCCCAAATAAATGCTGAGGTGCGGTTTCAGAAGCATCCTTATATTCTAAATAAGTATAGTTCTTTGTTTCATACCCAAGATTACTTAAGAAAATTCGTGTTGGAAATTTCTTTACATATCTGTTATATTCTTTGATCTGCTGATTGTAGTTACTGCGATATTCGGCAATCAAATTCTCCGTGACGGATAATTCATTCATCAGCCTTTTATAGTTCTTATCTGCCTTGAGTTCTGGATAAGATTCTGTAACTGCTGCAATTGCTGTACTTGCATTTTCAACAGTTCCTTTAGAACTACGTCCTTTAACGATTTCTTTAAGCGTACTTGCCTCATGTTTATCATAAGATTTCACACAATCTGCCAAGTTATAAACCAGATCAACCCTACGTTTCTCCTGTACGTTAATGTCGGATTTTGCTTTGTCAACCTGTTCTTCTAATGAAATTGCATGATTCTGCGAACTCTGAACTCCAAATGTACAAGCTAGAAATACCGCCACAACTCCTACGAGAATGATTACTGGAATCTTCCATACAGTGTTTTTCTCTTTGTTCATATTCAATTTTCTCCTTTAAAACTTAGGTCGTTTAATCTCTTTCTGTTTTGACCAATCAATTTCTGAAGGTTCTACGCCTGTCTGCTGTTTGTAGAATTCATAATCTTCTGTCCAAAACTCTGCATCTTCATCTTTAACGAAGTAACTCTCGTCAAAAACTAGATCCATCTCATCTGGTGTAGTGAGATATTTTACTTTACAACGTCTACCGTATTTGTATGTTTCTCCGTTATAGCTGATTGAACACGGTTCCCAGATGCGATATTCTACATAATTGTCTTTTACAACAAACCTTTCGATTTTGCTTTCTGGGATTCCCAGTCTAACAAAACATTCATAAATGGTTAGTTTATTCACTCATATCTCCCTTCAGAATCTTGATCAGTTCATCTTCATCAATGATCTGAATACCCAATTGCTGTGCTTTTTTATTTTTACTGCTTGTAGAATTCACATCATTGTTTACAAGATAATTCGTATTTTTGGATACAGATCCTGCGACTTTGCCACCTCTGGACTCAATTTCATCCTTGATAGCATTACGATTGGCAAACTTATTTACCTTACCAGTCACAACAAAAGTTATTCCCGTAAGATCAACAGTTGATTCTTTCTTGCTTTCTGGCATTTCAAATTCAAGTTCTTCGGCTAATTTCTCAACCATTTCAAGGTTTTCTTTGAAATAATCATCCATTGACAATGAAGTATTGATACCAATACCATCAATATGTCCAAAATATTTTCTCTGTTTGATTCTTTCGATAAACACATCATATGGATTCTCATTTTTCGATAGAGAAATCTTATCAATAAGCTTACAAATATCCTTTGCCGTTGACTTCCCGACAAGTTCAATACCAAGTGCTGTTACGAAATTAACCAGTTTACATTTACGACTTTCCTCGATGCTATTTAATAAGGAAGAAACACTTTTTGCACCAAATCCATCAAGGTTCTTCATCTCAGATTTATGCTCTGCTAAATTATAAATATCTGTATAATCTTTCAGCCATCCAAGATCAATAAATCTTTTCAGTGTTGCCTCAGATAAACCTTGAATATTCATTGCATCTCTGGAAACAAAGTTCAAAAACTTGCTTAATAGCTTTGCCTTGCAGTCAGGATTCATACATTTCAGAACCTTACTGTCATTCTCGTTGATGATTTTTGCTTCGCCACCGCAGGTTGGACAAGTATCTGGAATCTTGAATGTATTACTTCTTGTCAGATTATCGTGTACTTTTGGTATTACCATATTACTACGATAAACCTGAATCGTATCACCTACACCAAGTTCTAATCCCTCAATGTAACTTACGTTATGTAATGTAGCTCTTGTAGTTTCTGCGCCATCAAGATCAACTGGATCGAATACTGCAACTGGATTAATCAACCCTGTACGAGATGTATTCCATTCAATATCTCTGATTATTGTTTCGTAGAGGTCATCAGACCATTTCATCGCAAGCATATTTAAGGGAAATTTACTCGTTGCCCCAAGAGATTTACCATACTGATAGTCGTTATAAGTGAAAATCAGACCATCAACAGGATATTCATATTCTTCTGGATCAAATTTCTCAATATATTCTTCAACATTATTTCGATCAATAATCTGATGTTCTACAACGTCAAATCCCTGCTCTGCAAGATATTTAAAACTATCAGCAATGCTTGGCATTTCTTCATCAGATACGCCATCAATTTTGACTAACTCAAATGCCTTGTAAGCAAGTTTTCTTTTCTTTGCTACATTCGCATCTAACTGTCTAATTGTGCCTGCTGCCAGATTTCTTGCGCTCTTGTATTTACCATGCGACGCTTCATTGATTTTCTGGAAGTTTTCATAACTGATAACTGATTCGCCACGTACCTCAATACTTCGCTTATCAGGAATCTCAAGAGGTAAATTGAAAATCATACGTGCTGTATGAGTCACATCTTCTCCAATTTCGCCATTTCCCCTTGTAATTGCTTGTTTTAAGCGTCCTTTTTCGTACCTTAGTACCACCGTCAAACCATCTTCCTTCCACGATAAAACACCAATTTTATCCGCAAGAAATTTTTTGACCTCATTGACATCTTTTGTCTTCTGAGCTGATAACATTGGGCGTGTATGCTTTACTTTAGCCAGAGAATCAATTACAAATCCTTGAACGTGGTGGATGGGCGAATTATTTAAAACAACGCCAGAATCTCTCTCAAGTCGTTCTAAAGCAGTGCATAAATCGTCAAATTCTTTATCTGAAATGATCGGATTATCCTCTGCGTAGTACGCATATGAAGCATCATTGATTCTGTCGATCAAGACATTCATTTCTTTCACATATTCAGTTTTCATAATTTTTTGGATTTTCCTTTTCTTGTTTATATTGTTTAGTTGATTATTTTAATTTGTGTTTCTATGTCTTTCAGTAACTGCCAATTACCTCACTACATATACTTTTCTGTGCTGTTGCACATTTACCGTTTCGGAATGTGTTGATTTGAACACGTCTACATGCATTCCTTTTACTTTGCCTCCACAATCTTCTGCCACAAAGATTGTATCACCGTATCCTTCAATCTTAACTCTTGTTCCATAAGGGATAATGTTTTTATCAACCGCAATCGTATGATATGGTCGAGCAAATTTATGTCCTGCGTGATTCCAAGCAATCTTAGATCCATATCCTTCTGAACACTCATAACATGGACAATATGCCGTGATCAAAAATGTTCCAAGCGAACTCTTTTCTAGTTCTTGCTTTCGCTTCAGCCGTTGTCGTTTAATTCGCAATCGTTTCTTTCGAAGTTTTTCTAATCGAATCTGTCTTGCTTTCTCTTCATCAGCTTTCTTACATTTCTGATAATGCTCATGAACGTCTTTTAATTCAACGCTTTGACTGATTGGATTATTTGAAATCACATTGTCTTGCTTATTTTCTACAGCAGTTGTCTCTGTTGATAGTGTTGAAGCCTCTACAGAGGGTCGCTCCTCTGCTTTGACTGTGTGAGTCATAAACCCCGAACACATTGCTAAAAAACTAAACGAAATAACTTTCATTAAAAATCTTTTTCTCATTTCCACATCTCCTTTCTTTAACATGTCCTTATCTTACCATACCTTTATGTGCTTGTCAATAGCATTTAAAGATATTTTATGATTGTAAACTTAGCCATGTACGTCGCTTATTATGATTTGTCATAATACATCTTTTGAACGCTTCTGGCTCTGCAAGGAGCGCAAATCTTTTCTTAGCTCGTGTTAACATCGTATATAACATACAGTTATCAAGCAATTTGTAATGCGTATTGTCAATAATACCGATCATGGTCTGTGCTGCCGATCCTTGAAGCTTATGCGTGGTTAATGCGTATGCTAATTGCAGTTGTCCAAGTTGAGCGAAAGAATATTCAATCATCTTCTCTTCGATATTTGCATTCATAGACACCAAACATATTTCTTTTTCTTTATCAATCGCTGTAATGTATCCAATATCACCATTAAATACGTCTCGCTCGTAATCATTTGAGGTCTGTAATACCTTATCTCCTAAATAGTATTTACGATCTTTGAATTCAACAAATGGTTTATTACTACTAGCAAATAATTCTTTCTGTACTGCTTTGTTCAATTCATCTGTACTGTTCGTACAATTACTTCTTCGTGGAGAAACAATCACAACATTGTCAATTCCTTCCTCTTTAACAGATTTAATATACTGTTTTACTGCCATATTAAACAATGATTCTCTATTCTTCCTAAACAAATAAAACATATCATTTAGTTCACCATGGACAATTTTTAACTGTGGACTATCCAATGGATTAATCCCTCTTCGAATCTTTCTTGCATCCGTTAAAATACCAGATTTTTCTGCTTGTCTCATCGGTTTGGTAAGCTGCACACTATTTAAACCTTTCTTTTTTAACAGATCCGAGAAAATATTACCAAATCCAATTGGTGGCAACTGCATATAGTCACCACAAAAAATTAATCGTGTTCCTGGTCGAATTGCTAATAAAAAATTATAGAAAAGGCTCGCATTTGTCATACTACTTTCGTCCATAATTACTACATCAGCAGGTAATGGGTTATCTTGATTGTAACAAAAACTATCAATACCTTCTGCCATAAGCAATCTATGAATAGTCCGTGAGTCTAAGCCTGTTGCTTCTTTAATTCTTTGGGCTGCTTTTGCAGATAAGGCACACGCAACAATGCTATTATTTCTTTTTTGGTAGCATTTAATAATTGGTTTCAGAATTGTTGTTTTACCAGTTCCAGCTTCTCCAGAAATAAACACAACTTGGCAATTTAATGCTTTGTTAACTCCTGTAATTTGCTCTTCTGAAAACATAAACCCTTCTTCATCTTCAACTTCAGAAATCGTCTGACTAATCTCACTATCTGTTATTGGTTCGTAATCTGTTGTATTCCCAAATGAATATTTCTCCATATCTTTAATCAATTCGTAAATATTCATTTCTATTTTATAGTACGATTTCAGACCAATTTTATCTCCAGATGTATATAAATAATTTGGTAAATTTTTATCTGATTCTTCATCAAACCATTCGTCAAATATAGGTAAGCATTCAGATACTGCATTACTAATATTGCTTCTTAAATTTTTGATATACACATATGTATGTCCATCATTATCACCAACTTGATGCAAGTCGTAGGAAATAAATGCATTTAACCGTTGATTTGAGCATCGCAATTCTGGTTTCAATTTGAGTGCAATATCATCAACTCGTTTAAATCCCATACCCTTTACTCTAGTTAGTATATATGAATTTTGTTCAATTTGCTTTTTTAAGACACTTGGATTAGGTTCGGATTTCAATAATCTTTCAATCGTTGGTAACGTAACCCCATATGGTTGCAACATTACAACAATGTCAGAAATCACATAGTTTTTAATAATTTTATCTCTAAGCTTCTTCCAAGTTTTATCTCCTAGTCCTTTGATTTCTGAATGGTCAATCATCTTTAACTGACCATTCATTACATCTTCGACAACATTAGGATATTTCGCAATTAACTGATCTGCGATTGCTGCGTTCGTCTGTGTTTTTAAAAATACCTTTTGTGCTTCAAAAGTTTTAGGAACTTCAGCAACTATAGAAAGTGGTTTATATTGGTATTCATTGTATTTCTTAGAATATGTCATATTGGCTTTAACCTTATATTTCGTTCCTAAATACAACTCCTGCATATTACCAACCAATTTGCCACATTTATTCATTTTTTTATCGGATAAGTCATCAAAATCATTATTATTATATGGTTTACATTCTGGTAAATCTTCTGCTGTACAGAATGTGTAAATCCCAAATAAAGATTCTTCATTATAATAAATCTGATATAATGGGACAATCTCAAACTCATATTCTTTTGTACTATCCACCACTTTAGGCGACAACCCCCTTCACTTTCTTAATATCTTCTAGCCATTGTTTATATGGTTTAATTTTCTTTGCGATAACCTTCTCATCTGAATCTTTTCTGCATAACATCGCAATCTGATTTCCTTTGACAATCATATCTTCATATTCTTTTAATTGCGAATGCCAGACGATTGCCTCAGTCAATCCAAAACTAGAATATAAATTCACATACGCAAATGTCTTTTTATTTTTGTCTTTCTTTTTATCAACTTTAGCGATCACTGCAACCACAGTACAATCATCTCCATCTTCAACATCTTGAAATTGTTTTGACATATACTTGTATGCCTGATCAAATGGGTTATCGTTGATAAAGATTTGCAATGCTTCAAATTCCCAAAAATCTTCATTCTCAAGATATTTTTGATTCTGTGCGATAAATTTCTGAAATCGTTCTTTTTCCTTATCTTTATACAGTTCATACTTTTTATCGTTGTAAGCTTTTAATATTGCATCTTTGTCGTAATCATATTTCTTCTCACCTATACGGTAATCTTCAGCGTCAATATCCCATTTAATAAGTAATTGTTTGTAACTCGGTGCTTTCGCAACTGGTTTAAATGTTGTTGGCTGATACATAGATTTCAAATATTGAATTAAAGTTTTACGTTTATTCTTTGTTGGAATTGCACCTGCTTTGATCAACTGAATAACCTGTGATTTACTTGGGTTAATACGTTCGCAAAAGTTTTCAAATCCTATGAATTTACCATTTTTATCACGGTCTTCAAGAATCACCTTTGCAATTTTTTCTCCAATACCACTGATAGCCGATAATCCAAACAATATATACACATCGTCAATACTGAAATTCATCATTGATTTATTTAAGTTTGGTGGTAACACTTGAATCTTAAACGCTTTGGCATCAAGAATATATTTATTTACCATTCCTGCCTTATCTTTATTGCGATTCAATAATGCCTTAAAAAAACACAACGCATAATGTTTCTTTAAAAACGCTGTTTGTAAGCATAATACAGCGTAGGAGTACGCATGACTTTTATTGAATAAGTATCCCCCTTTTTGGGATAATGTCTCGCTAATCTGTTTTGCAATTTCTTCGGGGTATCCATTCTCAATAATCTCGTAATAAAGCTTTTTAGATTCAGACTTTACAAGTTCAATATTCTTCTTACCAATCGCCTTACGGAATAAGTCAGCTCCTCCATAACTTCGACCACCAAATTTACGAACAATATCAAGTAATTGCTCCTGATAAATCATACATCCATACGTTTCCTTTAAGATTGGCTCCATATCTGGATGGATATATGTAATTTTCTCTGGATGATGTTTATACTCAATGAATTCTTCTAAGACATCCATTGCATCTGGTCTATACAGTGCTAATACAGCTGCCAACTCTTCCATGTTTGAGACTTGTAACCTAACCAGCAAATCCTTCATACCAGCACTTTCGACCTGAAAAACACCATTCGTCATTGCACTACGCAATAATTCATATGATCCTTTATCCATTTCAAACTTTGGATTGTTAATATTTACATCAAACTCAGTTAACCCTGCGTCAATTTCGGCTTCTTTTACAGTGTTCAATGTAGCAACACCCAAAATATCAAATTTAATAATCCCAATCTCTTCAACGATACGTTTATCTACTTGGATGACGTGTTCTCCATCAGTTCCAAGTTTCATTGCCATATAATCGCTAATATCTGTATCTACAATTCCAACACCACCTGCATGAGAAGATACTGTTTTTACTCTACCTGCAAGATGAGATGCAACGTCAAAAAGCTCTTCATATCTTGGATTCTCTGCTAAATCTCTGTTATTCCATAAAGATTCTTCAATCGTGTCATATACAAATTTTTTACTTAGTTTGTCCATCTCGTGATAATTGAACCCTAAAACCTTGCCAACATCTTTGATTGCCACAATTGGAGTAATAAAACTGAAATTGATAATCTGGCATACTCTGTTTTCGCCATACTTATCGATCAAATATTGGATAATCTCATCTCGTGTACCAACATCTGTATCTGTATCTGGCATTGAAATTCGCTCTGGATTTAAAAATCTTTCAAAAATCAGTCCATATTTGATAGGATCTAAGTCTGTAATTGTAATCGTGTAACACACCAAACTACCTGCACAACTACCTCGACCAGCACCAATTGGAATACCATTTTCTCTTGCAAAATTGATAAAATCCCATACAATTAAGAAATACCCATCGAATCCCATTGAATGAATAATATCTAATTCATAATCAATTCTTTCTTTTCTTAACTTCTGCTCATCTTCTGGTAATTTATCGAATCCTCGTTTTACCCACCCTGTGTCAATCAGATACTTTAAATAAGAATAATTATCTTCAAATCCTTCAGGTAATGGAAAAGATGGCAACTGAGGTGCCTGAAATGGCATGTGGATTTCATCTATCAGATCAGCAATCCTATCTGTTTCTTCAAGTCCTTTAGTTACTGCATCTTCTCCAATTTGACTATCCATAATTGCATGAATTTCATCATCAGATTGCAAATAACATCCTTCGTAAATTTCTGCTGCGGTTTCAGTATCGTGAGCAAGTTTTACATGCCAGTTCTGATAATATAAATCTTCTTTTCTAGCAGCGTGACTATCAGTTGTAATAATGTATGGTGTATTAGTGTCTACTGAAAGCTGTAAGATTTTCTGATTATATACCATTTGATCCTGATGTGAATGTGACTGCATTTCTAAATAAAAATGTGGAAAAATCTCTTTGTATTCACGAACATATTCAACACATTTCTGATAATCTGGCTCTCTGGCAAGTTTAGATGCCAAACAAGCACTACTCACAACCAGATCCTTAGCATATGGTTTCAACGCATTCAGATCAATTCGTGGCTTGTAGTAAAATCCATGAAAATTTGAATCAGTTACCAATTGATTAATTGCTTTTCGACCATTCTCGTTCTTTGCCAATACAATTAAATGGAAATATTTGCTATCCTTGTTCTGTTCTGTCATATCAAAGCATTCATAAAATTCAACTCCAAAAATCAATTTAACACTTGGATATTTCTCATGAAGCTTATCATAATAGCACCAACTATACTCATTGCCATGTTCTGTGATAGCCAGGGCTTTTAATCCTATCTCTTCTGCTCTTTGTAAGTTTTCTTCAGGTAATGCATATCCATCTAACAATGAATAATGCGAATGTGTATGTAATGAACTGCTCACTAACTTCACCTCAATCCCAAATATCTTCGTCTAATTCTTCATCTGTTGTGATGCTCAGAACATTAATATCATCAACCGCAATTTGATATTGTCTAATTCCGTTAAAGATATTAGTCTGTGCAGTTCCTACTAATTCAAATGTAACTGTGCCTTCGTCAGAAAAATCATTCATAATCCAATCATAAATCTTATTTTTTTCATCACATCTAAACATCACGCATGGAATATCATTAATCTTGAATTGCATTGTATCCATTTTCTTACCAACAACATTAATTTCTTCCTTATTTAATGTAATATTCTTAACAGCAATCATCGGATCATCAATACCCTGCCCACGGATATCATCTAATTTAGACATTTCCTGTAGTAGTTCAAAATCTAATCTGCAAGCATCTACAATAAAATCAACTCTATAAGTTGCATCATATTTAACGTCTTTCAGTTTGTCGTTTAATTCTGTGATTGCTTTAGAGATATTATCTGTCGAACATCCAAATGCATTGGCATGACCTTTTGCCCATAAAAATGAATTTGTTTCGGATATCACATCTTTCAAACTATCAATCGGGCTATGATCTACATTCCTTGCACTACCACTCATTTCTACTAATCCTGTTTCTGGGTTAGTATGTTTTCGTAATAATAAACATGGTCTGTTCATATCTTCAGCAATCTTAATAGCAACCAATCCTGTCAAACTGCTATCTAATGTTTCTGTAACATCAAGTATAGTAATCTTACTATCTTTATCTTTTTCTGCCTCTTTCATAATAATCGGAACCATCTTTTTCTTTTGACGATCCTGTTTACCTTTAGCATTTTTACATAATCGAGCAGCACGATCGTAAATATTCTCTTTGATTACTTTCGCAGGGTTGTTTTTTGTTGCTCTTTTCTTATAGTCAAATACCTCATAGTCTTCGATAAATGCTCTAAAAACTAACTCTTTATCTTTTAAAGAGCCGAACCGCACCATACCATTAATAATTGGAACAATATACCATTGAATATTATGGATATTTACAATACTATGCATTGAATAATCTTGTGCCTGAATTAGTGCTTTAAAGCATTTATTCTGAATATTCTGAATCCCTTTATCCACTAATCGACGTGTCTCAAATGATCTCATATCCATGACATCACCGATATTCGCTAATGCACATAAATCTAAATAATCATCAGCATAATTGATCCATAACTCATCATCCATTGCCTGTAAAAATCTATAGACAATTCCTGCCCCGCATAAGTCTTTATTTTTATATCGTGGGCTACACTGATTATTTACAATGACAACTTCCTCTGGCATTATTTCTTCAGATTTTTCTTTTTCATGGTGATCAAGAATTACAATCTGTACGCCACGGTCTACAAGTTCTGTACACTGTGTTATATCGTTGGTGCCTGCATCTGGAATTATTAAAAGTTTTACGTCTTCAGGTATAGTAATATCTTCACTTAATCCGTGAGCTTTTGCTTTTTTATGCAATAAGTAACAAATGTTACTCTTGCTGTCATAAAGTTCATTATTAATACGATTTAAGTACATATATGCCATTGAAGCCGAACAAAATCCGTCTACATCTTCGTCAATTAAAATACCGATTTTATGTCCATTTTTAAGTGCAAAAATCGTTGTATTTACTGCGTTTTTGATACCATCTAAATCGGCATAATCTTGAATTACGCTATCATCAAGGTTCAAATACGTTTCATAATCATCAATCCCTCTATTTCTTAAAATTTCTGGCACAACATTAGAGGTATCATTTGTGCCACCTTCATATAATTTGTATTTTATATGTATAACCTGCCTATTCTTATTTAAGTGTATACAAATAGTTATTTAACAATAGTTCCCATTTTTTAGGGTCATCAGTAGGTGATTCTTTTTCATCAAGGATTCCTTCTTTTGAATTATCCATAATGTATGAAATCGGAACTCCATCAATAAAACGATCGCCAAGCTTTTGAATCTCTTTTAACTCAACATCTTTGTCAAAAATAAATACTATTTCAACTCCGAGTCTTGTTAACATGTCGATTTGCTGTCTTGAAACTTGCTTGCCGCCAGTTGCCACAACATTTTGATATCCATATGACCATAGCTGCATGACAGCTTTTTCTGCTTCTGCAACATATACCCTTCCAATCCTTTCTATATAAGGTAGAGTTTTATTCAATCCGTATAAGATTCTTTGTCTAGCGCATGGCTCAATATATAAATATTTCAAATCATGTTTATCTAACTTTTTCTTGAACAATCGTCCTTTAACACCTACCAAATCACCAATTTCAGAAAAAATAGGTATTGTAATTCTGTTTGTATCTTCGTCATAGCCAATATTAAATTCCTTCTGAGTTAAATAACTGATATGATCTTCATAAAATAAATCATTAACATAGTCTTTATAATAGGAAAGAATTTGTTTTGGAATTGGCTTGACTGGTTTATCTTCTTCGGTTTCTATATTTTCTTTCATATCATGAATCAATTGAGTGATCTGCAAACTTTCTGGCAGTTGCTCATTAAAATCATGATAATAATCTATGCCGATCAAATTGGCTAGATATTTTAAACCGTCTGGGAAAGACAGACTTTTTGTAAAGCATACCAAGTCAATTAAATCTGTCTGTCTTTCTTTTGCTGTCATTTTTCTTGTATAATTTGTGCAATTTAGGTTTTCGTTGTTATATGTAATAACTGCGGATTCATTATCCCCATCTTTATTTGCACAGCTCCAATATCCAGACGAATGATATTTAATATGATGACAGCCTATATCTTTCAGAATATTTTCTACATAATTGTTGTCGTATATATATTCTTTTAGCTGTGCTACGTCCATAACCTACGCTCCGTTTTTCTCTCGTTTTATGACATATCCTATTTCGTCCCAAGTATTTAAATCCAAATTGATTTCAAAAATTGGAATAACATTCTTGTTACCGCCTCGGTTTTTATCAACCTTAATACAGAAATATGTCTTGTCCTTTTTTAGATCGTGCGCCTGTGGCTCTCCCCAATCACTAATTGATATATACTGATATTTGTAATATTCGTCAGGATGTAATCTTTTACCAAGCATTAAGATGTCAGCAACGTGCTTAATCTGTTTTGCATTGGCAATATTATTACTACTTAACTGGAATATATCTGTATACACTGTATCATCAGTTAACTGGAATACAGAGAAACAAAACATATGGATTTCTTTCATAAGCTCTTTAATTTTTGTGGCTGTCTGTTTCACCGTTTGCCAATCATCAATACGATAACCTTTTAACGTGTCATAACCACAATATTTCACATCATATAACATACGATGTTTTCTAAATTCAAACTCTAATGCCGAATCTGAGTAATCAGAGCCAACATCTTTGAAATATAATTTTCCTTGACGTTTCTGATCTACCCATTTTGCAACTTGCATAACTTTCTGAAACTCATCTGATGTAGTAGCTACTCTATGTCTGTACTCCTCTTCTGTTTCAATAAAGTCTCCATTTTCATTTGTTTTTCTTTCAATTACATTGCCATTATTATCTCTGTAAATACCGAGAACTATTTCTTCTTCTGGTTTTTCAATATCAATACCATGAAGCTCTTTGAAGCATTTGTTGTTGATCACTGTAACGACTAAGCAATTTCGTAAATCGTCCTCATCCATCTCATTACTAAGCAATAAAAATTTCTCGTCCATTGCCAATACGATATATGCAATCAACAACATCATATTTCTTGATTTTCCTTCATTACTTAAGAATCCATTAAAAATTACCTTTCCAAGGCGACATCCTCTGAACATCTTGTTGAGAATCGCCCAAGGTAACGGAATCCCCAAATCTGGTTTTGATAAAAATGATTCAACCTGTGATTCAACACCACTATTCAATAAGACAGAATCTTCGCCTGCGCTAATAACAGTGTTAATTTTATCCGCCTGAGATCGAATCACTCTATAAATATCTTTTGCTTCCCATTTTTCAAATAACCTATGGTTTAAAATTCGTTGAACAGGATATCCATTTCTGTCATACTCTCTTACAAGAGAATATTTCTTAACGAGATTATAATATTTTTTAAAATCATCACAATCTGCAACCTGCATCCATGATGAAATCGTCTTCCACCCTTTGTATCTTTTGTATGTCCTAAGTCTTTCATCTGATTGACTCATGAACATATTTACCTTGTCTTCCTCAATCGTTTGAGTAAATGTTTTGTACATAATCTCAAACATATCATAGAAAAATTTACATGCCTCATCACTGAAATCATACTGACTTCTCATATATCCACCATAAGAAACATATAAATCTGGTTGTTTATACAAAGCACCGATAAACATCATTTCACTCTGAATGTTAGTTACACTTTTACGTTCTACTGTTTCTTCTGTCAATCAAGTCCCTCACCAAAAATATCACTTAAAATGTCATCCATGTTATCGTCTTGTGTGGCTGTTACTACAGTTTTTTGAGTTGTGATATTATTTGTTTCAACAAAAGATTTTGCAAATTTTTCATTATTCTTTTTGTCTACTTCATTTAATTTCTGTTTCTCTTTCCATCGTAAATAACTATCATACTTTCCTACTAAAACTGCCAAATCATAATTAACCTGGTGTGTTGGATTATCTTCATCCATCGTTCCTTTTTGTATCAAAAATGTTCGATTTTTCTTAAGATATTTCATTTGACGCTTCCACATATCTAAAAGATCACTTGGTGGAATTGGTTTCGCCAAACCACGATATGTACCTTTATAAATACTTTTCAATTTTGTAAAAACATATGCTGGTACAGAACCAATGTAGTTATAATTATCAAGAATAAACCGATATACTTTGTCTTCTAACAATCTTGGTTCAAGTAACACTCGTGCTTTCTGATTATATTCATCAATCTTAGACAATGCAGATAACCATTTGTCATGTTTAGTATTTTTGGATAATAATTTTGCTTCACACATTTTGCGGAAACATTCTTTGTGATAATAACTATTGTCATATTTAACAATCTCTTGCACTTTATCTAAATCAAGTTCAATTACTTCTTTACAATAAGCGCATTTTACTGTTAAAACATCTGCCATACTACAGTTACTCCTCGTCCAATATCAAAGGATTAGGTAGCCAAAATGGCTACCAAATAAACCCTTTTGTAATTTCACCTTATCCTTCCTGATCTTCTTTGATTTTTTTCACTAAGATTTCTTCTATCTTCTTTAGCTGATCAAGATCATTAAGACGACTAAAGGCGGTAGGTAATCCTTCTTTGGCGAGCTTATCTTTCATTTCCTGTCTTTTTGGAGGGGCTAATTTTTTAATTCTGTCAGAAATTCGTTTTTTTACATCCTGAACAGAATCTTTTTTGCTAGATGAGCCACTGGATAACACACCAGATTCTTCTTTTTCTGCTTCCTCTTCGGAAACTGGCTTACCTGCTTCTCCAAGAATTTCTCTCTTATAGATTTTCTGTTCAACATCTACTGCTTTTGTAAGAGCATTACCAAGTGTAAACTCTTTGTTCCCAACAGAATTATCAATAACTTTCTGCCAAGCTAACATCTGTGGATCTTCTACAATCTCGTTCTTTTTATATGTATGTGTTCTATCTTTCAATATCTGAGCACAAACCATATCAGTTTCACTATCAACGAATGTACGAATTACTGTTTTGGCGTTATAATCCATACCTTTAAATCCGTCAATAATCTTACGACCTGTCGTAACAGTTTCTCTTTTACCGTCAATCATCTTAGATTCTGTCTCATCTTTTTCTCTTGCTGTTACAACACAATGTGCTCCAGAAGCTAATAAATCAAGAATTAAATCCTGACCTTTGAAGTTTACAGTCTGGTAATCTTTTAATTCCATACCTGCACCTTCAATTTTGACAAGTCTAGCTTCACCTGTCATATTTGCAGCATCCGCTTTTACACGATTTCTTTTCTTAGAGAACTCAATCAATCCCTGTTTTGTAGTCAGATTTAAGATTGTTGATCCATCTACAACAATCGCATCAGCTCTAAATGGAAGACCATCTGCATCTAAAACTACATCATCAGTTTCTTCTCCATCGTCATCAAGCTCGTAGAAGTCACCGTTTGTTTTGACTGTATCAATATAATGTCTTACTTCTCCTAAGCTCTGAGTGTAAACAATGTAAATGTTTTCGAGATTTACACCATTTTCCTCTAATTCTGGTAAATAATCATCAATACTTCCTGATTCAGAGTCTAAATATAAGACTCTGAAAGGTTTCCCATCTGGGCGTTTAAAATACGCTAACTGCATTGCCAGTGTACTTTTACCAGTAAAAGGTTCTCCATAAATAATAGTCATCAATTTACTCTGTGTTTTTGCTGCTTTTCTTGCTTTTGCCAAATGTAAAACTCCTTTATGTATATATTGTTTTTGTTATTTATTTGTGAAATGATTTAGAATTGCTCTTACCAAACATCGCCTTCAGTATCATCTGAAGAATCATCAAAACCAGATCCCCATTCATCATCTGTAGAAGAACTACTTGTCTGTTTATCATCAGACTCACCAAAATCACTTCTTGCTGCTTCTGCCTTTTTAATAGCTTCAATCGCTGCATCAATTGCTTCTCTGGTGTATGTTTCTGAATCAATACTGTCTTTGCTTGCGCCAGTGATAATAAGTTCTTTTCTTGCAGAATTTACGACTCTCTTTGTAGGATCTGCTTCTCCCCATCCATCATCTTCTACTTCAACTTCTTCTGTCTGAATTTCTGTCTTAATATGTCCCCAAACTTCAATAGATGAATATGGCTTCACATTTTTCTTAAAAGTTTTTGCTAATTTCTTATTTGTCATATAGAATTCAGCATCATCAACAGATGAATAACCAATAATCTTTCCATAAACGATAAAACGTCCTGTTGGCACATCATTTTCTTTTTCCTGTTCGATATTTGTGAATACCATTGTCTGTTTGAAATCAGATCTTACTTTACGTTCTTCATCATCAAGATCAATTTCTTTACTTGTTAAACTAATCTGTGTTGGAGACATTCTTGACCACTGACGTTTAGTACCGTCTTCCCCAGTAAAACTTCCATATTCAATATCTCCTTTGATGAATACACTCTGGTTGTCTGCCATATGTTCTGAAGTATATTTTGTTAAATCAAATGGATCTAAGACAACTTTCTTATTAACAACCTGTCCTTTATCATTGGTCTCTTTTTCAAGACCTGCTCTTGAACCAATAATTGCCCAACCTTCGCCAAGTCCTAATTCTTCAGCCGATTTAAAACGATCCGCCCAAGGAATTTTTTTAGTTTTGTATGTACCATCTTTCTCTCGTTTGATAAAACATACTGTAGGTTTTTCAAATGCCTGAATTTTACATCCAACTTTTACATCGGGTTCTACTTTAACTCCGAAAGATAACGTTCGTTTATCTTTGCCTTTCTGCGTTTTACCTTCCTTATAAAAGTCGTCTTTTGCACAATCAGTGATTAATCCTTCTAACTGAAATGTACCTTTAGTTTCTGGTAAGTTGAAAAGTCTTTTAGATTTTGTGTTTTCTGCCAAATAAATTTACCTCTTTCTGTTATTAAATTTGTTTAGTTAGTTTTTAGTTTGTAAATAAGTCATCAATTTATATCCACTGTCAACTCTGCCAAAGTCAACAGGAACAAAAAATAATTTTATCTGATCGTCTTATATTGTTATAATCGTTCTAGCACGTTTATAACAAATGCGTCAAAAAAAATAATAAAAGTTGTTTGCGTTATTCAACTTTTATAATCTGGAAAATGTTGTTGATCGCATTCTTTTAATCTTTTGTTGTATCGCTTGAAATGATGTGCCAAACATTTTTGCGATTTCTTGATATGTATAACCTTTTGATTTTAAATCAACAATCATTCTGTCCTTATTATTTAGTGTGTAACATTTATCTTGAAAATTCAACTTGAAAATAATATTTTTTTCAAAATTTTCTTCATCCTTTAAAAGAAATGAATTTTCATTTTTGTCTTCATCCCAATCATCTAACATATGATTATATGAAATAGTATTCATATCACCCTTTCTTCTCTGCCGAAATCTGTATTTGTTATATACCGTTATTTCATTTTGTATACATAAATACGCATATGTCGAAAATGATTTAGATCGTGTTTCATCATAATCAATTGCTGCCTTACACAACCCAATAGCAGCGAATCCATAATAGTCATCAAAATCTTGTCTGCGGATACCGCATTTTGTCATAGCAGAGTAAATCAAATTATGATTTTGTTCCACTAATTTTCTCTGTTCGTCATTTAATTTCAACGACATTTTCTCCTTTATTTACTTGTGTTTATGTAGTTTATCCCTTGTAAAAAGGTTCCCATTGCTTAGGTGGGAATTTGTTTAATCTCCAAACGGCAGGATAATTATAGGTGATAGGGCATATTTGTCTAGCTCCTCCATCCTGTAGTTCTAAAAATGGGCATTTAATGCTACAACCACAATCATCTTTATTAAGCGAACAAATATCTTGAATTGTTTTTAATGATTTTGCCACTTCTTCATCTGTATACTCTCCATAATTTTTCTCATCCATATAAACACCTCCTATTTTTCAAATGCTCGCCACGTAGTATCTGGATCATCATCAATCTCCCAAACATAAGGATCAGAATCTCTAATCGTGCAACTTGGTGCCCTCCCTGTCATTGTACATAATGGGCATTTTTTGCAATCTTCATCATTGCCATGAAGATAATACTCGCACGTATCCTGAATCACATGCAGTGCATTTAAAATTTCTTTTGGCGTATGTAATTTACTTTTCTTTTCTTTCTCCATTATATTTCTCCTTAATTGTATCAATTGCAAACTGCAACGCCTCATCTTGAATTGTTGTATAATCATTTATGGAAATCATATCATTTAATACATGGATGTACTGTGCCGCATTGGTTTTAGTAGATAGTAGTTTTTCGGAATCTCGATTCTCTATATCATTCACAGTCAATGTATCGCACGCATTAAGACACGAATCCACCAATTCGTTCCATAACGACAAAACAAAATATCTCGCTGCAATCGGATGACGTTTTAGTTCATCAACTAGCGGTTTCGTCAGTTGAAACGTATCAAGTAAACTACATATATTATAATATTTTCGAAGTATATGATCTTGCTTATTTGATGATTCAAACTCGCCTATTGAAAGTGCTAAACTATTTCTTAATTCTTCTAACTGCCCGTATGTAAATACTTTATTATTTTCTTTTTTCACTCTGTCTTTCCCATTCCTTTCTCCAATAATCATCTTCTTTGATATTGCCAAGTTTCACATATTGATCTGGTTTAATTTCTCCTAAATCAATCATATCAGAACCATAAACAGATAACATCTGCCACGCCAAATCTTCATCATTATAAATAATCAAATATACGTCTTCGTCATCATCAACCAATTGTACAACATCATATTCGAATTCATTTTCTCTGCCAGTTGATTGACAAATGGTATCTTCTTTTACTTGACACCCATACATACCACTATGGTCTGCTGGTTCACATCTTGGGAATAATAACCATCCTTTACCGATGTATGTCCCAGTAATCCACTTATTAGTATCATAATTCTGTGCCTTGCAGTACATACCACAATTTTGATAGGTTTGATTCATTGCTAAATTCCCCTTTCGCTCTTTTGTAATCCGATATACTCTGTCCATAGCTTCCATGTTATGATCATGTACCTCTGGAATAAAAATTTCACTTCCACAAATCTTACAAATACCATATGTCTCTGCAAACGAAATTCTTTCACCTATCATTGGAACAATTGTAAACCTTGTTTCAAGTTCATAATCAACTAGCTTTCGACAATATGCGCACAAAAGTTTCTTCTCCATCTACATTACTCTCCTAACTCAATACCGCAAATTTCTTTTGCCAGTTCTCGTACTGCAACACGACTTACCCAATCTGTCTGCCAACCATTTATATGTGGTGATGACCAATCTACGAGACCATTGTCATACATAAATTTCAGCAAATCTTCTAAGGTATGAATGTCTTTTTTAACCTCATTTACCTTGCCATAAAACTCTCGTTTTAGAACCGCTTTTATTTCTGATTCAGTGCGATATATCTCATCTAAAAGAACCATATATAAACCATGCGTTATACTGTCTTGTATCATTATATATATTAGATCGCCAAGACATTTAATCTCCGTAATGATTCCAGACTTAACAGTATATGGTTCATCGTACCAAGCAAAATACACTTCGTCTCCAGCTTTGAAACCGCCCATCTTTATCATCTCTTTCTAACACCATGCCCACAAAATTACTCCAATTAAGCATACTACATGTAACATAATCCATAAGAAAAATGTCCTATAATATTTAGTCCAATCCCAATAGGATGAATCATCACAACCAGTCATTATGAACTAAACCCAGATAACTACATACAACAATACGCACACTGCAATTGAAAATATTCGGATTGTTAGTTTTACATTATCTATCATTGCATCTTACCGTTCATTGACTTCAACTGCTACCAATTTATCTTTATTTTTCATAAAATCTAATTCGACTTCTTCTTGTATATCTTCATATAATTGACCATAATATGATTTCTGTAATTTGAAAAAAGCAACCTTTAAATCATCTTCATAAAACTTACCTCTTTGCCCATTTTTAATTTGCCGATAAGGATTTTCAGGATGACAATACTCCACGGAAATTGTTCCATCATCTCCATTGTATGCAGTCTCCATCAAAATACTACCATTCTTAAGCGCCAGATATTCAACCTGGTGTCCGTCAATAAACCCATATGGATGCCAATCATAATCATCTGGCACAACAGCAGGTTCAATAACATCAAAGTATTTTTCTAATTCATCTCCAGACATCACACCAAGATGCATTCCATTCGCACCAAATCTAAAATTGATAACATTTTCATCTGTATCAATCTTAACGATTTCACATACCTCGCCAAGATTATCGAAACATCCCATTGGCTTCTTTAATTTAATCTTATAATCTGTAGTTAATTCATTAATATTAATCATGCTGCCACCTTACCTTTCTTGCTAAAATGTTCATTCCATGCATCGACCGCTTCTTGTTGATCGGCAGTTAGAGGGTCATTGAATCTTTGCAGTGCTTGTACGATTCGTCCATTTTGTATTTCAATCGTCACTAACGATTTGTCTGGCTCTTTTATTCTTCTCAAGAACATAATGTGACATTCGCCATCAATGACTCGATCTATGTAACTTGCCACACAATTATTTTGCTGCACCGCTTCGTCTTTAATGTCTTGAGTAGAGTCTGGGTAAAAGAATCTCAATCCTTTATATGTAAATTCATATTCTTTAGTAATACGTTTCTTAAAGACTTCTTCCGAAAATTCTTTTTGTAATCTTTTGTAATTTCTTGTGACAATATCCATTGTTGTTTTGAAATGTCTTGGATATCTATCAAATTTATGACTGATTGCGTCCATCATACGGGCATAATCACGCAATTCTCCGAGTAACCAATTTATACTATTGGTAGCAGCTTCAAATGTAATTATTCTATCTATATAAACAAACACATCTGCAAGATTATAGCCATAATCCTGATTTAAAGCCTCCAAAATTTTCGTAAAACGATATCTATGATTATCCTCAAAGAAATTTATTAAATATTCTTTAGTTAATGTCATATACTCTGTCTGTAAAATCGTTTGTACATAATCTGGATACATCTTATAAAAATCAACAAAATCATTACTTAACAATCGTCTATTCTTCACACCAAGACAATAATTTCTCAACCATTTTGGTACTTCATTAATTGAATATTTAAAATCTTCTGTGACTTGTTTGTGTGTAAACCCTATAGCAAAGAACTGCTCGCACATAGAATACTTACTTGCATATTCAAACAAAGTTCCTAAATTATAATCAATGAAGCCCCATGTAGTTCTTCCCATTTCACAATTTCTTCGCCAGTTTACATATTTTAGAAACTCTGCATAATGTGGATTTGATACAAACAATTTATCCAATTCATCAGCTGAATGTCCAGACAGAATATTATTTAAAGCTTTCACTTTCTTACCACTTTTGCCATAACAATCACCATTTGATAAATCATATTTGCAAGTTTTACCATCATCCAGATGGAAAATAATAAACTTGCCTTGTTTTTCTGCTGTAATAGTGTTTCAACTCCTTTTCTACAGCAATATATAGTATATAATATTTATAGACATACTATATATTGTGGTTATTTTTAACATCAAATTCCTATTTTATTGTCACATTATGTACACAACGATAATGTTTCATCTCTAAATAAAAATCTACAACATATTGACACAGACCAATATATTCACTAAATACCCTATCAGACATCTCAATCCACCAAGAATGAAGTTTTTCGTTCCCATCATTTAAAATCAATACTGGAATATTATTTTCATGAGCAATAGCAATTTCCATAGATGTACCAATACTCTTTGGATCATTTGCATACACAATAATCAAATCGCTATTCTTAACAAGACGAGTATCAAATCTCATAACTTCTTTTTCTGTCTCATGTTTGTCATTTTCGAAATTGTAATAATCTACTGGATTGATAATGCTAACTGGTTTTACATCAACTAATGATTTCTCACAGCGACTATTGATACACCTACAAATTTCTTTTCTCCACTCATTCTGTTCTTCAAACGACAAATCCTGCATACCGCCTGCTAAATAAATCTGAAATACATTACTCACTGTTTCATTTCTCCTTTCACAACATAGGACTCAATCAATCCTTTTCTTAGTCGATCATTCATATCCTGAATCGCTTCCTCAATTGTCTTAAATTTACACGAACAAATATGCTCTTTTGTCAAATTAACAAACGAATATGTGCCATCGGATTTATTCTTAAAAATAACAACCACTGATTCTTCTCCATTTGGCTTCTTAACAATAAATCTGAGCGCACCTTTTTGTGTTTCCTGTTTGTTTTCAAGTAAGATAGTATAATTGATTTTTAACCAGCTACCATATGCCCATACTTGTTTAATTTTTTCTTCAGCATTTTGAAGTTTACAATGTCTATAATCAATACTCTCGATATTATAGACAAGTGATTCAATGGCTTGTTTATCATTTTTTATTGTAATCTGACCATGCGTTCCATTTCTTCCATCTGCAATCGCATCAATAAATTCTTCTACAGTATACTCTTTATCAAGCACAACATCATATTTAGTACATTTATCGTTATCAGAACGTGGGCGTTTTATTAATTTAAACATCTCTGCCACCTACTTTCTTATCAAATGTTTCTTGCAAATTTAACCAGAACTGTCCATCATCAGCAAACCCATAATGGTCTGCCATTGTTTTCGCAAATTCTTTTGTAACACTTTGTGATCCGTTAATCAGCCCTTGCACATAATCAACATCCATGCCGATTTTACTCGCAAGCTGATAAGGAGTTATCCTGCAAGATTCAACAAATTCTTCTAAGCATTCGCCAGGATGAAAAGCAATTTCGTCTCCAATCTTTACATACATTTTTACACCATTCCTCTCACAATTCGTTCATTTGTTGTCATCAAGAAGTTATTGATACGATCCCAGTCTGGTTCGTCTGGCAAATCAGTATTCATATAATCATAATCAAATTGATAAAGTAATCCTTCAATAAAAACATCGTATGACTGATTTGGTAAATATTCTGTATGCTCATTGTGTTTGCCAAATCTATATGTTTTATGCGTACTATTGTATCCTTCTTTGATCTTTACAAGATCTTTTCCTATGTCGTCCATAGATCCTAACATTGTTCCGTTATGTAATAATTCAATGCCCTGTAACAATAATCGAACTGCATGCATCATTGATTTATTAGCGTATCGTTCTGCCTTTTGCCTTTCTTTCTCTGAATCTTTATTTTTATAATACTTAAAACTCGTTCGAGTCAGGCAATCACAAATATATCCTTTATATGCATGATAAACTCTCTTAGATAAGAACATATCTCTATTTTTGATCAACTCCATACCAATATCGGATACATACAAATAGCGGTCTGGTGCAAAATATAGCAACTCTAAAAATGTAGGATTGCCCTTGGCAAGCATATTAATCATCTTAATATGAGAATGTAACACGGTATCAATGTCTTTATGATCATCGGTCTTCTCAAGATTGTTCTGATTATTATTCAACAAAATCTCTCTTTTATCACTAAGGAAAACACCACGTAAATCAATGTCCGAATCCTCTGTATTTGTTCCGTAGGCATAACTTCCACCTAACGTGAGAAAAGCGATTTTGTGCGGATAATCTCGCAAAAAGTCATACTCTGTAGACGAGTTTATGTAATCCTTTACTTCTTCAATTGTCATGGTCTCACCTCTCTTAACCACATAATGCTTTCTTAAACTGTACAATATTTTGACTAACCCACTGATGAGTGATTCCAAGTTGATTTGCAATTTGTCTTTGTGTTAAACCTTTCTGTTTTAAAACAATAATCTTTTTATTTCTCGGTGCCAATTTATCAAACTCATTTTGAAAATGTACCTTTGTAAGTACCTCATCTTCTACGTTATCCCCACTCATCAGTGTTGTTCCGATTGTAATATCATCTTCTGGTTCATATCCTGCCAATGGCGTATCTAACGATTCAGCATTCCTATTCATTTTTTCTGTTGGTCTGTGCCATTTTGTATAATATTGATTCACTTCTGAACGTAATACCCAAAAGAGATATGTACCAAAAGTTCCTTTAGACTCGTCCCATTTTAATGCTGCTTTACAAATTGCCATACGACCAAGATCCATATATGTATCAAAATCTGTAAACTTTGTAAAATATTTTTCATGTAAATGCCAAATTAAAGAATAATTATCTTCAATCAGCTTTCGCTGTTCATCATTTAATTTCTTCACATTTTTTATCCTCCTGTTCTTTAATGAATTTTTGTACTTCCTCTACATAGCTTAATTCAAAATATCTTTCAATATACCCGCCCATTGGAACTCCAGTATATTTAAAATTAGGAATAGTTTCTTTTAGTTGACCACAAACCTCGGATCTAAATGTGTTTGTATATTTTTTCAAATCATTCATGGAATATGTTTGTTTAAAATATGGCATATCAAGAGTGTTAAATAGTCTCCATAAAAAACTACTATTTCTATACTTTGTTAACTTACTGTCACGCAATACATCCATAAAATCTCTCATAAATCGGATTATCTTATCAACATCTTTTGATGCTAATTCAAATACTAAATTTTTTGATTCATCATAATATGTATAATCATCATATTTCGTATTTGAATAAATCTTGTATACCTCATTTTCGCCTGATAGATTTGCTGATATATTATCAACACTCAAAACTTTGCCATTTTTCATAACTATTTCATTGCTACACAATATCGCAGGAGATGTTATAGAGAATTTATCCAATAAAACATATTGTGGGTTATGATTGAAATAGGGATTATGATTGTCAAAATTACCAAACATATCTGACAACTCAATCCAATCTTTATTTTTCAATGAATCAATTTCCGTCCATTCATCTCCAAGACAAATACCACGAACTGTTTTTAAAACTCTTTTACCATAAATTTCAACATCGGCTTCCCAATCTGGATCTCTGTGTTTACTAAAAGCAAGTTCAATTTCTCTTGTATTTTTCCTTGACATACATCACACTCCTAACACATATTTATCACTTCTGAACCCAGCTGCATTTGGATGACCGCCACCACCATATTTCACAGCAAGCTCATACACATTTACTTTATCCTGTTCTGCGGATCGTAGCTGGTATTCCCACATACTTCCATTGAATGAAAAACCGATGAACATATCGTATTTAGAAGCGTCAATAGATTCGAAGAAATCAGAATTGATTAATGCTCGATTGATTGCATAGACTTTATGCCCTTCAAAGGTGGTTTCAAAACCGTATGCTCTAAGATATTGTTCTGCATTTGCTTCTAAATACTCAATAATTGATAAGCCATCTGTTATCATATCACCAATAATTTTTACTGTTTCATAAATTCCTTGATCTCCATTTAACATGTTTAACAATGGACTTAACGCATCAAAATCGTACGATTCAAATGCATAGTGAAATGCTTTTATGAATTGTTCTGACGTTGCACCAAAATAAAATGTATCCCACATGGCTGTATATTCTGCCAGTTTTGGATAATCTTCTTTATATTTATATATATTGAGTAATCTTTTTACATTTTTCTCATCCGTCCTCTCAATTTGCTCCCAATCTTTGTCACACATTTCTTTAAAGTACAACCATGTTAGATTCGCTCCTGAAATACCTGCTCCAGTGATTCGAATTCCTTTCACATCACACATGAAATCTTTATATGCTTCAATCGTAGACTGATGATGGTCGATCCAAAATACATTCTTTGTAATACTGAGCAACTGCCACATTTCTTCTGGTTCAATACTGTAGTCTACAATAAATACGAATTCGTCCTGTTCAATGTCATGAAACGGGAATTTCATGCCGTAATTAATTTTTCGGAAGTCCTCTGGTTCAAATGCTAAACCTCGCTGTTCGCAAGCTTTTCTGACATAGAAACCAGATACGATGCCGTCTTGATCAACATGATAAAAACATTTCATTCTTCTTTACCCCTTTCGTTTATTCATTAAGTTAAGAAAATCTGCAACATCCTGCATAGCATGTACGCCAGAATATACTTTAATACGATTTTCTTTCAATAAATTTTCGACTGCTTTTAAACTGTGACTCATCTGCTTAGATTCTTTATTCTTTTGTTCCTGATAGAGATTAAGAAAGATCACTTTATCTGGTCGCTTATGAGAATCATCAACTACTTCTGCAATACTGTATACCCCTTTAATACCATTCATAATACCATACAGAACATAATCGGACTCTTCTCTTTCCTTAACTTCTCGCAGTCGGTCTTCTTCACTCCAATTTTTTACGATCGGATTATAATAATCACAATCTAATATCTTTTGTAACTGGTCTCTCCATTTCCAGCCAGAACATGTTCCACCTAAAAACACTTTCATTCTTCTTTCTCCTTCAATATTTTTACTTTATGACCAAGTTCTTTTTCAATTTCTGAAATTGTCATTTCTTTCTGACTTGCTTTATCGTTCATTACATCTACATCAACATATGTACCTGATTGTCTTTTGTAATAGAGGTGTGCAAGGAGAATATTAATTGCATCACTCACTTCCTCCTCTGTTGGTTGATGAAAATTCATTGCTTTAAGAATGTTGCGACATTCGGCTTCTGATAAAACCGACCAATCTACTGTATATGCGGGTATACCCAACATTGTACTTGTATCAATTATCGCAATCTGTAACATTTTATTCATCGTTACATCTCTCCTTTCTCAATTTCTTCTTTTATAATTCTATATGCAAGAGCCTCATCAGACTCTTTATCATTAATTCCATTTCTTTCTAATAGCTTGTCCAATTCGTCAGGACTCAGACGATCAAAGAATCGTTTTATTTCCTGTTTACGCTGTTGCCTTGTTTTCATTTTTTGTTTAATTTCCTTTAGTTTTTGTTAAATTTGATAGGTCTTAAGCTCCACGTTTCTTCGTTATTTAATGATCCACGTTCCGTACCTATGTTAAATTTGATAGGTCTTGTACCTCAAATATTCAATTAACATAGATTTTAGTGAATACATTTATGCCTCACTTTTAGCGTACTTATCAAACAAATAAGCGAGATAAATTCTCTAGAACACGCCATGTATTAAAATACAATTTTTTATAAGTATGTTTTATTTTGTTTCTTAGCCATATCTACTTCACTTCCTTACCATCTGGCATTATAAATTCCCAATACCCATCACTATTTTCAACTTCTTTTGGTTCTTTTTTATATATTTTCTCCATCAACTTCCGACCTCGCTCAATATCTTCTTTTGTCCAATTTTCTACTTCGTCAATCAAACCTTGCAAAAACTTCAATGATTCTTGTTTACTCATGAGTCTTATTCCTCATATTTTCTACCATATAGTAAGAATCCAATATCTCGTATTCTACCTATCTTACGATCATCCTTGTTTTCAAAAAATTCTAAAGAGTAAATATCACGATTAGAGGTATTTACTGGTTTGTCAAATTTAACGGTCATATATCTATACCCATATCTGCGACCAATCTCATCTGTTCCGATGCGAGTAATTGTACCTTTGTCGTTATTTCTAACCAAACCTCCTTTAGCCGCTGGCTTCATTCTATAAATATAAACTCTATCTCCGACCTTTAGCATTTACTTACCTTCCATTTCTTCATAAAGCTCTCTAAATTTTCTAAAATCATCTGCACTGCCACCATTATCTGGATGACTTTTCTTCATTGCATACTTAACTGCGTCCTTAACATCTGAACGAGTTTCTTCCTTATTATATGTATCATTTTCTTTGTTGTTAGCATCAGCCATAAACGACATCTTATCTAAGATCAGATTTACATTTGTCTGCCTCAGGCGATCCATCTTTCTTTCATGTCTTAGAAATACGATCGCCCCAACGATACAAAACCCAATGGCATAGCCAATGGCAAACTCAATATTGGCTTCCATGTTAATCACCTCACTTTACATAAAACTCAGATTTTACGTTCTATATCTTTTTTCGCAACCACATTTTTTACAACGATAAACCTTTTGCCTACCTTTAGTTGTAATAATGTCGTACCATTTACCATAAGATTCTTCTTCGTAGCGGGTATCAAATATTAACTCCCAATCATGCTTACAAAAACAAGATCTTATATACCAAATTAATCTTCTCATTTAATACCTTGCACCTCATTTTTTACTCAATAAGTCTTTCACAATTTCTTTATCTTCATCTTTAACCTTTTTTGATTTTGTTGTTGCCATAAACTCTAACCACTCTTTTCTCATTTTCTTTTCGTCATCATTTAGGTGTTCGATAACAATTAATTGCTTAGAATTAAGTTTGTCGTAACTAGAAATATAGTTATTCCATCCGTCTATCCAAAACAACTTGTTTGAGATAACTAATGCATACCCCATCAATGTTTCTCCATTTACCATTCTTGATCTAAAACACAGATTTCCATTTTCAATGGGATTATTTCTCATATCTTTCATTTTTCATCACCCTCTTCTGGTCTTAACATAATGCCAAGACCTGTGCACATACCCGTAAGTTTCTTATCCATTGCCTTAATTCTTTTGTAATTATAATAGGTCATATATGGTACTCCAATTCCAATTGCTACGATTACCATAAACGCCAATACCCAAATTATGTAAAACAAAACGTCCATTTTATCTTTCTCCTTTTCTACTACTATCTCCTAAAATCGAACCACCATACTGTGTAAAAATTCTTCTGAAAATATGTATCGTCTCCATCATCAAGTTCTGTGAAATATTTTCTGCCTCGTTCCTTGACATCGTCTTCATTGAAATAACTATATGCCCATGCAGGAATTGTGTAAGATTCCTTATCTTCTAAGCAGAGATTTAACAAATCTTTGACCATCATTTGCAATTCCTCTTGATCATATCCCTGCGTCATTACGTCAAAATATGGGATATATGCCATATATGGAACTGAGTCATTCTCATCTTTTAGAACTACGACAGGAAATGTTAGATTGTAATTCATATCAGCCTTGCTCCCTTGAATTGTAAATATTATTTTTTCTTCATCGGTTGTATCGTCAGTAAGTGCAAATAGCGAAACATCTCTAAGTGCGTATCTGTATCTAATATCGTTTACCCTCTTCCTTCTTATGTTTTTTCTTTTTGTATGGTATACAATCACGAACATTAACCCATGACCATCTAAATGCTTCATCAAGATAAATCAAAAAGGCTGTATAAGTGTCTCCACAACTGCTAGAATCACATTTGTCTGTGCAAACTCCATACACTTTATATGGTTTTGCATGATATAAAACTTTCATAATCATTCTCCTCCAAAATAAATCCACCACTTAGTAACATTGTAATCAATTTCTTTTTCTTTTAATTTTGCAATCTTGCGATAATTGCTTTGGTATGTATCCATCTGTTCTTTAACAAGTTCATTACTTCTTAATTCAGGATATGTTGTGATCAATGCCATTCCATCACCAGCTTTAAATTCTTTGTATGTATCCTTTTCATGATTCATGTAACTCTTAACAGTCACATCAATCTTTCTCTCAAGTTGCCAATTTTGTGTTTCATACATTTTAATTTTCTGATTGACGCCTTGATTTTCATACAAGTTACTCAGTAGCAAACATAAAACTACGATGACAGCAAAGTTAATCGGAATTAACACAACATCAAAATCACCAGAGAAGCAACCTTTGTAGATTATTAAAGCAATTATGGCGATTATAAGTACCAATATCACCATTATTCATCCACCTCACAATCAACATCAAATAGATATTTCATGATGCGTTTTGCTCCAATATAATCAACGGCATTTTTAACAATATCTTCGGAAGTGAAATAAATATCATTGATATTTTCTACTACATGATTTGATGATCTTACTAAAGCTTCATCTCCAATATCATATCTAATAGTATAATGTGGATTTATGCCATTCCACTCTTCTTTCTCTGGATCATTATGTTCTTTTGCGTATTGCTCAAGCTCTACTTTGACCTTCTGCTTTTCAATACCAAACTCTGTATCCTTTTCAGTCTTAAATACATTTCCTAAAGCTAATCTTCTAAAATCTGAAGTTCTGTTTTGCCATTTTGCCATACAGATATGTCCATCATCAGTGATGAAATAATACGTATCCCCATTATTTAATCCACATGGATTAGTTTCTTCTTTCGGTTCCGATCTTTCACAAAACTGATCAAATAATGATTTAAATAAATTCTGCTGTGCTTCAGATAATTTCGAAATATCAATTGTTTTTGTTGTACTCATTTATTTCCCCTCACTTTCTACCCCAAAGATGTATTTTAAAATTCTTTCTTTTCCTACTGCTTCGATTGCATCAAATACAAGCTGTCTTGACGTAAACATCACCGCCCCTTGTAACTTTAAACTCCAAAAGTCACAACTCAGTTGTTTTGTATCCTCATCATCATATTGAATACAAAAACGTTTTTTAACTATCTTGCTATTATGTTCATCTGCATACCGTTCCAACTCAACTTCTACTTTTCTTTTTTCTACATCAAATAACGCTTTCTCTCTTGTCAGAAAGACGTTTCCAAATTCCCATCTTTCGTTATCTGCAACTGTATCTTGCCATGTACTACATTCAACACATCCACGACTATTGGCAAAAAAATACTCTTGCCTACACTTTGGTTTCTTTACCTTTACATCCTGTTTCTTGTCTGGTTCTTTTCCATTCATTTTCTCAACAAGTCTGTAAAACTCTTTTTCTTCTGCTTCTGTTAGATTTTTAATTCCCATTTTATCCACTTCCTTTTTTCTATACTTCTAATCAATATCTGCGATACTTTCTACAAAACAGTTGTAATAAATATATCTCTTACCTTTGTAGTCAAACTTGACATATCCACCATCATTTGTATCAATATCAATTTTTCCTTTATATTCAGCAATCTTCTTACCGTCTGCCGTGTATACTGTAATGACTCTATTCATACCGCCATTCCAATTGCTTTTCATATCAACAACTTCTCTTTTGAATCCTGCGGTACATCCTGTCATTGATCCTAAGCAAATTGTTGCGCCTAGAACAGTTGCTAAAATTTTCTTTCTCATTTATTTCTCTCCTTCTTCTTTATAGTAATATCCATACAAGCAACAATCTCCAGAATCCCAAGTATCGTAGTAATTACCATCTGAAATTGCAACTACATGATTCGCAACATTTACCAAGTAATTGCCTTGCTTATGATCTTTTGCAAAGCTTTCAACTGTTGGTCGTTTAGATCCCTTTCTGTTGCTTATGCCTTGATAAGCAAAGCCATTATCAAATAAATATTCTTCGTAACATTTTCGCTCTGATGGCATACACTGCATGTCTCTTGCGTATGGTAATAAATCATCAAATGTTGCTAACCATTCTTTATTAAGAACTTTTGTTAATGCTCTAATCACGCAATCTGAATGATTGTCTTTTGTATCTTTATCGTTTGGTTGATAATATCTGTAAATTTTATTTGACATTCTCTCGCCCCTTCATATTTCATTTCTTAAAGTTTATCTCTCACTTGTTGAATATAATATACCACTTCTTGCATATAGTGTCAATATAAAATCTTCAACTTCTTGAATATTTTATTTTACATCCTGTATGTAATATGCTACAATATAGATGTGGAGGTATATCATATGATAAGTTATAAACCGCTTTTCGTTACTTTAGCGAAAAAAGATATGACAAAATCTGATTTACGAACCGCATTAAATATGGGTTCTGGTACTATTGCTAAGATGGCAAAGAATCAATATATCAGTCTCGAAAACATTGATAAAATTTGCTTATATCTTGATTGCAAAGTTGAAGATGTTATCGAGGTCATACCAAACGATTAATCAAAAAGGCTTTGACCATTTAGGTTGAAGTCTTTTTTAGTGGAAACAACAGGAATCGAACCTGTGTCGGCAATTTATATGTGATGAAAAAATAAAATGTAAATAAATAAAATACTTATATGGAGGTAGAAAAATGAATGTTTATGTATTGCCTGCTCTACCAACTAAGCTATGTTTCCATGACTGGCACTTTATTTCAAATGCCAGTTTTATGTTTGTGAAATTAATTTTTTATAGATGAGTCTATCCGCTATTTACGAGCGTTTTTCATCTGATCTAATATGGCTTTAGCTTCCTGCTGTCGCTCTTCTTGTTCCATATGATAATCCAATGTTTCTGCACTAGATTCATACGCAATGGTAACACCTTTGGCTTGTTCGCTAAGTTTCTTTGCTCCTTCTCGAACCTCTTCCAAACCTTCCTGAGCAGCATTTGAACTATTATATTGATCTAAATTTTTCTGTAATTCTGCAATCTGCTGATCTGCCTCCATCTGGAGAACTACAGTATCTTTTTCGCCTTTTAACTTGATGAGCTGATCATATGCCTGGTTTTTAATTTCTTCCTGTTTATCCTTTGTGGATTGCAACTCTGGGATTTTCTTTTCGTACACTGATTTCTGTGCCTTTAGCGTGGCTAATTTTTGAGCATAATACATTGCTTTTTTATCATCATGATTATCAATGTACTGGTTGATCATTGCCTCGGTTTTAGAAATTTCTTCTTTTGTTTCTTTGAGATCATCTTCCATTGTTGCCAATCTACCAGCTACCGTTGTGTATGTACCCATTGTTTTCTTATAAAAGTCCTGTTTCTCTTTAATTGCAGTATTATATCTGGCTCTTGCTCCCTCTGGAGTCATTGCATTTTCTTTGATCTTTTCTGTAACTGTTCCAGATGCCACATTTTTAATCTGCTTTCCGTTTTTAGTAAATTGTAAATATGCGATAATTGCTACAATTACACAAATAATAATAATTGCCATAATAATTTCTCCTATTAGAACTCACGGTAATCTGCTGGCTCTGGCGTTCCAAGATTTTCATTATCTGTAGATTCTACTTCGTTATCTCCAGAAACAAAATCTTTTAACATCTTTGCAAGATCAACACCTGTAGATCCTTTAACACCATCTGATACCTGATTCACAACATTCATAATATCTTTTGTTAATTTTGTTGTGTTTCCTTCTCCATACATAGTGATACTTCCTACATTTCCTAATGGTGCGGCTGCATTTTTAACTGCTTCTGGGAACATCTGACACATCATTTCTACAATAGATGCTTTACCCATCTGTTTCATAGCTTCTGCTTTCTTTTCGATTGCTTCTGCTTCAGCAATACCTTTAGCTTTGATTGCTTCGGCTTCTGCTACACCCTTTGCACGAATACCTTCAGCTTCCTGCTCCATAGCATATTTTGTAGATTCAGCTTCTTTTTCTTTGGCATATTTGTTAGCTTCAGATTCTTTCTGTTTCTTGTATAAGTCTGCATCTGCTTTCTGCTGTGAAGCATATCTTTCAGCCTCTGCCTGCTTCTTGATCTGTGCATCTAATGTCTGCTCTGTTACCTCAACGTCTTTTCGTTTCAGTTCAATTTCCTTTTCCTGACGCATAATATTAGCATCCGCAGTTACAACTTCAATTTCTTTACGTGATTTTTCTTCCTGAATCTTGTATGCTGCATCTGCCTCAGCTTTCTTTGCTTTTGAAATCTTTTCAAGCTCAGATTTTTTAATCTCCAGATTGTTATTCTTTTCTGCAATCGCTGTTGCTGACTCTACCTTTGCATCATTTGCTTCTTTTTCAGCCATTGCTTTTGCTTTTTCAATATCTCTTTCGCTTTCAGCTCTGGAAATCGCAGCCTTCTTCTTGATTTTAACAACATTATCTACACCAAGATTTTCAATAACATCATTATCATCCATAAAATTCTGAACATTAAAACTAATAATATCTAATCCCATTGCAGCAAGATCTGGCTTCGCATTTTCTGTAACAAGCTGTGCAAATTTCTGACGATCAGAAACCATTTCTTCGAGACTCATCTTTCCAACGATCTCTCGCATATTACCTTCAAGAACTTCTCTTGCAACCTGTCCAATATTGCCTACTGGCTTATTTAAAAAGTTTTCTGCTGCAAGTTTTAATCTTTCTGGATTACTGCTAACCTTTACATTGACCGCTGCATCTACATTGATATTGATATAATCTGCTGTAGGCACAGAACTTGATGTCTTAACATCAATTGGAATTAACTCAAGATTAAGATGATCTGCTTTTTCAAAGAATGGGATTTTTAACCCTGCCTTACCAATTAATGTCTTAGGTGTCTTTCTAAGTCCAGAAATAATATAAGCTTTATCTGGACTTGCTTTGACATAACCGCTACCGATAATAGCTCCCAAACCACCTACCGCAGCAACCACTGGTACCACTGTTCCAATTACTTCAATCATAAATATCTCCTTTGTTTAAAATTTATTTATCATAACACCTTCGTGTTATAATCTTGTTATTAGATACATCCGCCACAAGAATTAGTGCGAAAATCCTCTTCGTTGATTGCCTTGAAAATCTGGCGCTGAACATCAATATCTGTTGTAATTTCATCTAACCAATATTTATTAGACTCAATCCATTCATCTTGTTTCAGTCCGTCATAATATGACTCCCATTCTTCAACCCCATCCTTAAAATACCATCTCTCATATTTCTTATATGTATTCATAGGTTCTGTGCGTAAGTCTTCTGGAATCTTATCGGTAACATCTTTGCCATCAACATAAAGCTTCCATTCTCCAATACAGAGTGCAAAACCACGACCTGTCCATTTTGCTTTAACTTCCATATTTAATCATCCAACTCCATTCCTGCCTCGATCCACATGCCAGATATAAATTTAGGCATTGGAGCAAGTTTAAATACATTCTTCTCATGCATTTCATCAATGATCTGTCTCACTACTTTATCCTTGCATTCACCTGTTCTGATATATTCATCCAACACTTCGTATGTAAATCCAAGATTATCTTCATCTGTCTTGCCACATAACCCATCAGTAGGAGTTTTTTCGATTAACTCTGTTGGAAGTCCCAGAACTTTACCAATTGCTTTAACTTCTGTCACAGTCAGATCGGCAAGTGGAGCAAATGATCCAAATCCATCTCCGCCATAAGTCGCATATCCAACCCAATCTTCGGATAAATTGCAATTACAACTGACCCTTCCATTCATACTCTGTGCAAAAGCATATAATGTAACCATACGGATACGAGCAGGTAAATTTGTGGCACTTTGTTTACTCCATTTACCACCTAATTCATCTCTGATTTCATGTTTAATATCTCTGCAAGCATTAAAAATATTAACTGTGTAATGTTCAATTCCTAGATGATCACATAGCATCTGAGAATACTCAATATCACTCTGCACACCCTGTGGCATCATAATTCCAATTACTCGATCCTTACCAAGTGCTTCTACACATAAGGCTGCAACCACTGATGAATCCTTGCCTCCTGAAATTCCTACAATGGCATTACATCCTTTACCATTAATTTCAAACCAATCTCTGATCCACTGCACTAATCTGTCTTTGGTTTCTGCTGCATTAAAACTCATGTTTTATAACCTCCATAATTCTACATTACAATCTTTAAATTCTTCTTCGATAATATTGGCAACATCGCTCCAATCAGATCCTCCACGACAACATCCAATTTTATATGGCATAGCGATTGTTTGTCCAAAGTTATTGTTTTTCTCATGCACCATTCCTGCAAGTTTTTTTAAGCACTGTCTCAAAGCTTCATTTGAAGTATACTGCTTGCCGTCATATCCATAACTCTTTTGAGCAAATAAATTACAAATCCATTGTGTTTCCCTGAACCCTTTTACTTTCATACCACACCAAATATCTCCTGGTTCATGTCCGATAAATTTTGAATTCACTGGTATGATCTGTACTTCCCCTAACATATCTTCCGAAGCAACTTTTTCATATTCTTTATATACATGCGGATATTTTTGTCGTACCTGTAACGCTACCCCAGATCCCATTTTTCCTGCACAATTTACTTGATGACAAATAAATTTCGCATTTGTATCAAACAAATCGCCTTCAATAATTTTAATCATTAAAATTCTCCTTCGTTTAAAACTCTTCTAATTTCCTGTAATGACTGTTCTTTTACCAATTTGCCATCTCTAAATACTGTCTCAAGCAGATTATTCATTGGAAGATTTTCTGAAGTATATCCATCTTTAAATGTCAATTTACCGTCTGATTCTTTATAGACATGACATAAACCTCTCTGAGATTTCTTAAATCCACCATCTTTCGGATTCTTAAAAATTGGATATGGTTTATCATCAATCTCACAATACGTTGCTTTGATACAGCTACTGAATGTGTCTCTTGTAAATGGCTTCAAAACTCCATCTTCTTCGATACACTGGAATGAGAATGATCCTACGCCAAGTGCGACATTGTTTGCTGCGAATCCATTCTTCTCTAAGATGTCATAAATCTGCTCACATCTCTGCACTGTAATTGAGTCTCCATAAATTGCTTTTACATGAGGATCTAATACTTTATATCCTTTACTATTCGTAATTCCGCCAAACTTTTCCCATAACTTGAATACTGTTCTGGTTACTACATCTACACAATCTCCTGAATCCCCTCTTACAAGAAAACATCCATTGTGATTCATGATCTCATTCTTGAGTTTTGGAAGAATATTCTCTACAACATTCCAATAATCATAAGAATCTAACACTGCGGAGAAGCTTGTATTTGGGTAAATCTCTGTTAGCAATCTTTTAATCAGTGTCTCTTCATCTCCGTCAATCGCATAATTACTACACATAACCGAATGCTCAGTAGACGGACTACCAAAAGCAACTGGCTCTTTCGTGCAATCACAGTTATAATTTCTCTCTAAATACGGAATTGTTGGAACTGTTGCAGTATTTAAGAATGATAAACACCATCCTGCCCCTGCTTTAACCGCAGACTGTAAACATTCTTCGCCACGAAAATCGAAAGCCCCTAATGCTTTAGATTTTAGAATATCGTCATCACAAGTCATTTCATAGAACTTATTAACAATCTGTCTGTATGTATGTCCAACAGTTGCGGCGATCATCGGATGCCACATTTCTGCGGAAATTAAGCTTTCTAATGCCTGTGGTAACCATGCAAAATCTTTATGTGTATTCTCAATACTAAACATCGGCACATGCATTGGTACTAAAGTTCCTTCAGGAAGAGCCTTAATCTCAATTGGAAGATAGCCAAGATCATATAAATCTTCGATTTTCTGTAATCCATATGTACCTTCTCCAAGAGCTGCATCCATTACTGTCTTATAAGTACCAATTGCTTTGTTTCTATATTCAAAGAAAAAATACTCATTAAAATAATCGACCAAATACTCTTTAATGAATCCTTGTAATCCAAACATGGCTACTTCATTCCATCGTTTTACTCTGCTCATACGTGGAGTAAAATAAGAAACAGATTTTGTAATACCTTTTGGTAACATTTCAGCATGAACTGCTTTATAAAAATCAATTAATAACATTGGATTTGTCTGTTTCATAAACCTAACACCTCAACTTTCTCATGTTCTTTCGTAAAAATACTACGTGTTGTAAATACTTTTTTAAACAAACTATCTTCCTTTAGTAATTCGCCATCAAGAATTGTGTTTTCACAGTGAGTAACGTACAAATACATATCTTTACAACCGTATTTGTTTAATTCTTTTGATCCGTAGTAAAATGTGCCACCCTTACTACAAATATCATCAATCATTAAAATTGCTGTATTCTCATCTAATTTCTCTGTATCTCCATGAATCTCAATACCAAGAATTTCCCCTGTCTTCCAATCACGATTTTTAATTCCATAGACAATCGGATAATAATATGACTGAACCTGATCTGAATATCGTTTTAAAGCCCCACTGTCTGGGAAATAGATGACTAAATTTTTATCCTGTTCTTCTGCTTCAATAGAATTTATAGCCACGAATATTTCATTGTCAACATTCTTGACTTCCACATTATTCAACAATGCTGTAGAAACATGTGAATGTGGATCTTGAACTACCACTTTGGCAAATCCTAGACTATTAATAATCTCTGAAAAATATTTTAAAGTAAAACACTCACCTTTACTCTTAACACGATCGAACCTGGCATTTGGAATATATGGCATTTCTAATTCTTGTGGTGTACTTGGGCATCTTTCTTTTAATGTTCTTGAAATACAATATATATCAAATAACTCTTCGTCAGACTCATATAACCATCCAAGACAGAAAAATTTATATTTTTCATCAAATAAGAAACCATAAACTGGTTCAGAGACATCAATTTTCTGCGTACCATCTGGAAATTTCTGTGGCTTAATCTCAATTCCATTTACAATAATCATTCATTAATCCTCCTCATTAATTACTTCAATCTGGCACATCTTCATTGCTTCAAGTGCGTTCTTATGACTTTCTGGTGTCACACCCGCACAACAAGATGCATCTACAAGAATCTTTGCCTCTGGCAACGTTGCTTTTAGCAACATTGCATTTGAGATTACACAAATATCTGTACAAAGACCAATTAAGGTAATTTCAACATCTTCTGGATGAGACCGACCATCTTCACCGAATTCATCAGAACAATCGTCCATAAGTTCTAATGACCCAAATGTTTCTTTACAATAGTTCTCAAGAAGCCAAATAGCATTTTCTTGCTTGTCATTGCGACAAAACATCTCTGACGATAATAATGCCTTTCTAACTTCTTCATTTAAATGCCATCCATCTTCTCCGCAGATGCAATGCTTTACTGGAAGATTCTTTCCTTCCTGTGTAGATAAATAATTTTCATCGTGTGTGTCCATTGTTGCAACAATAATGCCATCAAAATTTTTAATTTTCTCAATTACTTTGGGAACAATTTCCTGTGCTTCTTTGGTTCCAAGGCTTCCGTCGATAAAATCATTCTGCATATCGACGACAACCAATAATTTATTAACGTCCATTGTTTTCTCCTTCCATTAAATTACTGTTTTATTAATCAAATAATCCATACCCAAAGTGCTGTCTCAGTTCATGATTCCAACTATTAATCGATTCAACTTTTGGCTCTTGGACAAGCTTATATCGAAAATCTTCAGGCATAGACAGTGCGATAAAATTCATAATAAGTTTTGCACAGTCTTTCCTTTCTTCGATATAATACACGCCATCTTCTTTATAGAAATCAACCTCTTTAAAACACCCAGAATTATTTAAAATTTCAAATGCTGTTTCGCTCATTTCTGATTCTTGATACTCTGTCCAAATCAATCTCTCACTTCTACAACCAAGACCTAGACCCGTATAATCTTCATTGTAATTAAAAGCCACTCCTAGCTTTTTACAACTATCTTTATACGCTTGTCGAATTTTATGAATATCATAGTTACAATCAAATAAAAAACTTTCTGATATTTTATGCCCATCTTCCGACCAGTCGCCTAATTCTAATTTATAAATCATTCCAATCTCCTTTCTTTAAGCACCCACCCGTCAAATTTGACGAGCAGGTATATCATCTTAATCTTCTAACGAATCAATCATCGCACGTAATTCTGCTTCTGACATCTTCTCAATAGCCTCATCCTGTTTCTTGGAAAGAGCATCAATATATTTTTTCTGTTTCAGTTTCTTATCAATACGTTCCTTCTCAGCAAGTCTCTCATTACGTTTTGTTGTAAAGATGTATCTTACAATACCAATCGCAGCTGTTAATTTTGGATCAACATTTGCATCATCCAACAGGCTTTCTTCTGAAGATTTGACTTCCTGGTCTTTCAAATTTTTGTATACCACATCTAAATCTTTATCGGATAAATCCCATAAATCTTCTACGGATAATTCGCCTTTTGTAGATGAGAATCTCATTTTGTTTCTAGTAGCCATTTCGAATAAATTTTCTGTTGTCATAAATTTAATCTCCTTTTATATTAAAATTTAATTTTAAGAACTCTTTCTGTCGCACCCTTAACTTTGACGATCACATCATCTCGTTTTGTAGAACTGAAACCAATTCCTGATAACTGGTTTAGATCATCTGCGACATGCATTTTACTTCCTAAAGCCTCGAATACTCTCTTGTGCTGTACTAATTCCTGCTTCAAAAACTCATTGAAGAATCCATTTGGAGTATCTTCATTTACACATCCGTTTAACATAAACAGATAATGTTTATGTCCAATACCTGTCTGCTCGTCCCAATAGTTAGGTGAATAACACATTACTGTTACTGGCACAAACTGGTTTGTATTGATTCCCCAGATTTCTCTTGAAGATGTTGTTGATGGAAGTTTCTCTTTGATTGTAAACACACCATCTTTTAATGTAACTGTAGCTACTGGAACATCTTCGTTCTGACGTAAAGGCTTATCATATTCAAATTCATAAATCTGTCCATCAAATTCAATCTCTGCTGTAAATCCAGAAACTCCATTTCTATGAGCAAAATTTCTTACGAAAAATTCATATTCTCCGTCAACCATTTTGGATTTATCTGCCCATGTAATATTTTCTACGGCAGGCTCTCCTCTATGTGGATGAGTTACATCAACATCAAGGCTTCCACCAGTTGCATAATCATGCATTGAAGCATAATAGATATGATGACGTGGAGTTCTGCAATGTGCATCAAAATCGTCCTGATTCCAATCTGTATTTGCATTCCACTGAATTGAGAATCTTAAAACTCCATCAACTGCACCACCTGCGTTCTTAACTCTTTCTTTCATTTCACTGTCTGTCATATTTCCTGAATATGCCCAGCTGAAAGGATTACTCCACTTCATCATGTTCTTAGCATCTTTATTTACAGGTGCGATCAGTGAAACCATATTCTTCTTGTGACGATTTTCAAACAGAACTTCTAATTCTTTTGCCGTTGGAAGTACATCTGATACGAATTTCTCTGCACTGATTTCTTCGACTTTAGAGAACTTCTTAGGATTTACAGCAACTTCCTTACTCATCTCATCGAAAATATCTAAACCGCCCTGAATACGTGGTGCTGCATCACGATTACAAAACAGGATATTGTTGACTGTAATATCATCAAGTTTCGCAAATCTACGCTGTAATGAATCCATATATCCTAAATCAGTCACAGTTTTCTTTGCATCCTCAAGCATTTTCTTTGTAAAAATTGCCTTTGGTCGTTTGTAATTCGCAGGAGCTACAACATTTTCATAAGCCTTAACCGCATTATCTAAGTCCATATCCTCACTGATATTCACAAGTAATGTACCGATACTATGGTTTCTAATACGACCAATTACATCTCCGATCGTCATGGCTTTTGTCCATGTGTATATATCTTTTTCTTCATCTGACAAACCGTTGTATTCTCGCTGATATTTTCTAAAATCTTTTAATACTCTTTCCCATTCCTGTCCTCTGTAAAGAGTGTTTGAAGCGATCAGCTCTAACACTGTATCAACAGCTTCTTCTGTGATTTCATCAAGTGATCCTTTAAACACATTCTTTCGATCTCTAACTTTTGCTTTAACTGTAGGAATATCAGATTTTCTTTCTAGTAATCTCTCTGGAATCGGTGTGTACATATGAGTCCATTTGATAATCTGCTTATCTTCTGTATACTCATTTGTACTTTTTACTCCAACTGTATTTGTAAAATGCCTCCAAATATCCTTAATTGGCTTTGATTCTACATATGTTCGTAAAGCATCAACTACTGGCTGAAATACGGCATCCTCAGTATCAATTTCCCAAATTGTATGAAGCTTGCCGTCAACAATTGCCACAGCTCCACCGATTGTTTTAATAAAGTTTCGGCAATGACCACAGTCATATTCTCGTCGTTTGCGATACATTTTGTTTGTTCCTTCAGGGAAACTGCTCAAATATACTTCCCAAAGCTCATCTTTATCAATATCAGTTTCATACAATGTAGAATTGTTTTTCTCTACATAGTCGAGCATCTTATTTAAACGCTCTGACAATTTGTTTAAAAAATTGCTCCAGTTTTCATTCATTGGTGTGCACATAATTTATCTCCTTTTCATTTTGTTATTTAATTGCTACGAAAACGTCTTCCTGTTTTCTATCATTAATATAAATTTCCCTACATTTAAGTTCTGGAAAATATTTCTTTGCTAATTTCTTAAATTCATTAGCAAGCTTTTCATCTTCTGGTGCATAATGTAATTTGTCATCTGAAAAGCTAGGTACTAAACGATCCACCGTTCTTCTTAAGAATTTTGCATGAGGTAAACCTTTGCGTTCCTCTTCTCTGTGCTTATCATTCTCGATGATCTCTTCCAGTTTGCATAAATTTTCTGTCACTTCAATGCAGCTACTTGGATATTTCACATATTTGTTTGTCCAGAAGTCAACAGCATCATAGGCGCCTGCGTTACCAAACAGGTATTTTAATACACAAGTCTTGAAACCTTCTTCTCTGTTAAATCTGTCGAATCTGCTTGTATAAGCAACAGTTTCAGTACCACAGTTCCAAACCACCTTAACCATACCTCTGTAAAATTTAGCCTTAGTTACTGGTTTACCACCTCTTTCGAGTGGCTTACCATTACTATCTAAAATAGGTTCCCTAACTGTCATCTCTTTGTCTACATAAATAACTTTTTTGATTTTGTCTTTTAATTTTTCTGTATACATATCTTTCTCCTCTTCGTTTCCTGCAAGTTTGTTCATGATTTCATCAATTTTTTTTGGCGAGAATGTTAAAGTCGCACTCATTTCACCATTCCAATCAATATGTGTTGGTGCATAAGGACTCAACCCACGGTCGTCATGTATCATCCACGATTTCCCTGTGGCTGAAAGCTCACCAACCTCATTCTTTATTGGTTCTGACGTTGCAGTAATTGGTTTTTGCTGATAGTGTGACAGAGCAGACACTCTTCTTTCTGAGAGTGACGGTAGAGTTAATGTATCAATCTGTATTTTGTCGGCTGAAATCGTACCTGTCTGAATCTCAATATCTTCATTTATTGTTTTTAATTTTTCTATTCTTGTAATTGTAATGGCAACTTCTGACGAACGTATTCTCTGGTTTCTATATAGTTTTTTGTTATACCAAAATGGAACAATAATCAATGCCTGACTGTATTTATTCACATCCATTACAATTGCTTCAGCATTTCGAAATTTAGTAACATCATGAGGATGTAGAGTTCGATCAATTCTAACTTGAGGTTTGATTCCATAAGTAGTTATTGATGGATTATTTCTGGATTCAACAGTTACAATTTTAAAGTTTACATACATATCTTCACTATTTATTTCGACCAGATCACCTACACCAAATGGTTCCATCCAATCATGGTCATACCTAAGTTTTTCTCCACTCCTCATTTTTATCCAAACGCCCGTTTTATTTTCTTCCATTCTTTGTCTCCTCTCTAAGCTGATGCACTCTGTGAGGCAAAGTATTGTGCTAATTTCTTTGCCAAGTATAATTGCCCTTTGCCAGTCACATATGTTTTGGTAATCAACTTGTTTCCATTCTTAGTTTCAACCTCACTTTCTGTTAATTTGAAAATGCCCTGCTTAACATATCTTTCATATGGGGTATTATCTGACATGAGATACCCTTCTTTTCTTAACCACGCAAATAATTTGTTTCTGCCCATATGAATATCTTGATTTTCTTTCTCAAGAAGCTTTGCCATTGTTTTCATATCAACCATTGTTGGTGTGGCACTGACCGTATTAGCAAAATCAACAAGTGGCTTCTGTTTACTGATAACTTCTTCTTTCTGGGCTAATAGTTCATCCTTTTGCTCCAAAGTGTTTTGCATAATATTCAATGCTTTCGCCATGATAGTTAAATCATCATCATCTTTTTCAATTGGAATATATCCGCCCGTCTTACGAATCTGCGGAAGAACTTCTGATGTTACCCAATGCTTGAATTCTTTTGCCTTATCAAGCTTACTTCCAAAGATTAATGCATAAAGTCCTGACTCATTAATAAATGTGAGTCCTCTGTTTGGTACATTTTCTAAGGTCGTGATTTGCGACCTTAGGATTAATTGTTTGTCTTCGGCATCTACATGTCTTGCAAGAGCGTCTTTTGTATTTTTGTACTCTAAACATTCAGCAACATCTTTGCCAGCAAACCACGGATTATTATCTAAGACCGCTGTGCGGATATTCCCAAATTTATCATTGCTAAATACTAATGTATTTAATCCTTCATTTACAATATCCTTTTCTTCTGTCATTAAATACCTCCTAAGTTATAATTTTACATTTTAATTTTGCACAAATGCCTGTGCGAGTCATCATATATAATAAGGAAGAAACTCTACCCGATTATATTCTGGATCAGCTCATAATACTTTGTTCTACCGACATACGACTTATGTTCTGCATCTTTTAATTCTTTCTTTAAAGTACATATATCTTTCTGATTATCCATGCAATTCTGCATCACTTCTATGTACCGAATACAATTCTTGATCTTTCTGTGTAATTCCTGTAAGGTTTTAAGATACCCAACAATCACTGCACGTTTCGCAGCATCAATCTTTTTAAACTCAATCGCATGAAGAATATCACTTCTGGCAGAATCGGCATATGATAATGCCTGCTCTAATTCAAACTTCTTTTCTCCTAATTGATCTGAGTCATATGCTAGAAGTCCTACTATGGCTCTTTCCTCAGTCTCTATATTGTCGATCAATGTATTATCACATTCCCAATCCATAAAGCAATTTCCATTACCCTTACGCATTATTTCGCTAGATTCCATGGGTTTGCCAATTTTACCTAGCTCAATTTCTCTGGCATAAAATCCGTCTTTCATCCACGTATATTTATGCTTCAAACCTAAAATATGCTTTGCTTGTTTGGAGGTAAATTGAGTAGCTTCAGACTTACGATTATCACGAACGTATTTATTTCTTGCATGATCTCTTTTTACATAGAACTCTTCATTCGTAATTATGTATTTCATACATCACTCCTATATTTAATTGTAGTTTTTTGGAAAAATTTTCATGTTGACGAACATGTTTAGAATTGTTATAATGATTTTAAGGATATTATTATCCTTATCTATTAAACAATTCTAAATACTTAATTCGATTTTCTATCGTGCTGCCAACACGATAGATTCAAAAAAATCCTTTTTTGTTATTTATTATTTGTTTAGTTAGAATTATTAGTTTGTGTGAAAGTAGAAGTTTTGCCAAAGACTTCTGCTTTCTTTTTTGTTGTCTGTATTTTTATTCCAACATTGTATCTCTCTTTGTATGTAAATTGCAGGCATTTGATTATGTCAAATATGTCGTCCTGCTTAATATGAGAGAACAAATTCTCATCTTGAATAAATTCGATCCAATGATATGAAAGATCTTTATCTTTGCCATAGATTTTTATCTTCGCATCATCTGCCCGAATCTTATATTCGCTCAGAAACCAAGATGACATTTCTGACGAGTGTAAATCAAGTACATCAACACGCATTTGATTTGATTGATTCGCTACCAACATGTTTAATATTTGATTGTCCATATACAAAAATCCCTTCCTTTACTCTGTCATGATTTGATGCGCACGATAATTCTTGTAATCTTCATCTTGATATAGATAACTGATCGTTTTTCCAATTACCGTTTGTCTCCTACTAAAATTATACGGTACGTCATCCAATTTATATGTTTTATAGTATTTGTAATAAAAATCAATCGCAATATCATTGAACATCTTAGCGCTTAATGATCTCGCTACACCATCCTTTGGCTTAACATAATACAGTTCAGATATTGATTCAATGCTCATTCTTGATTTTAAATACTGTACAAACCCAGAATTAATAACGTCATTTTTTGACATTTTATAATAATTTAACGATTTACCAAGTGTATTAAATAAAAATCTGATATTGTAACCAATACGGTCTTGTGCTTTTTTATATTCCTGCAAATCATCACATTTGTATGATGGAATAATTATATGATCTTCATAAATATTCTCACCCATTGCGTTTTTATAGTATGCAATCATATCTAAAAAGTTTTTACCAATTGGTTTCCCTGAGATCGTTTGTTTCTCTTCGTCGATTTCAGAAAACTTTAAGTCCTTTAAGGCGTCAGCATCAATACCGTTATACAAACTTACTAGATATAGTACGATTTGTAACCTTGTTTTTTTATCCAATGGCTTTTTACGCAGAGCTAAAGCTATCAGAAGTTCGTTCAATTGTTCTTTCGATACGTAGTTCACGTTGACCTGATTGGAAAAATAAATATCAACAACGATTTGTAGATCAATAAATTTATCACTTTTGAATGGATTATATTTTATATAGTTACATTCATTTGCGTAGGTGTATAGATCTACAAGTTGGTTATATCTTTTCACAATAGAGTTCATGGTTCGATTTCTTGCAGTCCCTTTCCCTGCCCTTAACATAGCCTCTTGGATTGTTCCTGGAGCGTATGTTAAGCCCTGTTCGTCCTCTCTTGCAATATCAGAATCCAACATCCATTCCCATCCTGGTCGTGCTGACTCTGAGACTTTTGTCTTTATATAATTTTCTATAAATTCTTTATTATTCATAAAACTTTCTCCATTCTATGACGCTGCCACATTCATATATGACAACATACCATTCTGTATCATAATGGCATGTGCAATTTTTAATTGAAGAGATAAGTTGGTTACTTGTCCCCAGTATTCTAACAAATTCCGTTTTGGAATTGTTCGTCCTTGCTCACAATACACTTGAGAGTTTCTTTTAAGACCATTTACTTTATTTTTGCATATAGTAACATGTGTAGGAATCCAATTTCTTATCCTTTTAGTTAGAGGATAAACATTGATTTCCGTACTCGTACTATTGCATATATCATTTGAAAATACAATCACTGGTCGTAACCCACACAATATATGACTATCTTCTACTTCAGGTAGATCGGCAAAATATATTTCCCACACATGCGGCTTCATATATTTCCCATATTCATATTGTTTCTTTTCATCTTTGTCGTATCTCTTTCCATTTTCTTTTTTATTAGTATATCCGTTCATTTCATGTACCTCAACTTCCCTCAGTTGCATTTTCATTTCCATGAGTTAAATATACCATACCTTTATATGCTTGTCAATAGCATTTAAAGATATTTTTCAAAAGTTTAATATAACAAAGAATTTTTACACTTCTTATTATAATGCTACGACAGAACAAAATCAAGATGTTTTTCGAACAAGTGTTCTCTTTTTGTTCGAACACTTTACCTTGTGCTTGCTTGGAAGTGGAAAATACTGTCTGATTTTATGCGGCTTGTCTAATTTCCACCTCTTTTCTTCAAAGTCATAGTCACAAAAATCAAGCACTTCGTCCACATATCCATCATTATATCTGTAATCTACAATCACAGGATATGTTTTATATCTCATATAACGTGATGCGTTATCTGGCTTTAGCGGTGGAATCTCTGCCGAAATCCACACAAGATTCTGGTTTACTTTCTTTTCTTCTTTATTTTGTCTAATTGTATTTATCTTCATACAAAATTCTCCTTATGAAATTCTAATTATCTGTTCGTAAATTGCAATTGCATTATCTTCTGGGAAAGAATGACTGTTTAATCGAGTCATCCAATCCCCATGTGTGTCTCCTGTTACAAATATCATACAATAACTCCTTCCAGTAATTCTTTTAATGCTTGCATATTATCCTCATGCACTCCATTATCTTTATCTGCATCATCTTTCCCTGTATCATAAGCACACTTGATAATCTCCATTACTCTATCATAGCTCACGTTAATAACATTTTCCCTCAGTCCATTAAATGCTCCGCTGATAATATCCTTGTATGTCTGAGCGATATCGTCAAACAATACATGAGTTTCCTCCTCTGTAATTGTAGCATATAAAAACGTCATTGCAGGGCTACTATGATTCAATAATCTCATAAGTGTATACAATACGTTCTGATCATCTTTATGATCAACAAGTGTCCAATACACAAAGTTCTTTCGTAGTGTATGTGTACCAATGTTATCCTCAATTCCAACTGCTTTAGCACCTTTTTTAACAAAGTCTAAAGCATTTGCTTCTGTCATGTGTCCTGATCCAGATTTACATGTTCCGAAAACATAATCATCCATTGGCACTTCGCCATCAATCTTGACATCATATTTAGTTCCTGCGACAGCTTCAAAGAAAATATCCACTGCTTCGGTTACTAAGTCGTTAAAGTATACAGTTCTAAATTTCTTTGTTTTCTTTTCCTGCTTACGAGTCTTATCTTCCAATAAATCGCCCCATTTGAGTCTAACAATATCAGAGATACGATATGCTGTATTGTTTCCAACTGTAACCAAAAGATTGTTTCTGGCAGCTACATATCGTTTGTACTCTGTGTACGATTTATCAATCTGGTCTCTAAAATATGCATTAAAGGCTGCAAATTGTTTTCTGTCCTTGATCGGATACACTAAAGATGATACGCCTTTTTGTTTGTTAGATCGAGTCCATTTAGGATTTCCGTCCTTGCGTCTTTTAATCTTTGTTTCAGATTCTTCTGCGTTATTATTATTTACTGTTTCAATAACTTCAAACTGTATTGCTGCCATGATAATCTCACCTCTCTTAGTTGTTACACTGTTCACGTACTTCTGGTTTAATTTCTACCTCGATTAATTCCATAATTCTCACTCCTATTCTCTAAATTTAGACAAAACAAAAAGAAGCCCATAAGCTTCTCAAAATTGCCATTATTCAGTTCGCAAATCATTATCCGTCATACAGGTTCATCCCGTCATTTGCTTCTCAAAAAGTTGTCTTTCCAACGCACCGAAATCATAGTCACGATCACACTCCAAACGTGAAAGGTTTGTTGTCTTAGACTTTTGTTTAGCGTTCTTCTTAGCTTGATTACGTTCCCAGTTTCGTACTGCTGCCTTCCAGTCTTGCATTTTGCTATTGCCAATCATCCAGTCTTTGGCTGTGTAGTAATCCACAAACTCTTCTGGATCAATCCCGTTGTTTCTTTGTTGGCAATATCTGGAGACTTGCTCGCAATCAGGCGGTCTGAACCGCTTTATATTATTATTATATTTATATTTATTATTATTCTTTACTTTCTTTTTATGTGTCGCTTCTGCGTCGTTTTTGTGTCGTTTCTGTGTAGTTTTTTCATCTACAAAACCTTGATAAACACTGTAATTTACTATGGTTATGACTGTCTTTTTAGTGTCGCTTTTTACATGTATGATACTGTCGTTTTCCAGTGTCTTTAAAAATTTGACAACCTTTGAATTGCTCCATCCCCATCGATCACACAATCTTCTGATCGAAGTAACTACCGATCCTCGCTCAACTGTTTCTAAATTTCCATCAATGTATTTCGATTGATCATTATATCCTGCGAGAATCAATAAGTCAATCATTGCTTGTCCTCTGGCAAATGGTTTATCTTCCCATAACCAGTGATCTGTAATTTTCCGATGGAGTTTAATCCATCCTGTATTACTCATGGCATCACTCCCATCTATATGCAGAGATAAAATTCTCCTTTCACTGTTTTAAATGCTTACCTGTTAATTCATCAATTGCATAATGTGTCATAAATTCATCATAACTCATTATACGTTTACCACAGTCACAGCATGTCATACATTTATTATATGTACAGCATTCAATAATTTCTTCATCTTGAAAATGTCCATCAAAACTATATATATCGGTTCCAGTAGCTTTAAACCTAACAGCCATTCCACGATCACTTCCGCAGTGCGGACATTTTGTTATTGGTTTTCTCATTTAGCACCTTCTTCTAATTCTATCTCTTTAATTTCATTCTGTTTAATCCAACGATCAGAAATTTCCGCTAACATATTAATATACGAGATAGGGAAATTTCCATTATAAATTTCTTTTCGTTCCTTATAAAATTTCAACAACTTATCATCGCTCCAGCTTTTGAACTGATTACTCACGATATTTTCTTTCTTCATATTTTCATGTTCTCGAATCCATCGCTTGCCGATTTCTTCCAAGACTATATATTGTTCTAAAAAAGTTCTATCGCTTCTTATTCCATGTGATCTTGCTTGAAGATTTAACTTTCCCTGCTCTAACAGTTCTTCGTCTGTATATTCAGACATGCACTTGTGGTCATTTAAATCCACCATCTATACCGCCTCCCATCAAATTTTCGTTTTATTCTTCATCAAGTTCCATATGATTTACATCAACAGGATTCTCTAATTTTAAAATATCTTCTTTCTGTTCTACAAGAGCTTGTTGAGCTATTGCATTAATTTTATTCTGTGCAAAAGCCTCGATTTCTCCTTTAGCTTCTGTAATTGTTTTGTCTATCTGATTTTGGAATTGATCAAAGATAAATTTTGAACTAGATTCCATACCTTGAGTCACGTTGGCAAGTCTTCTCAGGATCATTTCTCGATCGCCTTTTCCAATAGATTTCTTCGTAGTAAAAAGCTCCTTGACTTCATCATAAAATTCTTTTGCATCGCTCATACGCTCGTTCATAGACTCTTTAAATTCATTTGTTATCTGCTGTCTTTTATTGATAAAATCCGCTTCGTTAATACGTCCTTTACCACGTAAATATTTAATAGTACATGGAGTACCTGTTCCAACATTCATAGAAGTAATTAATTCCGCAAATTGTGATTGCGACATTTCTACTTCCAGAATCTCATCTTCTCCAACATACCTATCATCATTGAGTCCCCTTATAACCACACCTTCCTTTAATACCATATGGATTGTATCGTTATGCTGAATGCTACTGCCAAATAAATTGCTATGCCCGCCATGAGTACGATTGAATGATAACATTCCAAATGATGGGTGTTTATATGATGTTCCAAGAACATCTTCTGATATTATATAATCTCCTTCTTTCCTAGCATTTTCTCTCATTTATCCAACTTCCTTTCTATCAAAGTTTCATTTTATCTTATGATCGTCACATCCCCATACCGCTTCATAGCAGACATCTAACATATCTCTTACGATTTGTTTCCTCTGACTTAACTTTTCTTCTTTTTTTTCAATATCCTCTTTCTCACGCAATAAATGCATATATTTTTGATACGGCATGTTTGTATCTGCTAGTTTTTCTTCTATAGCGATCCTTTCATTAATTACTTTTCTTAATTTATTACCTAATTCCTTATGCTTATCTTTAATCGCTTTAATGACTGCATATTCATACATTCTTTGATATTTAGACTCAAATTTTCCATCTTTGAATTCATAACGATCCTCAACCTTGCAGGCATCTAAAATCTTATCTCCGTTTTCTCTGCACTCATTTAACAATTCCATCAAAGCTTCTTCATTATCAAATGTCGCATAGCCAATACCATCTTCTTTTGTTTCGTAAACACACATATATGGTTTTTCTGGTGTATATGCTTTAAATTTTTCCATTTTAATCACTCCTTTTTAATTACTTTATTCCTTACAAGCTACAATGCAAGTTGGAGCGTTATACTCTCCAATATTCACATAAAACTTATTTAATATAGATTTTAGTTTCATATATACTCCATCTCTTCTCATTTCATCCTCTGTCTTTACATTAGAATATATCACAATATAATCAATAGGTTCATACACAACTGTCTCCATGCGTTTGATATACTGCTCAACACCGCTTTCTATAAATTTGATATCATCTGTTTCAGCACAAATACAGCCATATGGAATCCAACTTTTAGAAACATTCTGTCCTTTATAGATAATCATTAAAGCTCGCTTTGATTCACACTGATTCATTAACTGCATTAACAGTTTAGATTTTCCATTGCCCTTTAATGTTAATATTTCCATTTCACATCACCTCAATTTCTAAATTCTAATACCATGTTCTGCCTCATATCTACACCAACAATCAAGATATCTATCTTCATCATTAATATCTAAATATTGTTCGTACTTATCCATAAGTGGATACATTTCGTTATAACAAATATCTTCGTTGATAAAGCTCCAAATATCCATATAAATTGTATTATAAAAATCTTCTGGGACATAATTATATACATCTGCACAGATGATTTCCACCTTATCACTCAATGGCAACTGACTTGCTACCAAATCAATAACTTCCTGATTCTTTTCCACTACGGTAATCTTATCTATCATTGGATCATCTTGAATCGCAAGTAAAATCAAACCAATTCCAAGTCCACCAATAAGAACTTTTCCGTGGGCATTTGTTACAAAATCTTCATTAGTCCTTTTTTCCATTGGTGTATTAGACATTAAGACGCTGCCACGATGTTCTAATCTTACATAATCTCCTGGTGTAATTCCATGACACATGGCATACCCATCATGATTGCTTATTATAAAATGAGATAATTTAAAATCTCCAATCTGCCTATCTTTTAGAATTTTGCTCATATCTTTATACATATATCTATCTTCCATTTTTATCATTCCTTCTGATCAAATATTTGTTTTATTTTATCATATCTCTTTCTTAGTTGTCATTACCATCCCTTTTATCTTTTCGTTCACGAGACTTCATAATAAATTTATAATAATCTTCATAATCTTTAAATGACTTATAGTTTCCAGTATAAACATCAAAACACTGTTCATTTCTAACCATTGTATAATCGTTAGCAGATACAATAAGGTAAACATCTAAAGGTTCTTCTAATACAATATCAAATAAATCCATTTTAATTTCATTTATGGTATCTACGCTTAATCCACTATCGACTGCATCAATAAGAATAAATAATTCTTTTTCATCCTTCGTTTTGCACATAGCAACTGTATTTCCAATTTGTCCTGCAAGTCTACCGATGTTTTGAATAATTCCTTCTCCCTCAGATGAACAATATTGCTGTGCTACTATGTCAAAATTTCCAAGATATACAGCATCTGCTATTGTATTATGTTTGTTATCAGATACATTATCATAGTTCATACAGCTAATACCTTTGTCTGTAACGATTTTTTTAATCTGTTGTAACAAAGTTGTTTTTCCACTACCATTGCACCCAACTAATACGGTTAATCCAGGATTAATTTCAATATTCTTTTTCCGAAACATTGTTTTCTTATTTCCATAAGGATTTGTTTCAATTTTAAATTTCATTATTCTTCCTCTTTCTTATTCACTAATAATTTCCACAGCAGCTTCATAAAATCTGTTATATAAAATTGCATTAGTTTTAATAAGTTGAGATTTAGGCACTCCATGAGCATACTCGTCCCAATTAACACCGTTTTCTGTCATCTTAGTATAGATTTTCCGATAAACAGAAGTTCCGCCTTTAGATTTATTTCCAATATGATTAGCATAATTGGTAATCTTGATCTTCATTTCTTCCCAATCAGGCTGTGCATTTTCTTTCCTGAACTGTCGCAAAAGTTTTTCCAATGAATTGACTAACAGATCAGGATATTTGTCATAGCAAAGATCAATCGTTGGTACATTACCTCTTTCGCTAATATTATATTTCTCCTTGTATTCTTTCCGATCCTGCTCCCACACAATTCCATATGTGTTAGTGAGATACCTGTACACTTCTTTAAGAATATCTCTAGTAGTTGTTCCTAGTTCGTCAGATTCTTTGAGAATATCATCAATAATAGAATAGACATTGGATTTCCATTCATTGAGTTTGTATTCTGCAATAACACTTTCAGTATCTACGACTGGAATATCTTTCGTAGGTTTGCCAATCTGCTTATACAATTCTTTCCGTTCGGCTTTCATCTCTTTCACAATGTCTGCTAATTGATTGAAACCTTTGATAGTAACATTGTATAGGCGTTCATTGTTTCTTTCCATCTGCCTCATAAGTTCTGTCTGTTCTGTAAGAAATTGCTCTACTGTCGTTACAGGAGTTCCTGTTCTTAAATTTCCATGACGATAAGCTTTGATAACATTCCATGCCCAGTCCATAAAGGCATCTGCTTTTGGCTGACGACTTAATCTACATATTTCAAATACTCCCAACTCATTATATACAACTGTTTCCCTATTCCTTCCATCAACCGTCCTCGTTTTGAGGACACTTGATTTTCCAATAAACCGAGCCTTGTTCTTATCGTGAATATTTTGAATTGCTTTTCTTGGATCTGCATATTCCAGTGCTTCTCCAATTTGATTTCTTGTCATCCAAATATCATCCTCAGCACTATAAAAATCACACGATAAATCATTAAAATTTTCCGTTTTAACTAACTGTAGGTTCATTCTTCATCTTCCTTTCTAAACTGTCTTATTTTTCTCTATACTCATTATTTTTGTATGCTTTAATTCCGTAAACCAATAGAAATAAAATCAACATTTAATTCCAACTATTAGTGTGTCAATCCTAATAGGAACCTATTCTATTCCTATTAGTTCTCTATGTAATCAACACCTTATCTATTAACAATTATATGCTTAGTTAATCATTAGTTTGTGTATAATAAATTTGACAAAGAACCGACCTGCCAAATCGGTTCCTGTCAAATATTTCCGTAAAATAAAAAGAACCTTCCCCTTCCGTTCGGTTCTTTGCCAAAATTATTATATGGAATTAAATCAGCTGATAAATAAGCATTCCGAAAGCCACAATAACCCATAATGTCGTGATTACTTTCATAGGCTTCATAATAGCCTCTAATATTTCCTCTAATATGCCTATATACTTCTTTAAATATACTTGATTATATTCATGGTCAATTTTTCTTAATAAAATCCACGTCAAGAAAACAATCACATATAACACAAAAGATATTCCGCAGAACTGTTCAAAGAAATGAACAACTTGTTCTAATTCCATACTTCATCATCCTCATCTTCATTATCATATAAATTTTCCACTGGTGCTGTCTGTTGGAACATATCTGTTGGAGATAGGTTTCTAGCTTCACACATTGCACAAAAAACTTTCAGTACCTTATCCCATTCATGTTCTTGAATCCACTGTAGAAATGGTTTCTTTCCACGTTTTTTAACATCAATCTGATATTTATATTGCAAGTTCTTATAAAGCTCGTTCCACATAACAGAGAATTGTGTTCCTGTAACCGCAGCCAACTTTCTAATCCCAGCGTTCATCTTGTTTCGATCATCCCACGTTAAAATTTTCGCTGCTAATAGCTTATTATCATTCTGCAATTTCTGATTCTCTTCTTTGAGTTCTTTGTTTTGTGTTCGCAGATCCGTTACCATTGCAAGCTTGACATCTTCAGAGAATGATGGAAAATAGTGTTCAATAAACTGTGATTCTTTTCCAAAGTCAACTGCACCGCCTGTCTTACGGATGTTTCTAAGGTATTCTTTGATCTGCTTCTTCATCTGCTTGGCAATCGGTTTACGTGACTGCATACACACTTCATAGAGTCCATCTTCTGTGAGGAACCAAAATGGATTGATGGTCTTTCCAGTAGAATCAATCTGACCTAAATTTGACCCGCTAACATTATTAGCGGTTAAGATTTTGGTCTTATATTTTTCTTCTGAATCAATCGCCTGTAACATTTTATCCGTTCTATAACTTCCATCAGGACGTTTACTATAATCAATCCATTCTGCTACATCCTTCGCCAAAAATAACGGATCTTCAATACTTCTGTATAAGTCAATTCGTCTACCTAAAATTTCCGTTGTGTCAACAAGCTTAACGCCTGCCTCTATCTGTTCTTGTTCTCTCTGCTCTTCTATCGTGATATAATCGTTGATAAAAACATAATATCTCACACTCTCGGCAAGCTTTGAAGTTTCCATCAGCAAAGACAATCTGATTAAACATTTAAGAGTAAACACCTTAGTACCCTTATAACCGAATGAGATGTTTAATCCGTTCGGATACGTTACCATGATTCTTCCCTTCTGTTTTTCCGTTGCTGCGTCCTGACCGTCAATGATCTCCTGCACCGTCTTAACTTCCATTCCATCGTCTAAAAACTCTTTGCGATACTTTGTACACAGCCTCTTAACCTCGTCAACATCTCCATCAAAGAATCGTGCTACCTGTTCCGTAGTAATATAATCTCGTCCAGGAAGCCACGGGATCGGCTTGATTGTAACCTGTTTTAAAAGTTCTGTGTTCTGCACCAACTCATCCCTCTTTGCTTTGTCCAAAATTGGATCGCAAGGGATTTCCATTTCGTTTAGATTCATAATCAATTCCACCTTTCTTATGTAAAAATTTGTATTAAAAAAGACACTCTGGAATTTTCCATAAGTGTCCTAGTTGCCTATATTAATTTTTTATCTTCCGTTCCAAAGATCGGAAAAGAACTTATAAATTCCATACAGAATAGCAACAAATGCTATAACCATTAAAATTCCATAGCCACCACCTAAGATAGCTCCTAACATATATTCCAAACTATCCTCTGGAACGATAAATATAATTATTAATAATAAAACCAATGGCATAATTTTACTCTCCTTTGCTAAAAAATAGGCACTATTAAAAGTGCCTATTGACAATAAATTAATCGTTTTTATATATATTATTTATTATAATTTGGTCTATCAGTAACATTCAATACTTGAATAAGTGCATCTTGTAACACTTTAGAAACATTAATTCCAGAATGTTCTGCTTCATAATTTAACCAACTAGGTAATGCAACATTTCTTCTTACAGATTTTGTATCAATTTTTCTTCGATATTCTGTTGAATCAATATCAACCAATGAAACAATAGTTTCTCCTTCATCAAAAAATGTGCTTTTCGCAATATCGATATCTGTAATATTTGTTGGTTTAGGAATTTCCACCTCTCTATCTTCCATAGAAACACAAGTTAATTCCATTGCGTCTCGTGCCATTTTAATAGCATCCGACATATCTTTTCCTTCCGTTAATACATTTAAATCTGGTGCCTCAATTAAATATTTTCCGTCATCGGTTTTTGTAAATAGTACAGGATATACTGCTTTCATATTTTCACCTCTATTCTTATATATGATTGCAAACAAGATTTCCCAAGGGCAGGCTGTATTATAACAGCCCGTTCCTTCTTAGAATCTCTTTAGCAAGTCTTTCATCAACTTCCTTGTGCCGTGGAACTGATTCAACTTTGTTTCCTTTGATGTAGATATCATGGTTACCGCCATGTCTGTCAAAGACAAATCCGCCTGCTTTGAGCTTCTTGATTAAATCTTTCTGCTTCATTGTATTGTCTCCTTTACTTACTTATATTATACACAATATCTACACACTGTCAATAATATTTTACACACTTTTTACACAATATTATTTTAATAAAATTGACATTTAATTTTCATCATCAACAACATTCATACAAACTTTTCTTGCGTCATCCCAAACATTACGGGCAATCGTTCCAATACGAATTGCTTCTGTTAATTCTTCTGCTTCTTCTTTTAATCTTTTATACTGTTTGTATGACATTTCTTTTGTATAGTTTTCTGCTTGCATCAACTCCAAATTAACATTTTCCAACTTTTTAGTTAAATCAGATAAATTGTAAGATGACTGTCTATATTTAATTCTTATTGCCATCATAATTTCTGTAACGTATTTTTTATCATTCATAATTTCCATCTCCTATCTGCAAATAGATCCATCTGCGTTGACAAGTTTGTTTTCCATTTCTGCATTATCATCTGCAATATTCTGTAATACATGGAACAGCGGATCATCTGCCTTAGATAATTTTCCAATGCTTTCAGTCAACATTTCCATATCTTCTTTATAATCATCTACAAACGTGTTATAGTCCATTCCTAAAGACATATTAAATAAGATGTTTGCGATTCTTTTTGTTTCATTATTTTCCATAACTAATCACTCTCCTATCTAATTAAGTTATCGTTTATTCATGTATTTCTTTTCCAAAAACGCCTTATAATATTCAACTTCATCAAATCCATTATTTGCCATATCACGCAGTGTTGAATAAATCATTTCTGCAAGTTCTTCTTTAGTATATGATTCATACACTTCATCAGATGTTAAATCTTCATCTTCGCTTCCAATAAAGTAAAACCAAAATTCTCCAATCTGGCAAGCAATACAATCATCATTTGAATTATTGATAATTTCCACTGTTCCATCACACAATCCTTTAAAAATCATTTCTTTCAATGTCATAATATTTCCTCCATTCTTCTTAATTGCGATAATTTCCTGTTTTGTTTCTGTATTCATAATCTTACTCTCCTATTTTTAAATAAACTTTCTAAAATCATTGTGATAAATTCGATCGAGTTCTCTGTATAATGAACCGTCGGTAACATGAATATCATCCGTACTATCTACGATTTTTCCGTCTTTGTAAGTAGAACAAGTTACCAAATTAAACTCATCGGTTGCTCTGCAATAATCCACATCTTTGTGGATGTATAATATAAGATTGGCTTTTTCTCCAAAATAAAGAACTTTTAATTTTTCTTCTGCTTCTAATTTCTCACAACAATCAATAATACAATCAATATCTGGTCTTTCTAATTCATAAATCATCATAATTTCCACTCCTATTCTGCGATAAAACTTTTCTTTTAACTCAAAAAGCGGCACCAATGTAGATGCCGCTTTACACTAATTTATTCCATTGACTGTTTTAAAGTTTTGATGTTTTCTAATACCTCATTAAATTTGTCAATCATATTAATATTCACTGGAAGAAGTACAATCGTATATCCATTATCAATAATTTTACATGGTGCTTTATCACTCATAACTTCCAGTGTAAACGTATCATTTTGAATAACTTTTAAAGCATCTAATACAAAGTTCGGATCGAATCCAATCACAAAATTTTCTGATAATTCATTGTTCTTTGTGTCGAGAAAATCCATTGATGACTCATTATGTTTGTTCTCACAATAAGATACTAATTTGTTTTCTTTATTATGTAGAAGCATTGGAAATCTTGAACCTTTAACATGATTTACATTATACTTTGTAATTTCCATTAATTCTTTTGTTACAAGCTCTACTGATCCAGTCGGTTCAATCCCTTTTAAAATTCCATCTACATCAAAATATTCTCCATCTACCATTTCAATAAAGAAAGTAAAATCATTTCCAGTAAACTGTACATAATCTTGATTGGCTTGAATCTCTATGTTATTCTTATTCCCCTTTAATGAATTTTTAAGCATTGTATATGCTTTCAATGGGATATTAATTTCCGTAAGTGTTGTATCTCCAAACATATATTCAGATAAATCTTTTTGAATAATTCTATATCCATCAAGCACAGTCATTGTTTTGTTTCCAATATTCAAATTAAAGCAATTCATAAGTGGTTTTGCATCTGACAACTCTTTATTAAATAATGAAAGTTTTTCCATCATCTCAAAAAGATCATTTCCTGGAATAATGGCAACGTGTTGTAATTTTTTCAGTCCATTGTAGATCACGTTGACTTCTGATCCTATAATACTCTGCACTTTCTTATCGGCTTTTACGATAAGTTTTCCATCGTGTTTGTGAAAATCAAAAGTAAAATCTTTTGCTTTCAATTTTGATATTTGTTTTAATTTAGCAAATGGTACAACGAATTTTCCAATATCATCACAAACACTGTCTTTTACGATAACCATTCGTGCATCTGCTGTATTTGCAATAAATGTCACAACATTTCCACCCATAAATACAATGCAATCATCTGTTACACTATTCTTAATTGTTTTTTCCAGTTTGCTTATCACTTCTTTAAAATCCTTTGTATTTAATGTAAATTTCATATCTATATACCTCATATCTTTCTTTCAAATGTTTCTTTTATTTTCCATTGTTGTCCGTTTTTTCGGGCTGCGTTTGTTCCGACGAATTTCGTTGATACAAAACCCTTGCAATTAATGGAAAATCTTTCCCATAAAGGACGAATTTCGTTCTTTTAAAGTCCATTTTTCGGACATTAGAACTCCGAGTTTTCTATTCTTCTTCCTCAAACCATTCAGGCTGTCCATCAATATAACATCCGCAATCTTCTGCTCCGAATTCTAATTCAGTAGGATCAAAGCAGATGTTGTCCATCATGTAAGTTTTAATCTCTTCTTTTGTAAGATCTACATTGTGTTTTTCAGCAACCGATGTGTAAAAATCATCAAGTATATACGTATCAGGATTTTCCATGATACCGCTAATACTAAATTCTTCTGCATAACATTTTCCGTTAATTTCTACAACGTCACGCCATGTAAATTTATGTTTCTTAAATTCATTAATAATGTCACTTGCAATCATTCCGACAATCGGCTGTTTTCCACCTTGCTGTCATTCTAGCTCACAGTTAACTAATTCCACTACATCAATATCCAGTCCGTTCTCTGTTTTCACGATTGCACTATAATAATCTCTATATTTGTTCATAATTTCCATTCTCCTATTCTTCTATAAACTCTTTTTGATTTTTATTCTTTCACATTCAGGTATTATCTCAATAAATTCATCACAATTTGTAAGCCGAAAAATCAATTCAATCCAATATTGCTTATTGTTTATATCTGTACAACATGCTTCTAATTTACAATCATGTCTTGAATAAAGCGTCAAGCATAGTTCAATATTTTGAACAATAGCATCTTCTGGAATATCTTTATCATCTGCATATATTCTTAGTAAATCATCAATTCCGTTTTGATCTAACTCGTAACCATAAAATACCTGATAAGGTTTATCTGTAACATCCAATTCGTTAAATGTAATTTTTGTAAAATCTAACATAATCTATTTCTCACTTTCCGTTAAATCTGCATTTTATTTTCCATCAAAAAAGGAAGATACATCTCTGCATCTTCCTAGATTACTTTGTTCTTGTATTAAATTTTCCGTTATTCTTTTTCCCCAATAAGCTGGATGATACAGCCAAAATCTCCAGCACGATATACTCTAATCTGATCCGCCCTATAATCTGCTGTCAATCCTTCATCGTCATAAATCTTAAGCCATGCCTTGAAGCCTGATGATGTTTCATATTCCATCTCTAATGTATAGTGATCTCCGATCGTTGCGTTCTCGTCCACGATATAAGCATTATATCTTCCATCACAACCAAAGTCTAAAATCTTTGCTTCTAATCCGTTCTTTGTTATTCCAACAAAAGTTAATGCTGCAATGTCGCTGTCTCCGATAAATACTTTCTCGTATTCTTTATATGATTTCATAATTTCCACCACCTTATTCTATAAACAATAACTAATTAACCATTCTTTTCCATCGTACTTTACAAAACTATACCCATCCATTGGAATTTTTGTTTCCAACATCTTCTTAATTTTCTTATCAGCTTCAATTTCATCTGCATCTTCATGAAAATTTTTCATAAATTCAAAATTTTCTGTAAAATCTTCTAATGTATAAACAACTGTGCCATTGTTTAAATGCTTTTCTGCTTCTTTTCTAGTACAGCCATCTTCCATTAAAATTTCAACATTTTTTTCCATAGCCCAGAGTTCTTTTAAAAGCTGGATCACAAATTCTGGATATTCCATAAAGTAATACCATTCATAAGCTGATTCTATCTGATCCATTTCTTCTCTAGTGAGATCTTCATAGTATTCGTCGGTATATCCGTTTACATTTGCCCACGTTTCAAAATCCATTGCCGTTTTCTGAAAATCTTTAACCTTATCACTGATCCGCTTCAAGTCATTCTCTTCAATCGTGATTAAAGGTTTTCCGTAGTCATCGTAAAGATCTTCCCATAAGTCGTTATTCCATTTTGATTTTGGTTCATGCTGTATGTAAATGTTTGTTGATCCATTTATATTCCAGCCCGTTGTAGCAACTAATTTTCCACTTTCTTTTTCTACTCCATAAAACATTCCAGGCTTCACGCAAAATCCAGCGTATGAAGCATGGTTAAAATGTTCTGGCAAGATCATTTCTTTAAATTCGTACATAATTTCCAGCCTTTCTGCCTATTTAGGACTTTAAAATATTAACTGTTCTCTTATATTATACACGATAATTTCAATCGTGTGAAGTAACGAGGTGGGAATTGAACCCACCGATAAAAGCACTCTTTTATCTACCATACGCCACTATAAATTACTTTTCTTTACATACTCTAATTGTTTTCTGATAAGCTAAGTAATTGTTAGGATTTCCATCATATGATCCATTATTTTCGTATAAATCAATATATGGAATTCCATCCATATTATGTCCGTTTCTAATGGTTTCGCCTTCTGCAATTCCTATAACGGTATGTCTTTCATATTTTCCATACAATTCATTCCAATAATAAACAACGTCACCGACTTTTAAATCCGTGACGTTCATTTCTTCTGAATGTAAGAATTCTTTTCCTAACTGTTCTTTAGTCGGCATATTTTCGTCAATGGTTTCTAAAAATTCCATTAAGTCATATTCCTCATGATCTTCTTTGATAACTATATCAGGATTCATATGGTTAACAATTTTCCAACCTTCAATCTCATAGATTCCATTATCAAGCCATAATTCCTCAACTTGTTTGGGTGTCGGATTATTGTCAACGATCTCAATTCCTACTGAAACATTACCGCCAAAGAAATTTCCAATCACTTGTGCAAGCCTAGCAATTCCGTAGCTATCAGTTTCTGGACTTCTGTATCCTTTTAATTTACAATATGTACAAAAAGCATTTACAGAATCATAACCACAATTCCAATGCACATATACGCCTAACGCCTGGTTCTTTCCTTTAATAATTGCACGATTTCCCATAATTAAGTGCCTTCTTTCTTTATTCTTTTGATTTATATTTTCCATAAAGTGACGGGATAGGAATCGAACCTATCACAAATTACCATACGCCACCGTTTTCCCGTTCCAATACGTCACTACCATCAACCAGTAGTACAGTCTTTCCGTTCATATAAAGTAACTATTAGCTTCAATAGTCGAGTCTTTCCGTTATGGTGTAGTCTGCTTCATTACAGACAGTAAAAGCCTTTAATTGGCTATGTAATAAACTATGTACGGCATACAGAGAAGTTGAATAGATTAGCTGGATCTTCTTTTAAAATTTCCGTCATGTCGTTGACTGCTTCTTCTTGCGTTCTGTATTTCCGAAAAATTCCGAACGTGTTCTTGAATAGCAAGAAATATTTGTAGCCAAACAAATCATCGTCAATTCCAGCGTTTGGCGGATTTTCCGTAAAGTATAACGTGTTATACTTGCGTTCTACGTGGCACACAAGTGCTATCATTGTCGTTCTGCGACTCATTTTTTCCACCTACTTTCTATTCTTCTTTATATTTAAAATAAACATCTACATTGTTCTTATCATCGTGGCTCCAACTAGATCCATAATATTTTCCACTTGCTCCGCAATCTTCAAGATCAAACTCACAGCATAAATCATTATATTCATCGGGTGTATCACAAAAAATTTCCGTTCTACCATCGGGATATGTATTTCTTGTTATCATAATTTCCAACTCCCTTCTTATAATCTTTCCATCAGTTCTACCGCTAAGATGTACGCCACATACTTCCATACGTTCACATAGTCCTTTAGATCTTCCAGTCTACATTGCAATGCCGTGTGAATCATTCCATCGCAGAAGCCCTTGCATTTAAGTTCTGCGATAAGATCACGTTTTGCAATCGGTGGCAAGGCAGATACTTTGATTTTTCCAATATCAAAAGTATTTCGTTCTTCCTTCTCAATTGTCTGAATTACTACTGTTTTGCATTCTGTCATCTTTAAAATTTCCATTTTGTGTACCTTCCTTTTTATAAATCATTTCTTAATGTTGTTAAATTCCATTCAATAAATGACGAATCATCGTTTACTTGTTCAATACGTGCAAAACTTCCATCATCAGATATATTGACAAATAATCCATAATCGCTATAATCCTTTTCAGAAACACTCATATCAATTTCCAATTCTCTACATTCTATGTTTAATTCATGCTGATATTGTTTTCTAATAAATGCAACCGCTTCTTCTTCTGTACTAAAAACATAAAGCGGTGAATCACAATCAAAACTGTAATAAACAGATACAAAGTATAAATCTTTTAAGTTCTTTTCCATTCTATCGTTCCTCCTATTCATATAATTCATACGCAATTCGATTGACTTCATCTTTGATATTTTCCACAATAGATTCTTGACTTTTCGTGACGTTATCTTCACACCACGTTTTAAAATCTGATACCCCATTCTCTCCGCAATCGTGAAAGAAATTTTCCATTAACTCTAGCACTGCCGTTCTATCATAAATGCTTACTTTGACTTTAATTTTACCCATTCTATTGTTCCTCCTGGTTATTTCCACCAATTTTTATATACTTCTATAATGTCATCAGAATTATTTTCAAAATCTTTTCCCTGCTTATAGATTGATATATCAGTTGCTTTAATCTCATCACTATGTAACCACTTCATAGCTTCTCTAAGTTGTTCATACCCGTAAACTTCATAGCTATCCCTATACCCATTCTTATCTTCATAATAGATAAGATACGTTGCACGATGATTCATAATCTTCCATCCTCCTATGCCGTAATCAGTTCATAATCTTCCAGTAGCTCCATCAGGTTTGCTTTTTTCCATCTATGTAAGACTCGATCACCCGTTTCATTTCTAATCGGTTTGGCAAGCTGATTCCCGTTGTGATCTTTCTTCCATTGCATAAACTGTTTAATGGAATTGTGATAATATCCATCGTTATGGACTTCTATATATTTATTTTTATTTCTTTTGTTTCTGTATATAGCAATCGTTGTCATGCCGTTCTACTTTCTTTCCTATTCTGTATCTGTATCGTCAAAAAATCCAATGCAAGCAAGCATATAGACAGCGGTAATCATTAATAAGAACGCTTCTAGTATGAAGGCTCTAGGGATTCTTATAAACGTAACAATAGCCATCGCAATCCATACAATCGCAACGACTATTTCTGTTAGTTTTGGTTTATGTAATTGTGTCTTATTTTCCATTATGTTTTCCTCCTGGTTAAGCCAATGACAATATTGTTTCCATATCATCTAAATTATTCCAATTCATAAAATCATTAGAACGGTAAACAATGTCAATTTGTTTTGCATCCTCCGTATTTGGATATTGGATCAAAAAGTCCATGTAACCGCCTACCGTTTTATTTCTTGAATCTTTCTTGTATAACTCATAGGCGTGTAAGAATGACTCTTTAAACTTGTCATTATGGAATCGGAGTACCATTGTTTGGTATCCGTTGTTAGGTGTTTTCACGCCGTCAAACAAATACAGATCATGTTTTCCTAGTAAGGTACACCCTTCTTTCTTGTTTTGTTCTCTTTGTTCGTGCAAGGCTTTTTGTTCTTCCTTTTTGCGTTCTTGTTCTTTCCACATTTTCATATGATGAATATCGAGTGATAATTCATTATGAATAAGTCTATCCATAATGTTTTCAATGTCGATTGCGTCAACATTTTCCATAAGCAACCAGCAAACCGCCTCCAGCTTATCGGGTGCAAACTCATCATATTTTACACAACGATTGACATCTAAATTGTGATCGTAGATCGTTGTACCATTCTTAATGATTTTTAGATATGTAATTGCATCAGTTTTGGGAACGTAGCTACTTTCCCATGTTCCAATTTTTCCAACGATCTTGACACCGTACATATCAATTAGATTTACGGCGGTTGTTCCTGGTTTAAATTCTCTATAAAAATTATTCATTATTCTTTCCTCCAGCTTTCTAAAATTCAAATTGAATAGGATTATAAAAACCAATTTTCTTACATCTTGTAAGATCAATAAGATCATATTTTTCTATTTCTTTCGGTTCACTTTTTCCATATGGTGTAATAGTGCCTTGTTGAATTGTGCAAGCCAACATTTTACAATCGTTGTCCTGGATATAGTGTTTCCATTCTTTATAGACTCTTAATCTATCTTGTAGATCGTTGACATTGGCTTTTAAGTCTCTTGTACAGTAATAGCGGTTTGAATCTTTCACAAAGAAGCAAAATGTAATATGCTTTACTTTCTTTTCTCTTGCTTCTTTGCGTTCCATTCTTTTTAGCTCTGCGACAACTTCTTTATACTTTCCACAAACGGCTTTATATTGTAGATCACTTTTTTTGTTGTGATCTGCGATCTTTATTGGTTTGTCGTTCAGTTTGAACCATACGCTTTCAGGTGCATATGTCTGCCCACCAAATGAAAATGATTCATATCTTGATTTTTTCTTTCTACTCATATCTTTCCTTCTTTCTGCCATTTACGGGACTTTATTTCCATTTATAGGTTCAACAAAATAGACAAGCCGTGTTTTGACTTGTCTATAATATTCAATCTATAAATACGCTACAAACTCTGAAAAATCAACTGTATCATATAAGTTCTTGATTTTTTCATGATACACATTGTTAAGTTCTTTTTTAGTATTAACCCATGAAATACCGTCAAAAACTTTTTTTGCTTCTTGCAAGATATATTGATAAACCATAGGAGAAAGATCACAAACAATTGTTTCTGATTCTTCAGTTGGGTCAAAAGATTCAAAAAACCCAACGTCAATCTTCTGTTGAATGAATTCTTCTAATGTTGGAATATAAATAGATTTTTTAAAGAAGTTTGCAAGATCCTTTGCACGTTTTACCTCTTTATTAAAAAATTCTAACAACTTTCCAGCCGTTAGAATTTTAATCTCATTGTCGTCGTATTTATCTTCATATAAGTATTGCTTCATCTTAAAACACTCCTTTTATTTCTCTAATATGGCTTAACAATAGTTCCATAGATTGCATGGAATAAAGTATTTCCGTATTGTTCATTTTTGCATCCGCTTAATTCCTTAAGGCTATTTCTCATATTTTCATATACTTCCTGGAATTCTGTATATGCTTTTTTAGATACTTCTAACTGTTTTTCTAATGAAATAAGTTTATCTTTTAAGTGGTCAATTCTATCATTGATTTTTTCTTTAATCTGATTTACGTCATAAAGAATAGGTATATATTGCCTATTCTCGTATTTTGTTTCATGGCAAAAAATAGAGTCGTGTTCATAACCGCTGAACTCAGACCATCCACAGATTGATAATTCTGCACTATTATTTTTTGCCGTATATGTAGCTCCGTCAAAATTCTTTGACATATTTTTGAATGGTGCACCATCTTTTTTGGTTGGATATGTAACTTTCTCCCATTTTTCAATTAAGCACTTTGTTCTTTCGATCTGTCTTTTGATTTCTGTCTGAATTCCATCTAAATCATAATAGTTCATAATATACCTCCTTAATTTAAAATTGAAATGTAGCCGTTAAATGCTTTAGAATCAACATACCAACCACGAATATCCATTTCACGACCGTATTTTTCATAATCAAAATAATTTGATACACTTGTTGGAATATTTTCAAGTAGTCCAGCATTATCAACATACTGATAAGCAACGTCTTTCATGCTGTCGCAATCTGAATAGATGATATAGCTACCATCTTCTACAATGTCAAAGGCTTCATCTAAAGTTGATGTTTCTGAACTAATTTCATTAAATACCGTTCTTTCTTCATCTGAAAGTTCTGAATACCGTTCTCCAATTTCCTGGAGTCTTGAAAGTGGTGTATATTCTCCTAAGTCCGTTGTATCAAACTCTGCATCATAATCAGCGATAAAGTATTCTTCATATTCTGCACCAATGCCGATTTCTTTCAAGATGTTTTTGATTTCGTCTTCATCAGCAAGTGGGAAATTTACAGCTTTATCAATGATTTCTCCTTCATTGTATTTCCCTAAGTTTGTAACCCATGCTGTAAAACCGTCTTTATTTGTGTTCGTGTTCATGATTCTACCTTCTTTCTTGAAATACCCGACTTACATTAAGTTATAAAAGCGGGATTTTAAATAGTTACAATAAAAAAGACACAATCTTTTTTTAGATCGTGCCTTTGGTTTACTGGTTACAATGGCAAGATACCCAACAATTCGGTTGATTGCAAGGGTGTAAACCTTTACCGCCGTTATTCTCCGGACAATGTTCACAATTGCCAATGTTATTTTCAGAGTACATAAATTTTATATACTCATTTTGTGTAAAGCTAACACCATACACGTTTCTTGTATATGGGCTGTATGCTTTATATACTTCCAACATACCGTAGTAGGCTTTTACACCTACTCTACCGATATTTCTTTTTTCTGAAGGACTTAAAAATAAAGATCCTTCATTGTTTAATTTGTTTTCAAACAATCTTACAACTTTTGTGTTTTCACTTTCTTTTTCATGATTCTCAAAATAATCTAATGGCAAAGATTCAAATGCTGTATACATTTCAATATCGTATTCATGCGTTTCTTTCCCATATGCTTCTAGCTTCATGGAAATTGTATCATCTAACCAATGACCAGCATTAAGACAATACTCTTTCTCATCATCATTTTCTAAGAAGAAATAAATTACAACTTGATTGTTTTTCATCAAAGGGATCTCATAGATTTCTGCATTTGATGGAATATTAACCATGTCCATCAATGTTCTACAAAGATTTAACAGTTCTTTACCATCTTTTTCTGTGCGATCTAGTGCTGAAGGTGGGAAAGAACAGATTTTTTCAACAATTGGCATAAAATTATTTTTATTCATAATTTCCTTCTTTCTACTTATCAGACTTGATAAGATTTTAAAATTTAATAGTTCTATAATGCCGATTAAAGCGGTATGCAAGACAGTGAACAATGTTCATATAATTTGTATACAAATTACTAACTACTAGGGTACAAGCCGTTGGCGTTCATTTATAAATACAAATATACTACTAATTGATATACTTGCCATTGTGCTATAATCAGCACTAACAACCATTAAAAAGTTGTTTAAAGTTTGAACCATGTCTTTTCTACTCTAAGACAAGAAAAGAGTTGCTACAATTTGTTACAAAAAAACAGAGTATCAAAAAATGATACCCTTAAGTTTAGATCCGTTCAATGTTATGTCTGCCCTTATATATTACAAATATACAAGTTGTCTTTTGCTTCTTGTATGTGTTAATCCTTTGATTACGGTTTATTCCCTACTCTGCCACACGGCTTCTACTCATCAAGTGTCTTTGCGTTAAACCCTTGCAACATTACTTGCATATTATCTAGGGTTCAACTTGTATCATCATACAAGACAAAAAACTATTGAATTGTGTCTGCCACTTTAAAATGAATTTTGTTTTATCAGAATTGACAAAACTTTTTAAGATATGTTATACTTAGATTGTCTAGAACTAAGTATTTTATACTTAATGGGCTTGTAGGTGTTACCAGCACTTATAAGCCTTTTTTCATTATCCTTATGTACATTTCATCATGTACAACCGTTTTATTTATTTTTAAGATTTACTTTTGTTTGCCATCCTTTCGAGCTGGTTTGTAAGTGATCGTTAATTGATTGATTTTTGAAAACTACCGACAACTCAATGTGGTTTGTTTTTTATATCTCTCTCTTAACTTGTTTATATTGTATCATAACTTTTATGTTATGTCAATAACTTTTTTGTTATTTGTTTGATTTTTTAAATCAAATTTGATACAATATATTTAACTTTTGTGATATCCTTATCACAGTTATAATATTATCATAACTTTTATGTTATGTCAATAACTTTTTAAAAAAAGGAGTGTATTTTATGGTAGTTAATAATATAAATGATATAATTAAATTGTTAAAAATATATATGGTAAACACCAATACAACGCAAAAAGACATATGGACTAAATTAAATCTAAAACAGTCTGCTGTTAGTCGTGCATTTAACGGACAAACAAATATCAAATTGCAAACATTATTAGACTATGTAAATGCCCTTGATGGGCAAATAGAAATAAACATTGTACCAAAAGAAAAAGAATCTAATATAGTAGATAATACCAGCACCAAAGATCAATAATACTGTTTACTCTACCATTATGCACCTATAAGCACTTATACAGCCGTTTAAATGCTTTAGAATGAACGTATGCAAGGATCAGTATTGTTATATAGAAGAAACACGTATATAACAGTATTATAAATGTAATATATAAGTATATCTTTTATAGTATAGTGTATAACGCTTGTCTATGTCGTAGGTGTACTCTTATATAGTATAGTGTATATGTAGTATATTTATTGATTGTGTCTTTAGGGTGCATGGTATATAGTTGTATGTTATACTATTATATGTACTTATATAGTTATAGTAGTTTGGATCTAGTTTTGCGTGGTAGTATGAGATATACTATTGTATTATGTTTGTATATGCATTTATTTATGTATGATAGCTTAATCTTGTATAATTGCTATATATTAATTTGTTTAGTTTGTATCTTAGTTTGTGTATTTGTTGCAAGTGCTGGAAGTCTGCCAAACATCGAACACTTGTTTGTCTGATAGTGTAGCATGGTTTTATGGTGCTGTCAAGTGGTATAGGCAAAAGTTATAGCAAGGTTGGTTGGTATAGAGTGAAGTTATAGGTGGGTTTTTGAGTGATAAAGAAAATATTGTTTTGCTAGTGTGGTGTGGCGTGAAGTTTTATTTTGTATTGATGGCGTGGATAGACTATCCAACATATTATGTAAAAGTGTTGGATAATAGACAAGTGTATGATAAACAACACTTGTTGTGTAAATAGTCGCAAAGTAGTAGTCCTATTTCGGAATACTACGACACGTCGTAAACCATATTATATTATACAGCATCTGATACACTATCATGTAGTTTTGAATACTATGTGGAAATAGTTGGAAATTATCTGTACTCCTGATCCTGATCTGTCTATAAATTATTTACAATCATTTACAAAATCTATTTGATAAAATTATAGTATTTCAAATAGATTTTTACAATTTTAACAATGTAATTTTTATACCACCAGATCAAAAAGCGGGGGTAGGTTTACATTTATAAAATTGGAAACTACTACCATTTTGGCAGGACGTGTTCAATCACCATGTCAACAAAAATTTTTCGACCCCCTGCCACAAAATTCCCACTTTCCCAAGCAATTTCCTACACTTTCCTAGATAAACACTTTCTGCTAATCGAAAACATGTCTTCGGAGGCGTCGTCGAGCGAATCGTTTATTTTACTACTCTTTTTTTAACGCTCTCAGAACCCATTCTTTCAAAAATCGCACTTTTCCAAAAAATCAGCCCCATTTCCCCCTTTATTTTCCCCAATTCTCTCGACGACACGTTTTTGTTTTGCACCATTTTATGCAGATTTTGCCCTCCAAAACTCAAGCAATTCCTTATATTTTTCACACCAGATTTTACACAGTTTCACACAATTTATCGAAACATGATTTTTGACTCTTCTCGAAGCACGATTTTGACCATCAGCACCTTAACAAATCCCAGTAAATCCCTACACAAATTACCTCTCAACCTTTGCACAAAACTACTCCCAGAAAAATGCATAAATTCGACCTATCATGCCATAAAGCGATTTTATCTCCATATTCATTCGCACAAAATAATCATCACTTACACTTTATAATTACTACACTTTTTAACGATTAGCCTACACTTTTGCGGAACCCTTCTATATAGGGTCGTAACGAAAACGTACGCAAAATGACATAAATCACATATAAATACTAAAGAAAACAACAATTACAACAAATTACCTCTTCTCTCTTATCTTAAGAAAACAAGCAATTTATTGCGCAGTTTAGGAGAGACAGGATAAGCATCAGTGTCCCTTCTCGACATTGCTACCGCAGGTAAACACTTTACAATCAAAATATGCATCTTCCATTTCTCTGCAAATCATGTTATACTCCAATTGAGGGATTAGACAACCCTTGGCATCTACGCCAAAACGGACACAAAAAGATGATATTAGTGGGACTCAAGTTGAAACCCCCAGATAATGTATCTGCAAATGCATTATCAGAATTTATGCTCAGGGAAATTTCTCTGGGCATATTTTTTTACAATTAACAATCTCTCATTGCAATAAAATATCTTATATGATATAATCATATATATGGCATTGAATAAGACATTCAATGTATTCCATGTATCAATAAAAATAATCCCTCGTAAGGCAAAACATTTTATAGGATGGAACCCCTTGAACTATCAACCAGATTTGTAACAGATAGCGAACACAAGAAATCTATCAATCAGATACTTAACCTTGCAAGCAGGGATTATTTTTATGCAAAAAATTATCTCTCATACAACACTATAAAAAATAGCATTCTACGGATTATAAATCCATTTTACCTATCTACCCTAACAACTCTCCATGACATACTACAAAATTCATATTTAACGAATATACTCTTCTAAACATTGAGAATCACATATAAGTAGCAACCATTGTCATGGCAAATAATCAGCACCTACCATCATGTAGCAAATTCCCAAATTAGACATCTGCCACAACTCATCTTAGATCCAGGGCAAAAATATCTCTTCATTATACCCTTAAAAAATGTACTCTGAGAAAGCAAATTTCAATTCTACTATCGTACCCTAACAAGTTATCACCAGAACATATAAAATGGAAATTAGTATCCGATTTCTCATCTAAACATTACAAAAGTACCCTAAGCAATTTCATATCGCACACTCATACCACATAGGGGGTACACTTTACATTGAAAAGATCATTATCTGCGCCAGTATATATTACATGTGAAAAAGTACAAGGATATTTCCTATGAAAAAAATACACTTGAGAGATCATAAATCCATTTAACACCTCTTACCTACCAATAATACCAATTTACCCATAGAATGGAAATTTACCATGAAAAACTTTTCTAAATATACAGAATCCAGTATAAAGAAACATGCCGCAGTAGACAAACATCATCTTCACACATCTTACCTTTAAGTGCTATTGACAAGCAGTTAAAGATATGCTAAAATACCAATATGCTTAAAAAGAAAATGAAGAAAGAAAGGATGTATACCGTGAAGAATACAAATGATTTTATACATAATTGCAATGAAGAGACAAAACTCTCTTTCAATTTGCCATCAGGTATCACATCAGATATGATATTCCAGATAATCAATCATGGTAATCTGTGCAAAGATTCTTTTAAAAAATATATGCTGGCAAATACCAGAAAAGAAATTACAATGAAGATTCATGATTACTGGAAAGATCATTCTGAGATATTATATCCAAGATCTTCAAGATCATATATGTGGTTGTACTACAATGAGATAGCAAGAAAAAGATTACGGACATTGCAGGAAGAAAATATAAAACAATTATCATATATGATCTACATGATGAAAACAAAGAAAGGAGAAATGAAAAGATGATCAATACAATTATCAAGACAGATAATACAGACAAAAAGAAAAGACAGATGAAAGATCAAAAGAGAAATGAGATGAGCGTCAGCGAACAAAGGCAATGGTGAAACCATTGGCTAGAATTTGTAATACCGATTTTTGCTTTTATGAATAGTGAACGTAGTGAACTATGAATAAAAATGAAAATCGGTATTACAAATGTTTAATATGCTTAGGAAGTATTATCTCCCCATAAGGTTTAATCTTCTTTAGCACCCCACTTTCCACACAATTTTGTGCGGAAATTTTACACCATTAACGCACATTTTTGTGTGGAAATTTTTTCTTGTCCCACATATAGTGTGGGTTTACCAATTATTTACAATTAAACTTTTACACATTTAAGAAAGGAGCGTAATATGATGATATCGCCACCAAAACAACGACCATTTTTTAAAAGGATTCCTTACGATATAATCTACGACCATGCAAGGTTTAATGATTATAGAGTCTTGTTCTTTCTACTACTTCAAAAACATACGTTGACTAATTCATGGGAAGAACAAACAATGATATATTTAAATTATAGCTCAGCATTTAAATTAATCGGAATAACACCAGATAGACATAAAAACGCAAACATTGATCAATTCCGTGAATTAATTAATCAATTGATTTTGTTCGGAGACGTAACAACTTCTAACATCAGCACATCCAAAGATGCAATGTTGATTATTAATCCAGATTCTCAAATGTTTTATCCAAAGGAACACTTTGCGATTTTATATGACTTTGAAATTGATTTTATTTTAAAATCATGGAATAGCCCTTCGTATTCTGGAATTAAGCCATGGAAACTATTACTTGTCCTGTCGTATTTAAGATTAAATATTAATACAAGATATGGTTCGGCTTATAATACGAAGAAAAATCGAGAAAGATATCCAGAAACATATCATCAATATTACACTAATATTAGCGATGACTTGGGTTTAAACCAAAGCACAATTGCAAAATGTGTGGATGATCTAGTAGAAATGGGAATTATTGCATGTAAACATACGTCTGGATTTAAAGGCTCTGCAAATTTATTAACTGGAAGAACTATTTTTGCAAATCAATATAAATACGATTTACAACAAAGAGGACGCTTAGATAGTATTTATGACTACAAAAAAGAAATTCAAGAATGTGAAGGACGTCTTACTTCTAAGAGAAAACAATTAAAAGCAGATAAAATTTACGAACATATTGAAGATGATATGGAACTTCCATTTGATTAATCACTTTGTTGGCAGCATTGTGAGTAATCAAGTAAACACAAATTAAAAATTAACTAAACAATAATATACATAACGAAAGGATCTAACAAATTTTCATGACAACACAATTAAATACAGAACTCAAAGACTTATTGGCTACTTCTGACCGTATCTCATTTGAGAACATGACGCAAGAACAGTTTGCAGTAAAACTAGCAGCACAGAGACTACGCACTACTCCTTCTTCAAAGAAAAGATTAAAAAGAAATGATGGTATTCGAGCAAGAGATAGTACAACAGATGCCGTGGTCTATAAGCCAACGCATGACCAGTATTATCGAATTTTCATCAACGATATTTTGAGTAACATTCGATCAGGTGGCACTGATTATTGTTTCAAATGGTATCAGGTGAAAGAATTGCTGCGGTTTCACAAGCACACGCTGATATGCAAAATGGTCAAAGAAAACAAGAGTGCCCGTGGCATTTATTTCAAGGTATCTCTTCCCAACGATTGGCGAAAGATTGAGAAAAATATTTTACCAGAACAGTAAGCAAGAATTATTGAAATACATAATAAACACAAATTAATAATTAAACTAAACAAATACATAAATAAGGAGACTTTTAATGAAATCCAGAAAATTTAATAAAGAAAAATACGCAGAACAGAAGGCAATGAAGAAAAAGAATCGTCCACAACGCAGTTATAAAAGCCTTGGGACAACCATTGAGATTCCGATCAATCACAGAAAGCATAAAATTTTGGCTACTGCCCGACATAATGACGAAAATGGTAAAGAGGACGAAACTTTTACTGTAACGCTTTCAATTGCCAAAGAGACAGGAGATTTCCCAATCTGGCATCAGTTTGAAGATGATTTACAGATCACAGCAAAGAGATATTCTCTTAGAACAGCTCTGATGGCTAAGGTAATTGAGCTTGAAACAGCTGGTGATCTTGATATACATATTGAATCTGCTGATGCTATCTACAAGCTTCTTGAATGTGCAGGCGATTACCTAAGCGGTAAGTCAAATACAGTGGAGGTGCAGTAGAATGATAGTTTTATCTACGATTCTGATTGGCGGTGCCGTACTGTTTTGCGCAGGAATGTGTCGTTCTGCTGCTACCAGAGAAATGATTACGGAAGATATTTATTGCCAGATCAAAGCAGAAAGTTTACATAAAAACGCTTTCAGGAAACCAAGAACTGAAATGGAACAGATGACAGACATGATTTTTAAAGAAAGCGAGGATGATGAGTAGAATGGCATTAGATAAACAAATTCATGTACATTCTGTGGATACAGGGCATTTTTACACAGAAAAAGAAAAGGCTTTACATAAGCAAAATATGTACATTCGACAGGAACGTGCAGCAATACATAATCAATTAAAGGATTTAGAAAAACAAGCAAAAAGGCAAGGGTTTTCTGATCAGCAGATTAAAAATATCGAAGCAATTCATATGCGTAGACAAGATATTATTGACACCATATATGATAAAAACTTTAAAGAGCTAAGACAGTCTGATGATATACTTGATCAGATCCAATATTGGTCAACGCTTAAAAGTTATAAAACTTTCCCTGCGAAAGATGTCAAAGAAAAACTACTGCTAAGGCTCAAGCGGGCGGTTGATACAAATGTAAATCTTGCAAAGCATGAGCATGAAGATCGAGTAAAAATTCGATGTTTTTATGAAAAAGATTTGAATGATACAAATACTGTATCTCTGTTTGAGTCATTCTTAAGCAGGACAATTCAAGCAGAAACCGATATGTTATGCGAAGATTTAGTTATTGTCCAAGTATATTACTTCGATATTTTCAAAGATCTTTGTTTTCATGGTATGAACTACTGCGATAAAGATGGCGTAATTACAAAATATAGATACTTCACCTCTTCTGCTGGTCAGATTCGTACAAAAAAAGCTGTATTCATCAAGGAAGAAACATGGCAGAAATATGAGAAAACATTAATGTGTGGACTCACAATCGACAAAATTAATGATGAAAAACATCAAGGGAACAATGTTAACAAACACTTAGCCTACCTTGCATTGACTAATTCAGCGACTGATTTATGGGCAGATTTTGACATTGACAAATCAATCGTTGTAGATGATATGGAGACTATGGTTTCAGGACTTTTTGATTCTATTGATGATAAGACGTATGAAATTAAGAGGGTTTCTTCTTCTGTTCCAATTCCTCACATGGACGGATGCGGAATCGCAGACCCAAGTGTATTAAATGCAAATGCAATGGTGCGTATCCCTTGGATCAAAGGACTTCTTGGGAAATTTGCATTTATTGAGCTGATCAAAGAAAAAGGTTGGTCGCCAATTATTACAGATATTTACGGCAAAGAACATAATGTTATTGAAGAAGATATTAAAATCATTTTCACAAAAAGTCAGTTTAAGATGTGGAAATATTATGATTCATGGGAAGAATATAAACAATATTATCACGAATTTGGATGTACCGCAGGTTTGTGTAATGTTGAGGAAGAATACATAAAAAATGCTTCTATAAATTATCAGATGTTGCAGACGCTCACTGATATTACAGATACAGAAATTGAAACATTGAGTAAAAGATCAGTTAAAAAAATCTCTACACTTTGTGATTCTGTACAACATATGCAGAGAACTTTGGGAATCAATCCATATAATACTCACATGACACCTTTTCAGGAAGCTGTAAAAATCTATCCAAATTTATTAAATGATACATATGCGAAAGACACTATCAGAGAAATTAAGAATAGTATGCTGAAGAAATATCGCAGTGGAAAACTAGATGTTTATGGAAAATATACTTTCTTAATTCCAGATTTATATGCAGTTTGTGAATACTACTTTGGGCATATTGAAAATCCTAAAGGATTGCTTGATGATCATGAAGTGTACTGCAAGATGTTTCCTAAAAATGATAAGCTTGATTGTCTGAGAAGCCCTCATTTATATAAGGAACATGCAGTAAGATTTAACATTGCTTACGATGCATACGGAGAAAGAAAAGCCGAAATTTCAAAATGGTTTACTACAAATGCGTTGTATACGAGCGTGCATGATTTAATCTCACGAATTTTACAATTTGACAATGATGGAGACAAGGCATTGGTGGTCGCAGATAAAAATTTCGTTGATATTGCAGAAAGAAATATGAATAATGTTGTACCTTTGTATTATGAAATGAAAAAGGCAAAATCTGTTTTGATTACTCCAGAAAATATTTATAATGGATTGATTCATGCGTTTACTGGAGGTAATATCGGACCTTATAGCAATAACATTACAAAGATTTGGAACAGTGATATTTTTGTTAATGGGTCTGAGGAAGATAAACAAGAAGCCATCGACACCGTAAAACTTTTGTGTATGGAAAATAATTTCGTTATTGATTATGCAAAAACTTTATACAAGCCTGTTCGTCCTGAAAAGGTTGCTAAACAAATTGCAAAATTTACACAGAAGAAACTTCCTCACTTTTTTGTGTATGCAAAAGACAAGATGGAATCTCAGGTAGAAGAACGAAATCAGAGTTTTGTTAATAAGTTGTATGACATTGTTCCGAATGTGCAGATTAATACACGGAAACTTAAGATTGATGAAATTGAATACGATAAAATGATGTTCGATGTTAATACAAAAGTTGATAAAAATGTCATAGAAATCTATGATCGACTGAATAAACAGTACAGATATAAATTCAATATTGTTGATGAACGTGTGGCAAACGATTCATTTGTAAAGCAGACGATTTTAAAAGAATTTGAAAAGACTGGATACTCTGCAATTGAAATCACAGACATGTTGGTTAAACATCTGTACTCTAAAAACAAACGATACAAACAATTGTTGTGGTTTGTGTATGGAGAATACATTGTTGAAAATTTAAAACATCATGTTGTAATCAAACCAACAAAAAAAGTACAATGCGTTGATTGTGGAGAACTATTTGAAGTGTACGTTCGTAATGCCAAAAAGGTACGATGTGATTCTTGTCAGAAAATTTTTAAAAGGAATTATCAGAGGGAGTTAATGCAGAAAAGAAAGCAAAATGGCATAATTTAGCTTTTGATATTGGTCTAAAAAGTTCCGAAAAAAACGGTACAAAAAAAATGAGAAAATCGAAATGTACCGTTTTTTTCGGAACACGAAATGTGTGTATATGGAGAAGCATTATAATATGCTTACGAAAAGGAGTTTGGAATGACAATAAACAAATTAGATTTATATAAAGAAATCGCAAAAAATAAAAATATTCGCATAGATATTGTCAAAAAAGTATTTGGTGAAGCAGAAAATATTGTTTTTAAAAATTTATCAGATACACAAAACCAGCCTTGCAAAATCACCATTATGAATGGATTGAATATAGAATCTTCAATCAGAGATAAATGTCAGCGCACTATGCCGAATGGTGAAATTGTTAGTGAAGGTAAGATTATTAAAATTACACCTCATATCTCAAAAAGATATAAAGATAAGATTAATCAGAACAGATAAACTCTCAAAATACCAATTTGTACTTTGTACAAATGCTCACGCTGTTTGCAGTTAAAGAAATTTCACACCGTGAGTTCCGAGGTCTATGTCATCAAAAACAAAAAATCAGAGATGGTATCCGAGACTTGCAACTGTTCTATTAATATATAGTAGACCTCCAGAGGAAACTGAAAAGCAACCAAAGGAGAAATCATGAAAAAGAAAATTTCAATTATCACATTAGTTATGGCAATGCTACTGGCAGTTGGAGGATTCACTACTTCTACTGCTGTCTCTGCGAAAAATAAAAAAGTTAAATGTTTGGGAACATACAAGATTACTGCATACTGCGGTTGTCGGTCATGTTCTGGCGGTTGGGGAAACCGAACTGCTTCAGGTCGCAGAGCAAAACAAGGCAGAACTATTTCTGTTGATAGGAGAAAAATTAAATTAGGTACTAAAGTTAGAATCAATGGTAAGACCTATATCGCTGAAGACGTTGGTGGAAGCGTGAAAGGAAAACATATTGACATGTACTTCTCTTCTCACTCACGGGTCAAGAGATTCGGCAAAAAGTACCGTAAAGTATATGTGGTAAAGTAACAAAAAGCTAATTTTATCACACAAGAAATATCGCCTATAGGGCATTAATTAGTATGCGGTGCATGGGACGCCATGCTAAACATAGGGATGCGAAGACTCATACGTTTAGAGCCAAAGGTTGTTGTGAGCCTGTATGAATTCATGCATCATAGGACTTAAAGAAGGTGCTAGCACCTACTTCCGAATATGTTGGACGCCTTTCGATGAACATACAAAATCATAAATGACAAGTCGGTGACTCATGGACACACAAGGTAGTGTCTACCGACTGTGGACATTTTCTCGGATAATTACCGAGCCTCCATTTATTATTCTGGCAGGTGGCGAAATACCATCTGTACATTATATTAAAGGAGAAAATAATTATGAATACAACAGCAATTACAATATTCAATAATGAAGAATTTGGGAATGTGAGAACTCTGACAATTAATGGAGAACCTTGGTTTGTTGGCAAAGATATCGCAGAATGTCTTGGATATTCTCGTTCAACAAAAGCGGTATCTGATCACGTAGACGAGGAAGATATAGATGGAATCCCAATTCAGGACTCCATCGGTAGAATGCAAAATACACCAATTATTAATGAATCAGGCGTTTATTCTCTTATATTGAGTAGTAAGTTAGAATCTGTCAAAAAATTCAAGAAATGGGTTACATCTGAAGTTTTACCGTCTCTTCGCAAAACTGGTACATATACGGTAGTGGCAGCTCAACCGAGTACAACTTCTTCTATTGTTGTTCAGCCAACGAGTGATATCGAATTGCCAAAAGCAACGAATACTTGGTATCTTAAAAACAGAAAGCGTATAAGAGAATTATGTGATCTTATGGATATTGAACGCAGAACACTATATCATCTGATTCTGACAGAGATTGGAAAGACGATTGACATTGAGCAATCAAAATCAATTTACACAAGAGATCACGGATTCCCACCAGAATTCATCATGGATGTTGTTGGTTATTTCACTAAAATGCAAGAAATTGCTGATGAATATCTTGACAGATTATTAGAAAAATATGAGTCTTTGGATTCAGATAATGATGAAGAAGACGAAAGTGTGTGGTAATTTGCCATATTATAAAACATTGCACCTTGCGTGCCCAACAAGAAATGAAGTGATCCGACTAAGATCGGTGGATTTAGGTTATAAACCGATAAAAGAAAACACAAATCGCTAAAGAGTGGTACTGAAGTACAAGGTGGAACTCGTGTAGAAACTTGCGATACTCTAATCCAAGGTGTTTTGATCGCACAAAGAATGTGTGTCTTTTTATAGAGTAGTCTACAAATTTACACTATTAAGTGTATGGTATATTCTGGAAATTTTATATTTCACTTATCTATCTGATAGGTATACCAAAAGTGAGGAATTTTTCACTCACTAAAATTTGTGTTGATTTCGATATCAAAAACAACACAAATACAGAAAAGTGATACGATGTCTCAGTTCGAGTCTGAGTCGCAGCGTTAGGTTGTCCTACAATGTCCTTCGGACTTGTTGGCTAATATCCGTGTTTATCCCGCTAAGGAGGCGGATCTGACTGTAAATCAGACGGCTTCGGTCACGAGTGGGTTCGATTCCCTCAACACGGACGATTAGATCTGAAATGCATACGATGCGCAGATCAAAGAATATGCGAACGCCCTGATGGCTAGTGAATATCAGAAACGTATACCTCTAGTGATATTCTGAGGAAGTTCATCACTTCTATTCGCCTTGAAAGTATCTCAAACTCCTACGTGGATTGAGGTCGAATTTAAAATTCTTCTTACACACAAGAATTTTAATGATCAGCATTATACTGTGTCGCCAGTGTGTACGCATGAGATGCGGTAAATGTTGTATTGACATGTAGCTCAATTGGACAGAGCACGACGCTACGGACGTTGGTGTTGCAGGTTCGAGTCCTGTCATGTCAGTTTTCCTATATACCTCAGTTGGTAGAGGATCATCACAGCAAGTATAACATTAGATGAAAGTCGCTGGTTCGAATCCAGCTATAGGAATTATATTCTCGTATAGCTCAGTTGGTAGAGCGGATGGCTGTTAACCATCATGTCGAAGGTTCGAATCCTTCTACGAGAGTTTGTATTTTAATTAAGCACCTCGGTTATAAAACTCAATGCCATGAGTCCGAGAAGCACTCTAGTCACATATGACAAATTAGAGAAGTGCATTTGATGGATACGTTTCTTGTACTTCTTTTTATAATGAAGTGATTTATTATGAACAAGAGAAAACTTCTCAAGTAAGTGGGTGCTGTGCAACATTATAATCTGGTTAATGCACGAAACTTTTCGCTGGCGCAATAGACGCTCCTGTGGAGAATAATCTACTTCAATGCATAGTGTGGCAGCTGTGTAGAAGGTAGAAAGCCAAACAAGTCAGTTTTGAGAAAGTTAATTCAAGAAGAATAAAAAGGAAAACTTCTTTACAAATCTGAATGGTGGGTTGGCGTTGCATGTATTGATCATGCCGCAGATTTTGGTCTTTTAAGACTCTGGTAAGAAGTTAAGGGTAGCTCCCCGAAGCTCAGGCTTACTGGCTGTGTTGCAGAATAAACTATTTTATTAATGATTGTAAGGGGAAGCCCTGCTTGATTTAAAATACTCATAGGGATATCGCCAAGTGGTTAAGGCACGGCACTTTGACTGCCGTATTTTCACTGGTTCAAATCCAGTTATCCCTGTCGCAGAATGGAGAAGCTTGGTCTATCTCGTCAGGTTCATGCCCTGAAGATCGGTGGTTCAAATCCACCTTCTGCTATTAAAAATCATCATAATAATTTATTTAGGCTGGGACATTCGTGTCCCTACCATTTCTTGCGCAGTGGCGTAATGGTAAATAAACGAATAGATGAATTATTTAAAATTAAAAGTAAAACTAAACCTAATTATTTAGAGCAATGTATGGCTGAATTTTATTTTAACAATTAATTATAAGAGGATAGCTAAACAGTTACTATTGTGTTTTGAAGGAGATTGTGTATGGAAGAAATTTGGAAAACATTAAAATATCACGATCAAGTATATAATAGATATGAAGTATCTACTTTCGGAAATATTAGACATAAGATAAATAAAACCAACAGAAAATTTTATCTTGATAAAAAGGGATATTGTAGAACTAGCATATTTAATGGATATGTCAATAATAAACGAAAAATAAAAAATATTATAGTTCATATAGCTGTTGCTTCGACCTTTATCGATAATCCAGAAAAGAAAAGCACAGTTAACCATATAGACGGGGATAAGGCAAATAACCATGTTGAAAATTTAGAATGGGCTACAGTATATGAACAAATACAACATGCGTCATTTGTTTTAGGTTATAGTAAATTATATTCCGATACAATGAGGAAAACATTTTCAAAGAAAACTGCTCAATACAATAAAAATAATGAATTAGTAAAAATATGGAATAGTACCAGAGAAATTGAACGATCATTAGGATTCAGGCACGAAAATGTAGCTGCTTGTGCAAGAGGAAATAGAAAAACTGCATATGGATATAAATGGCAGTATGTAAAAGAAGCGTAATGTCGCTATTGATCGTAGGTTCAAATCCTACCTGTGCAATCAAAGAGCTGTTTGGTGGTCAGTTCTTTTTTTCAACAAAGATTTTTTCATTGTTAGTACAGGCAGATGGATTAATATTCGTCTGCCACTCCTTTCTGGCTTGGTAGTTCATTGGTAGAACGCAATACTTTTAATATTGTGAAGCGGTTCAAATCCGTTCCAAGCCATTATGCCTCGGTAGCATTAAGTCAGGTAAAGGCACAGGACATGACCTGAAGGACAGCTGGTTCAAATCCAGTCTGAGGCTTTCCAAATCCAGTAAATATGTACGACGACTGCCATGTGCAGCGTCAAGCATCACTGGAAATATTTTAAGAATGGAGGGATCTTCTATAATTAAGATCACCAAAAATGAAGCTTTCTATCTTCGCTCAAAAGGATTCAAGGACAAATCTGATATTCATCAGACGTATTCTGGACATCCTACTTACTATGCAAGTGAGAAAAGAAGCGTAATGAAAGCTCTAAAGAAGTATAGAGAAAGATAGGTGTTCTCTATGAAGAAAAAACAAAATAATATCAGAGTATCATTTGTAGATGAACCTGCTGCCATGGATGTTACTGGTTCTATGGTTTATGTAAAAACAGATACTCACAATATTTTGATTGATGCTGGCTTACATCAGTCAAATAGTAAATACGATGATTTTCTTGTAAATAAGAGAAGATTCAAAGAATTTAAACCAAAAGACATTGATTATATCTTTATCTCGCATTTGCATGCGGATCACGCATTTTTAAGCCCAAGATTGTATAAAGAAGGATGTTCTGCAAAAATGATTGTCGCACAAGATAATTCTCGAATTATGCATCGAATGGCTGAAGATTCTGCTTATATCATTGAAAGAGATATAGAATTAATTAACAATCAATATAGGAAGAATTATGATCCATTGTATACTATTGAAGATGTAGAATGCACAATGAATTACGTTTCTGAATATCCTGTGATGGAAAAGATTGTTGTTGATGACACTTTGTCATTTATGCTTATTCCAAACGGGCATTTGCTTGGTAGTGTGCAGATTTTATTGTATCTCAAACAGAATAATGTTGAAAAGACATTACTGTTTACAGGAGATATTGGGAATTCCAAAGTTCATAATTATTATGTCAATAAGTTTACTCCTATTGATCATGCAGATTTAGTCATCGGAGAGTCAACTTATGGAGATCGTCCAGATTTAAAAACTGGGCAAAAAGAAAGAAATAATGATATCGAAAAATTATTTTCTATTATCACACAACAAGTATGCGAAATGCATGGGCAGGTAATTATACCAACTTTCGCAAATCATAGACTTCAATTTCTCACAACAATGATTTATCAAGTCATGAAAGATTATGATTTTCCTTATAAAGTATATATTGATACACCGTTAGGAATTGATATTTTCAACGAATATCGCAAAATCTTATCTGGCGATGAATTAAAATTGTTTGATGAAGTCCTAAATTGGGACAACTTGATATTTGTGCGTGACGCAGAATCCAGTAAAGCATTGGTATATAGCAATGAACCATGTGTGATATTATCTACGTCTGGAATGTGTAATAATGGTAGAATTAGACACCATTTGAAAAAAGCAGTTCCAAATCCTAACGCTACTGTTCTATTTGTAGGATTCAGTACACCAGGAAGTTTAGCCGCATTACTTAAAGACAAAAATGTTAAATCTATCTCTATAGATAATAAGCAATATACTTGCAGATGTGCAAGTTTCTCACTCAAATCTCTTAGTGGACACGCTCCATTCTGCCAACTTCTTGATTACTACTCTTCTATTAACGCAAATCGAATTGTACTACATCATGGATCAGAAAAAGCAAAGTTAACATTAAAAGAGAAATTAGCTTCTGAACTTGAAAAGAAATGCAAAAGTACACGAGTTATTATTGCAAATTCAAGTTTGAAAATTTCATTATAGAGATAAAATGCTTCGTCTTGGAATCGTAGACGAAATCATTTAATTTTTATTTATAAAAATGTTTAAACTTCCACTAATTACACTATATCACATTTTATATCAAGTGTATATAGGTTTTTAAAAAAATAATTGTAAACCATAAAAATAATTTAACAGAGAAAAGGAGAATGGATATGGCAAAAGCTTTATCTTATAAAAAATCTACTACTGTCACAGTTAAGGCGGCAGGTTATGTAGACATTGAAAAAGGAGTTATTGAAACAGAAGAAGGAAATGTATCTTTCAAAGATTTATTAAAAGACTTTGATGGAAAATATGATGAATTCCAGATGAAAGAAAAGACTGATGAAGATCTGGAATTAAACGTACCTTCTGACGAAGAATAGATTGGAGTGAAGATTTATCAGTATTAATTTTGAACAAGAATTAGCAAAAATCGGATTAACTCCAGAAACATATGAGGCTGTCTGTGCAGATATTGACTCAAAACTTGATGGTGTAGTTGATATCGACTGGCAGGAAATTAAAGAAAAATATCATGTACAATGTGCAAGCGATACAATTCGCAAGTCCTCTTCTACTCCATTCGGTGGTAGATTTAGAGATGCTTATTTTCGTAGTAAGCAAAAATCTGAAAATGATGAAAAGTCTGAAGATCAGTTATTATATGAAAGAATTCGTAAGGAACGGCAGAAATTACAGACAGTTAATTTAGAGAGAAATCGTATTTCTCGCCAAGAAAGTCGTTTTGAGTTGTTCAATGAATATGTGGCTGAAGCAATTCAGATGCTACCAAACCCAGACTTTAAGCCTCTGAGAGTTGAAAATAAATCTAAAGGATATGTGCTTTCTATCGCAGATATTCATTATAATGCAGTATTTAAGAGTGTTAACAACGAATACTCTCCAGAAATTTGCATTGAAAGATTTCAAAAATTATTATCTCAGACTATTGCACTGATACATAGATTTGGTATTTCTAAACTCAAAGTCGTCACATTAGGTGATGATATTCAAGGCATCTTACGTCTTACTGACGTTAAGCTCAACGACTCTGCTGTTGTTAAGGCAGTTGTTGATATCTCAAAAATCATTTCACATTTCTTAAATGAATTATCCAAATATGTTGAAATTGAATATTATTGCGTAGGTCGAAGCAACCACAGCCAAACACGACCTATAGGGACAAGGGCTTCTGAATTATGTGCGGAAGACTTTGAATATATTATTGGAAATTATATCAATGAATGTTTGGCAAACAATGATCGTGTTGAAGTACATCTTGATCTGGAATCTGATTGTATTCACATTCCTGTCGCTGGCTTTAATATGGTTGCAATGCATGGGCATACCTTAAGAGGAATTGATAGCGCCATTCAAAATATGGAGTCTATCTATAACGAAGATATTGATTTCTTATTGGTTGGTCATTACCATGGAATGCTTGAGAAATCTCTCAGCGAAGGTATTACATGCGATAAAGAAATTTTAGTGTGTCCAAGCTTTGTAGGTAGTGATCCTTATGCAGATAGCATTTTTAAAGGGTCAAAGAGTGCTTGCAAGTTATTTGAGTTCACAGAACGTGAAGGGCATACAGCATCATTCAAGATGCAGTTAAATTAGCAATTCGGCAGTCTTTTTAGGATCAATCTCTTAAAATATGTCGGACAGACTGCCTATTATGAGCAGAGGATGCTACTTCTTCTGCTCCACTTCTATAAATGATTTACGAGTGCTCAAAAGTGGGTAGCCGTAGAAATTAGTCGAAAATAAAACATTAATCACAAAAAGGAGAATCGAACTATGATTACAACAAAAGAATTAGTAAAATCAATCGCAACAAAGAAAACAGAAACAGAAGGACGTAAAGTAACTCAGGTCGAAGCAAAAGAAGAATTAGATAGAGTTGTTGAATGCATCGTTGAAGCTATTGTGTCTGGAGACGGTGTTCGCTTAATGGGTCTTGGAACATTTACTGTTGAAGATAAACCAGCTCATGTTGCAAGAAATCCAAGAACAGGTGAAACAATCAATGTTCCTGCTAAGAAAGCTCCAAAATTCAAAATCTCTGCTTCATTAAAAGATGCAGTAAACAAATAAGATTGGAGTGATTATTATTTCTTATAAAGATAAATATAACAAGTATGAGGACTTGAATATTACAGATTTCGAAGACCAAATTGAGCTTTTATTTACAGTTAACGATCAGTTGGTCGATGGAGATAATTGTGTAGATATCATTGCAAACGCTGAGACAATTCGTTATATGTTGTCCATTGCAATGTCAGAACTTGACTATGCTCCACATAAGATTAATATGGAAAAAGACGATGCCACATATTGTCTTGAAATGTTTGATGATGGAAGTCTGAGAGTTTTCTTATATGATAAATATAATGATTCTTTACAGGGAACTTCCATTTATTTATATCAAGAAGAGGTTACTCAGGATATTGTAGATTTTGTGTTAAACTTCTACTCTGATTCTGATATCTGGCTTTTTGGATATGAAGATGAAGATGATATTCCGATCAGCAAAGAAGATGTATCTGACTTGGATATCGTTGCTAAAATTATGGAAGATAAACATTTTGAAGTTTTGCCAACTATGTTGCCTTTCGAGTATCTGTTAAAGGATCTTTGGAGATTTTAATATTATGAATTATATGCAGTAGGTGAATGATATCATCTACTGCTCTTCTATTATATAAGGAAAGGAGGGACTTATGGCAAGAGAATTAACGCCAGAAGAATTGGTAAAAGCCCCAATGTACATCAATAGAGACGTGCAATTTGAGATGCCAAGGCGATCTACTAGGGTAGATAAAAAATATAAATGCACATGCTGTGGTAAGAGTTGGGATAATCAGAGAAGCCATTTCGCTAAATCTCCTTCTCCTTTATACCAGAGTAATGATGGGTATATCAATATCTGTAATGATTGTATGGACTTATATCTACAGAAGTTGATTAATTACTACAATGGAAATGAAGTCCACGCAATTAAGCATGTGTGTCAGCAATTCGATGTAGTGTTTCATGTTGACGCATACAAAAATGCAAAGGTTGAAAATCAACCAATCACATTTTCACAATATCTTTCAAAGCGTAATCTTCATCAGACAACAAAGGTTGGTAATACATATCTTGATGGAATGAAGACGAAATTTTATGAAGATGGATATGATCATGTTATGAGTGCAGAACAAGCTGTAAATGATGATAACATATCTATTTCTGGTTCAGCTACTAAGAGATGGGGTGCTGGATTTACACAAGCAGATTATAAAAATCTTGACGAACATTATAATATGCTGAAAGACAACAATCCAAACATTGATCAGAATCAAGAAATCTTCGTAAAATCGTTATGCAATTTATACATGCTACAAATACGTGCTCTACAGGCAGGCGATTCAAAGAAATATATCGACCTTAGCAGCCAGTATTCTAAAACATTCAACGATGCAGGTCTAAAAACAGTTGAAGAAAAAGATGAAAGTCAAAATACTACTCTTGGAGTAACATTGGGTACTATATCAAAATATACGCCTGAAGAATTTTATAAAGATAAACCATTATATGAAGATTATGATGATTTGGCAGACTATGTGGACAGATTTATGCTACGTCCATTAAGAAATTTACAATATGGATCTTCTGATAGAGATAAGGAATATTTCATTCCTGATGATGAGGATTTAGACGATGAATAAACAAGTAAGTAAAAAGACCGCTGCCAGACGTCTTAGTAAAATGATTGAACAGTTTCCTGCCGACGAATATCAAAAGGAATTGTATAAAAAATTCCCATCTACGCATTATTTAAGCAATCCAACAAATGTTATGCATACATTGGCATGGTGTACGTTTTTTAGGAAAAATTTACACAGATTTGTACAAGACTACTTAGAAATTCCAATATATACATATCAACAATTGGCACTATATTATATGGGTGTTTCCAACTCAATTTGTATTGTTGCAGCACGTAATGATGCAAAATCATTCTTAATTGCCTTATATGCATGTTCTAGAGCCATTCTTTATCCAGGATCAAAAGTTGTTATTGGTTCTGCTACTCGTGGACAGAGTAAATTGATTATTACCGAAAAAATTCAAGGTGAATTAATGGTAAAATCGGCTGTTTTAAGAGCAGAAATTGAATATGTTAAGACTAATGGACAAGATGTTGTTGTAAAATTTTATAACGGATCTACAATTAAAGTGTTTACAGCAAATGATAACGCCCGTGGTATTCGTTCAAATGTTGCTATTAGGGAAGAATTTAGACAGATTAAGAAAAATATTGAAGATAATGTCATTTCCCCATTTCAGATGGTACGTCAGCCAGGTTATATACAACTTCCACAATATAAAGATAATCCAGTTTTAGCGAAAATCTTGCAAGAAGACCCCGTTGATATCTATATTAGCTCATCTTGGCAAGACCCTACACATTGGATGTGGACAATTGTAGACATGAACTATGAATTAATGCTGAAACACGGAAAAGGTATGCTATTAGCATTCGACGAAAGCATATGCCTAAAACATGGATTCAAAACAAGACAACAGTTGATCAAAGAAAAGAAAAAGCAAGATCCTACCAGTTGGAAGGTAGAGTTCTTAAACCTTAGAATCAAAGAATCTGATTCTGCATATTTTACATATTCTATGCTGATGAATCGGCAAATTTCAAAACAAGTCTTTTATCCAAGAAATAATTTGGATATTCAAATCAATAAGAAAAACCGCTATGCAATCCCTAAACGTGACAATGAAGTAAGAGTTATCGCAGGCGATATTGCATTCGTAGCAGGTTCTCAGAACGACAATTCAGTTTATTCTTGTATTCGTGCTATCCCAGAAACAATGACGTATGGCGATAAGCAAATGGAACAAGGATATCGTAGACAATTCCCTTATATTGAGTCTAACCAGATAGGAGATACGACAAAACAGGCAATTAGGATACGTCAGCTATATGAAGATTTTAACGCTGATTATATAGTAATTGACGTGCGCAACGGAGGTTTGCAAATTTTGTATTCTTTACAAAAAGTTCTATACGATGAAGATCGCAGTGTTGAATACGCCCCATTAAAATGTATGAACAACGATGAATACGGTAGATTGTGTCAAGATCCAGACGCAAAACCATGCATCTATGCTATCAATGGTACACAAAACCTGAACAGTGATATTGCTATGAACTTCAGAAAGAATCTGGTTGAAGGAAAGATTGATTTTCTTGTTAACTTTGAAACCGCTAAAGAAGAAATCCTTTCTAAGAATAAGGAATATAGACAAGCCATCGAAGTCGATGATGTATTCGATTTTGAGCGACCATTCTTAGAAACTCAGGCGCTTGTTAGTGAATGTGCAGAATTACAATATGAAAAATTAACCACAGGTGGTATCCGAATTAAGGAACGTGGAAACAACCGAAAAGATAGATATTCATCATGTAGCTACGGATCATATTTTATAGACCAGTTGGAATTAGATATGGCAACTACAGATGAAGAATATGGATACGCAACATTTGTAAACTAATGGAAGGATGGAAAATGGAAGAAAATGTAAAACAAGACGCTTCATATGAATATAATAGTTATCAATATACAACAACAGATATATTTAACGCTATCTTTCAGTGTGGTGTTTATGATTATTTTAATAAAGAAGAAATACGCAGTGTTTTAAGAAATCCAATTGAAAACCATGAAACCGCCATTAGATTATCAAATTTTGTGTATACAAAAAACGGTGTAATTGCAAACTCTGTTGATTATAGTGTTGCATTACCATGTTTGGATAGTATATTGATCAATAAATCGAAAGCAAAAAAGAAAAACAACAACAAGGCAAAAAATAATAAACGCTTAATGCGTTCTACTCTTGAGACAATCGATGATAAGCATTTTATCAGAGATGCATTACACACCGAGATGTTAGACGGTATTGCATTTTATTATTTTGAAACAAAAGTCAGACCATCTGAACTTGATAATACAAAATATATGAATGATTTTGATATTGAACGTATTACAGAAATTAATGATCTTGGTATTAATGCTTCTATTATTTCTTTACCTTGGCAGTATTGTAAGATTGTCGGAAAGAAAAATGGGCGATTTGTTATTGGTTTTGATTTAAGATATTTTGATGATTTTGATGGGGACACTTTGGAAAGAAAACTTAAAAAGTACCCTGAGGAAATCAGAAAAGGGTATCATGATAGCAAGAAAAATAATGGTGTAAATGGCAATTGGTTAATATTAAATTCGGATAAAACAATGTGTAGAAAAATCAAGTGCAAAGATTCAGAGCCTTGGGGCAGATCCTTGGTTATTGCAGCACTTGAAGATGTATTATATAAAGATTATTTTACAGACACAAAACGAAATGTTCTGGATGAGTTGAACAATAAAATTGTCTATCAGACATTTCCAGAAGGAAAAGAAAAAGGACTTTGTGCTTTAACTAAAAAGCAACAGGCAGCCCAACATAATGATGTTAAAACTGCTGTAGTTAATAAAAACAACAAAGGCGGATTAAGTTTCTTCAGCGTTGCCGCAGGAACAAAGATTAACGCTTTGGATGTTTCTACGGATATTTTTAACGATAAAAATGAATCAAATCTTAATAATCAAATCTCTTTGGATTTAGGTGTATGCGCTTCTTTACTTGGTGCCATGGAATCAGGTAATTTTGGTGCAGGAGCCCACAACTTGGAAATGATAAATTCGCAAGTATATACATGGGTTTATGAGTGGCAACAAGAATTGAATTATGTCATTAACAAAAATGTCATTAAAGATAAAAACAATCCAGTGGAAGTTTACTACTTCCCTACTTCTTTTGTAAACCGCAAAGCATTCTTTGATATGTGTAAAACATTATATTCAGAAGCAAGCGGTTCCTTATCTTATCTTGTCGCTAGTGCAGGAATAAATCCAGAAGCATATTTTAATGTGTTAGATGAAGAAATTGAAGATGGTATATACGAACGCTATTTACCACACTTAACATCAAGCAATGTTTCAAAAGATGATCAGGTTGGCGGTCGTCCAACTACGGACAACCCTACCGAAAACACAATTCGAAGTAGAAATAATGACGGGAACAATATCCCAAGTCCAAGTGACTCTAAATAAATATCAATAATGAAAGGTCGATTTTATTTAATCGGCTTTTTTGTTATACAAAACTTTTTTAAAGGAGGATACAACATGGCAATCGTAGAGTTATCTGAAAAGAAATACAAAAATGGGCGCAGACCATTTAAAGCCGTATTGTACGAATTACAGCCTCCTGAATCAGTAGAAAATGGTATCGGAACAAAATACAACAAAAATGGAATTACCTTTTTAGAGGAATATTGTGCGCCACAACTCGGCAGTATCACAGACATGAGTGTTCGTGTTGAATTTTTAGATGAAAACAGAACACTAATCTGCGGTCACGGAGAAACTGGTGTCAACGAAGATGGCTTAATAACATTTAGAAACGCAAGTGTTGTTGGACATTTTACAAGAGGCTATATTGACGACATTGATTACGAAGGTGAAACAAAGAGATGCGTATGTGGTGAAGGATATCTTGATGAAATGTGTTATCCAGAATTCGTTGCAAATCTTGAAAAAGACCTTAACAATGGCGTTGCCGTAGAAGGTAGCGTAGAAATTTTCAAAGCAAAAGGTAATACAGGAATTGTTTATATGAATGGATGGAGAGAAACAGGGAGAATCCCTGTGGAATTCATTCACTCTGGTTGGGACATGGTAATGAATCCAGCTGATACTTCTTCTATTGTATTGGAATTAAACGAAAATCAAAACAAGGAGGACAAACAGAAAATGGACGGAACAATTGATATGAAAGAAATCACTTCTGCTATCAAAGAAACAATTTCTGAAATCAATTCCAAAGAATCTGCATTAGAAGAGAAAATTTCTGAGCAGAATTCCGTGATTGAACAGAAAGATTCTGTTATCGCAGAAAAGGATGCAAAGATTTCCGAACTTAATGCAAGTGTTGAGCAGTTACAGAAAGCTCTTGATGATACAAAGAAAGAGCAAGAAACAGCATGGGAAGAAATCGAAATTCTTAGAAAAGAAATTGCAAAAGCTAAAGTTGCAGAAAAATTAGGTGAAGTTGACGAAGCTTTAAGCGAGTTCAATGAAAATGAAAAAGCAGTCGCAAAAGAAGATATCGACAAATTAAAATCTGATATTAACTCTTGCGAAAATATTGACGAATTAAATGAAATTGCTTCTGAAGTTAACTCTATCAAATCTAAGATTTGCATGAATATTGTAGCACAGCAGAAAGCAGCTGAGAAGCAGGCATCTGCCGCAGAGCCTACAGCAGAAACAAATTCAGAAAAAGTTGAAGATATCTTTTCTGAGGTATGTGAATCTATCGAAGTTGTTGATGATGACGAAGATGTAAGTATTTTTTAATAAGGAGGATAGATAAAAATGATTAAATTCCGCAATATTTCTGAAATCGAAAAATTATACCCATATGTAAAATCCGTTGCAGGAACAGATGTTTATAATGGCGATTTCGGAACAGTAACAGAAGGTACATTTGCTTTAGCTGCTAATGCTAAACAGGTAGTAATGAATATTGAAGTTGGTGACGATGAAGGTTTAGATAAATACTTTATCGCAAAAGGATCAGATTTAAGAGTTTTAGATCTTGATAAATTAGATGGAAAGGAACTTGAAATTTATGGAAAACAGGTTCCTACTGGAGTAGCTAAAGGTGATAAGTTAAAATCTACAGCAACAGGCGATCTAGTTAAAGGAGCTACTGCGGCACCATATGTAGAAGTAACTGAAAACATCGGAAATCACAAAGGCATTGCTGTAAAAGTTGTTGCTTCTGCTCCAGCTACACAGGCAGCATCAAAATAGTTAATTGAAAAAGGAGGATAGTATAAATGTATACATTTGAATTAAACAACGAACGTAAGGATGCGAACTTTGCGAGCGGTCGTGTGTCTACAAAATCTCCTGTAGTAGAAATTTTCTCTGCAATGAGAGATGGAAAAGACTTAAAACGTTTCGGGAAAAAAGCAGATCAGGCTGCTAACTATATTAAAGAGTTAAATAGTAAAGCTTCTGCTGGGGATTTATCCGCAGTTTCTGAATTAAACGAAATCAGACGTTTCTCAATGGAACCTCAGATTCTTCAAGAAGCTAAATTATTAAGCATCTATGGAAATTATAAAGCAATCGGATATAACGATTCTTGCGAAGTTGAAATCCCAGAATTTGTTGGAAACCCAGCAAACAAACAGGCTTTAGGTCAAGATGTTAACTTCCCAGTAATCAGAAAGAAAAGAACACCTATCGCTACAGTAGCTATTTCTGCTGGTTATGCAGTAGATTATAGAAAAGCTGCTACTGGTGACATGAGCGATGAAAACGAGTTAAAGAATCAGATCGCTATTCAAATCAGAAACAAAGCTGCTGCTTATGTTGTAGAAACAATCTACAAAGCAATCAAACATGCAGATGGAGTTAAATACTTCTTCGAGGGAGACGGATTAACAAAAACTGGTGTTGATGGAGTTATCACACCTGTAAGACGTTTTGGAAAACCAACTATCACTGGTGATTATGCTTTAGTTTCTCAGCTTAATGCATTCGCAGGATATCAGGGAACAACACCTGCTGTTACAGGTATCTCTGAAGCCGTTATGAAAGAAATCCACGATACAGGATTAATGGGAATGTATAATGGTGCAGTTGTTTCTGAATTACCAAACCCATATGATACTTCTCTAATGAATGCAGCTGGAACAGACTTCCAGACAGTATTACCACAGGGACTCGGATATGTAATTCCTGCTGGTGGACAGTCTCCAATCTATACAGTAACAAGAGGCGGATTAACATCTATTTCTGGAACAGACGTATCAACAGGTCAGTTAATCACAAGATATGACCTTGAAGTTGGTGCTTTAGTTGCGCCAGGAAGAGAATATATGATTGGTTTACTTGGAGACAAGAAACTGTCAACAGAACTTGGTACTTACTAGAATTCGTAAATAGTTGAAGAAATGTAGACCTTATGGGTCTTTTTTATTTGCAAAGATATATGGTAATTCTGTATATCTTTGCAATTAATTAGTTAAATAGAGGACATAGACCATGCATGATATTTACTTTTGCTATTCCAAAAAACTGCACTATTTTTTAATGGGGTTAGGCGAAAGTTATATTTCTTCTAATATCAACAAAAATACTGGTGTACGTTATTGGACATTCCAAAAGTCGAAAGATTTAGATGAAAAGATTGAATTGTATAATTCTGTAAAATACAAATTCAAGTAAACGATAATTAGTTGTGAAAGGATAAATAATTGAAAGAGATGGAAAATACAGAAGTTGTAAAAGAGTTAAGCATGGAAACAAAAATTACAGTACGCAGCCTTGCCAATTGGACAACAGGATTTCAGCGAATTGAATCCACAGGAGATGTAACAATCACACCAAATGGTACTACTCGTTTATCTCGTGGAGAAGTAATCTCACAGGTGCAGAACGGGAATATGCTTTTTACTGGAATTGATGGTGTTGGCTCTCATGCAACATTATATATTGAAGACGCTGATACTCGTGAAGAGTTAGACTTTGACAATAAAGAAGAAAAGAAAGTTCAGAAAATTTTAACGCCTAAATTAGTAGCAAAATTATTTGCATATAAAGGTATGTCAAAAACATTTAAGGACAAAGTTTCTGAGTATATTGTTACAAGTGCTGAAAAATCAGCTGTCATGATGATGATTAAAAAAGGTAATTATAACGATTACGAAAAAATTCGATTCATTGAAAACTATACAGGACACAAAATGAAATAGGATGTAGGTGATTATAATGACAACCGCAGATGATGTAATTCAAAGTTTTGAATCTACGTTTGCAGATAAAACGCCTCTGCCAGACTCTTTAGTTTTTCAATGGCTAAAAAAGGCAATTGCAAGATATTCTATGGAAATTGATGATCTTACATTTGACGTAGAAACAAAAGAATTTTCAGAAGATCTTGATCAATATGTCATAGATACAATGGCAGAATATATGCATCAATATTATCAGGAGCGTTACTACTCTCTTGTAAATAAACGAGTGAGTATTGTAACAAAAGAATTAAGTATTGATGGAAATAATGGGTCAAAAACTTCAGCAAAGAATGAGCTTGATGCTATTAAATATAATGCTGAAAAAATGACAAACAATCAGAAACCTACCGCTTATACATAGGAGGTGCGATAAATGCAAGATTGGTATTTAATAACACCTAATACACGACCTAACTTAACAGGCGGTTATGAAAATGATGCATATAACGATTATAAAGATGATGAATTTGCAGAAATTCTAGATACAGACATTGCTTCTACGGTTGAATTATGTAACTCTGATTTATCAGAAAGAACGACTATCCGATGTGTAGTTCAAGATAATGATTCTGATACCTCATTAAAAACTATGCAGAGAACTGTACTATTTCCATGTAACACTTCCAAAGCAGGAATGTATGTATATTTTGAAAATAATTACTGGATCATAGACGGAAGACCTGGGCAATGCGGTGTGTTTGAAAAAACAACAATGAAGTTGTGTCAGTCTACTGTAAAATGGCAAGATGCAGACGGTAATATCCATGAAAGATGGGCTTATTATCAATCGGCATCTAAATATGATGTTGGTAAAACAGGTAACAATATTATATTTGTTGGATCAAATAACTATACGGTAATTGTACCGCAAGACGATGATACTCTTGGGCTTGATGGAAAAAGAGTATTTTTTGATATTCGGGAAGTTCCAAATGACGTATTTACATTCACTCGTGATGATAATGTTTTATATCATTTTGGTACTGAACATGGTGGTGTATTATCTTTTATCGTTGATAAAGATGAATTTAACCCAGCGAAAGACAGAAAAGACTTGCGATTATGTGATTACTTTGAGCCCAAAAAAGATCCTGAACCAACGCAGCCAGAGAAACCAGAACAGCCAGATGTTCCAACTGTAGAACAGACATGTACTGCTACTATTAAGTATAGATACAAGAAAGTTTTTGTAGGCAAGAAATCTACATTTACCGCTTCTTTTAAAGACTTAGATGGAAACACAGTTACAAAAGATCCCCAATGGGATCTTGAATGTGAATTAAAAGACTCTATTAATATAGAAGAAACTGGTTCAAACATTGGAATCTCTGTGTCAAATTCTGCATTAGTTGGTCAGAAAATCATCTTGAAATTATCTGCAAAAGATGGAACTTCTTCTACTGCTTCTATTGAAATAACTATAGAAAGTCTTACATAGGTGAAATTCAATGACGAAAACAGAAAAAATGATGGAAAATCCTCTGGTTTCGCTTGGATTGATCAAAGAAGCCGTAGGAAATATTTTAATGACAAATGATGATGTTAGCGCTCTTGCCATGCCATATCTTGATGATGAGGATTATTCTTTCGAGGATAATTGGTTTGGATGCAAAATTGGCGAAAATATACATGGGCAAGTGAAAGACAATCGTTTATTAGGACATTGCAAAGATGTCCCATATATGGATGAAACCATTACAGATACACGATCTATTATCTTAATGGAAACATATCCTGCTAGTATATCAACATCTATTATTGATTACACATTGGTTATCAATGTCATATGTCATAGAGATGTTATCAAACTAGATGATGATGAAAAGTCAGAATGGCGTGAAAAAGGATACGCTGGCAATCGTTTAGATATGATTTGTCAGGCAATCAATCTTGCCTTAACTGACGAATCAATAAAAGACTCATTTGGTATCGGGGCTATGAGATTAGATACTCGTACAAGCCAATTACAGTCTTTTAAGCCGAACACTAACTTTTATGGCAGGACAATGGTGTATCGGATTGATGATATAAATATGGAGTTATTGTGTAAATGAGTGATGTAAATCTTACTTATTTACAGTTACTGTCAAGTGATCCAATACCTATTGGAATTGGACATATTAATCCTCCAAAAATCAGTGATCGCATGAGAATTGGTGAAGGATTATGGATGCAATATGCGAGTTATATGTCGTTGACAGTGGACAGCTACTACTCTGCTCTCCTGCCAGATAAATATGATGCTTTTTTAGCACTACCTTATGAAGAACGTATGGAAGTTAAATTATTCGATCTGGTTTCAGAAAATGTAGACGTTTTACAGACATATGTTCAGGCGTTCTGCTTTTACTTTGTCGAGGACGTTGTCTATAAACTGAAAGAAAAAAGATTTGAAATCTTAAGAAAGTATAAAAATGAAGAGACTGGAGAAACTGAGTCTCAGATCATTGGAGTTATAGATCGAGAAATCTTCGATGATGTATTACATATCTTGATGCAAATTTCAAATATCAACAATGAACGCACAGTGTCCGAAGAATTATCAAAGCAAAAAGATCCTGTTGTTATCCAAATGCAGCGTAGACGTGATAAGGCAAAAGCTAAACGTACTCGTGGCAAAAACTTAGATAAACAAGATCCTAAATATGATATCGGAAATATTATCTCTGTTGTATGTGCGTATCACCCAAGTATTAATTTTACTAACGTAGGGCAATTAACAATTCCTCAATTATATGATAACTTTCAAAGAATTTTAATTGATAGAAATTATCAAATCATGGCTCTTAATGCCAGTGTCTGGGGAACTGAAGGTAGTGACTTTAAAGAAGATTCATATTTGAAAAACCTTAACGAGGAAAAATAAGACCTATCTTTATAGGTCTTTTTTTAATACTAAAATTTAAAAATTCTAATGAAAGGATGTGACAAAATGGCAGCTAGTAAGAAATATGCAAGCCGTGACTGCGGTGTATTTGAGTTAACTAACTTAGCTACAAGCAAAAAGGCTTTAAGAGTTGATTATGCAAATACAGTAACATTAAATATTACAGCAGATTCTGTAAAAGCTAAAAAGAGAGGTAGAGATGCTGTAACATTTGCTAACCCAATGGAAGGAACACTTGAAGCAGAAATTCAGGTATATCCATTTGAGTTATTCTCTATCTTTGGTAACGGTACAATTACAGAAGGTGGAGATCGTGCAGAAATGAAGACGATCACTGCTACAGAAGCAGGAAAACTTACATTACCAGACGATCCAAAAGCAGGAGCTTTATTCGTTTACGAAAAAGGTGATGTTGGTGGAACACAGATCGAAGGAAGTGCAGCAGCAAAAGTATTCACAGCTACAACAGATAGCGATATCGTTGTTGGTAAGAAATACGATGTATCTTATATCGTAAATGACTCTACACTTCAGTTAGTTAAGATTAACGATAATCAGGAATTAGCTGATTTCAGAGTTGACGCAGAAATCAACCAGAAATCTGAGCAAGGAGTTGTAACACCATTACATATCACTTGCTACAAAGCTACTCCTCAGAGAAATATCGAATTAGCTTTCGCAGCAGAGGGAGATCCTATTACACTGAAGATCACATTTGACCTGATGACAGATGCAGATGATGAATTTGTAGATATTTATCAGATCAAGTCTTTAGCTTAATTTAAGGATATTATTTATCACTACTGGTTAGTTTATACTAATCAGTAGTGTATTAACTTGGAATATTGAACATGAAAAAATATTGCAGTAATCATATTATAGTTTTACATTTTAGTTAGAAGATAGGGAAGAGAACAAAACTTTAATATGGTTCACAAATTGGATTATATGATTTTTTTTGTTTTCTTCCCTATTTTTTACGATTTTAAAAGAAAGGGTGTATTTATTGAATTCAGAAATTATAACGCCTGAGCAGTTGCAGGAAGCCTATAAAGATACAAAACTCATTCCTGTTACAAGTTTGGCACAGGTTAAGTTCTATGTGGAACATGGCGTACAACCACTTCTGGTCTATCCATCTGAACGTGCAGATATTATGGCGTTCTGGTATCCCAAAAAAGATACATACAGGCTATATGTTGATTATAGAAAATATATTAACGATAAATATCAGGTAGGTGAATAGGTTGGCAAAGAATGTTGGTAAGAGATTTGAAGAAAATTGGAAAGCCAGTATTCCTTCAGACATATTCTACTATCGTTTAAAAGATCAAGCACAATCTTTTGGTGGTTGTAGTAATTTAAGATTTTCAAGTAAGAATCCTTGTGATTGTTTCTTATTTTCCTCTCCTTATATGTACGCATTGGAATTGAAAAGTGTTGGCACTTCTTCTATTTCTTTTGAACGTACCAAAGAAGAGAAAGGTGTAATCCATTATCATCAGATTAAAGGTTTAAGAGAATTTGTTGGTTACAGAAATATGGTCGCAGGGTTTTTATTTAATTTTAGAAAGAAAGATAACACAGAAACTACATATTTTCAGCATATCAATGATTTTGACAGAATGATTGCTTCTATAGATAAAAAATCATTCAATGAAAATGATTTGGAAAAATTTAATCCAATCATTGTTAATAGTCGAAAGCTGAAAGTCAATTATAGATATCATGTATCTGAATTGATTGAAAAGTTAAATGGAGAAATGGAGAGATAATTTTATGGGTAAAATTGCTTTTGAAACAAGACATTATAAAGATGGGTCTTTAAATAGATTTGAAGCAAATGATTTCGTTGAAGCCGTTGTCGCTTCTGCTTTTCCTGTAACTCAGGACGAGAACGGAATATCTAGTATGGACTATGATCCACTGAGTAAACTTATGGGAATCAAGATGAATATTATTAAATTTTATGGAAACGTTGATTTAGAAAGCATTGGTATTGATGAATTATATGCACTTGCATCGGATATTGATGTTGACGAATTTGTTGATGAAAATGTTATTAACAAAGTACAGTTTAAAGATATGTTAACTGCAATTGATGAAAAATGTGACTACATCAAACAGCAGTTAATTGCAAGTGCAATTGATATTAAACTTGACAGCAAAGATGTGAATTTCAAGGTCGAAGGTGTTGACGATTTAGTAGAATCTGTCGTAGCTTTAGCACCTGCTCTTGAATATATTAATGAAGTGTTTGCCAAAGCTGATCCAGAAGTAACTCAGAAGATGATGCAGTATTTTGCAGAGCATGGTTTTGACTTTACTGCCAAAGACATTACAAAAGCCGTCGTTGAATCTGATGATTTCCAGAAAAATAGAATTGATGCACTTGAAGCAATTAAACAGGGTGCCGCTGATGCAGTCAATAATAATGTAGTTTCTATTGACAGAAAGTAAGGTGATCTCATGGGAAACATGGGTGCAATGGCTGGGTTATGGAGACAAATCCAGAATGAAATGCGTGATGCCGTAAGCGAAGCTGAGAGCAAAACATTCTTAACAGCCAATCAAGAGCTTACTGCTTCTTATGCAGGTGGAGAACCAACGAAATATAAGAGAACATATCAAATGAAAAACTCTGCAAGAACAACTGGCGTTGTTGGTGGCGGAGATTCTGTTAGCGCCACTGTGTATCTGGATCAGGGATACAATTATAATACGGGAACTTACTCTACTCCTCACGTCTTCTCAGAAGCAGAATCTGGTGGATCTGGTATTGTATTAACTCCTGGATTCTGGCAACGTACAGAACAAAAGGCTCAACTATATGCGATACAGGCATTCGCAAAAAGATTTAAATAAATTTATCAGATCAATATGATCTGTATTGTAACAATCAAATTTTACTTTTATTTACTAGACGAGGTATTAAATGGTAACAATTTCACATATTGGTGATACGCCAAATTTAATCAAAGTACAATTAGATGGTTTGTCCACTGATGTAAAGCCAATTGGTGAGACACCTGAAGGTGTGGTTATTAAAAATGGTAGCACTTTTACTTGCATAGATACATTAGATGTGTATTTCTATGATGAAGAAAATAAAAAATGGATAGGAGCTGAATCATGATAGACGCAACTACTATTGCCGTGATTAGAAAAATGATTTCTAAATATTGTGGAGCATCTAGTTCAGATGTAAATGCCATCATTAAAAAATACTTACAGGACAATCCAGTTACAGCATCATCTATTGGTGCAGAAACTACAAGTGACGCAACGACTAAATATAATTCATTAAATAAGTTAATTAATGATCTTCAAACAAAATTAAATAATATTGCTGACAGTGACGATGAGACTTTAGATCAATTTAGCGAATTGGTTACTTATATAAAAAACAACAAATCATTAATTGATCAACTTCAAACGATTTTAGAAAAATCTGAACAACATAAAGTAGACAAATCCGTATTATATGATGTGTTACATAATACTCCACACGCAGACACTGTTGGGGATTTCTTTGACTTGCGTAGAACTGGAAAGATTTATAGAACCAGATTTTATACATTTGCCAAGAATCCTACTTGTAAAGGTACAAAATTATTAGATAACGCAGGATTGCAATATGAACCAAGCACAGATACAGTTGAAGGAAAAGATGATTATTTAAACGGAGAACATCCTCTTTTTGAATGGTACAACTGTAATTATAAAAGAAATGCAGATGGTACTGCTTATCCTACTGCTATCGAGGGTGAAGATGGATATACTACGACTGGCAATGTTGATGTTGGTGTTATTCAGCCAAGTTTCTATTATAATTTTGAGATAAATACTGAAGAAGGATATATTGATGTAACAATTTCAGATATGCCACATACTTTAAGGACTGATATTGTGTTATACCCTTGGAATGAATGTTTGCAAGCTGATGGAACTGTATTGCCTTGGTGTATTGGAAGTAAGTATATTTCTTCTATTGGGGATGATGGGTTGTTAAGGTCTTTGCCTGATAGACAACCAGAAGGAAATGCATCATATGAAACTATGATTACAGACTACCAAAAGAAAGGTGCTGGTTATTGGGGCGCAGGAGCAGAAAGAAATACATTCCAGATTATTTTTATATTGATTAAAGGAGCAACAAAAAATTCACAGAGTTTATTTGCGGGATGTACTGATTATTATATTAAACTTCCTGTATCAATAAAGAACACAGGAGAATCAGTGTATGTTACTACAAATAAAGATGCGTCTGCTTTTTTTGTCGGTGCGCCAGTGTATGTTGGTCATAATGGAGGTGATGGGCATGTCGTTATTGATATTGCACCAACAAAGGTTATAAAAATTGAACCAATTGATAGTAATAATACTGCAATATATTTAGATGTAAAAAACGAATCTTTTATTAGTACAGCCGGAGTAGACATTGATGAAACTGAATATTTAGTTAGTATACCGTGGTATTCTGGAACAACAGACAATGTTATTGGGAAACATGATGGTTCTATGATCTCTAATAGCAATTCAAAATATCCTTATAGAGTACAAGGTCGTGAATATTCTATTGGCTTACAGATGGTTGCTTCTGATACTGTGACAGTATTAAAAGACGATTCTACGAGAGATGTATATGTTGCTCCTCGTGGAACTCATCACACAACTGATGAATCAAATATTAAAAAGAATTATAATTTAATTGGTAGTATACCAGCTCAAGAAAATACATCTCCAGAATATTGGGTAGGAGATATTAAGATAAATACAAATACTGGTGTATGGTTTCCTAGTTATCAAGGTTCTGGAGATAGTCAAGGGTTTGCTGATTGTATAATAGGAGACTATGTCTGCCTTTTATCTTCATATGTATATGGTGGATTCGCAAGAGTTGGTTCTTACGGTGGTTTCGTGTCATTGGAATGTACGATATGGTATGATGAAACAAATGGATTCGAAGCCTCTGCTGATTAGCACCACCAGTCACACAATATCATAAGAAAGAGGTGAATTCATGAAAAAAGCTAGATTTTCTAGTCAACAACAAACTGTTAAAGTTTTGGAAGATACGGATAAATATTATATCTTTATTTGTCTTAACGAAGAAAAGAAAACTGAGAAATTAGAAAATGTAGATAAAGAACTGGAATATTTTGAATATGATTATGTAGAGATTGTAGAATTTAAAGAAAATATTGACATTAAAGACGTTAAAGACAATCCATCAAAGTATCTTCATTATACAAATTCAAAAAAGCTTGCTGATATTAAAGCGACAAAATTAAAGGAAATTTCTAAGAAATGTGAGGATACAATCTATAATGGTGTAGATGTAAAAATGCCTGATGGAACTTATCATTTTAGCTTAACAGAAGAAGATCAGCTTAACATTTTTGGACTACAGGCAAAAATTTCAGCAGGGCAAACTGCTTTAGAATATCATGCTGATGGACAACCATGTAAATACTATTCTGTAGAAGATATTCAGAAATTAATTACTGCTGCCATGACCTTTGTTTCATATAATACTACATATTGTAATTCTTTAAACATGTGGATTAAAGCAGAAACAGACTCTACAGTCATTGAAAGCATTTATTATGGAATTGATATTCCTGAAACATATCAAAGCGATGTTTTGAAAAAATATCTATCATCTAAGAACAAATAATATATCTTTGATTCTTTTCACATCAAATCTGATGTAAATTTCACAAAATAAAACCAAGATTTTATATGCTTATCAACCACAATATATGTGATTCATTTTTACGAATACCACTATATATTGTGGTTGTATTTATTTTACACATAGGAGGTTTTACCGTTGGCTAGATTTACGGTATATAACAAGATTACATCTCCAGAAAAACTAGCATTGGTCAATAAAGATAACAAAGATTTAGGCAATGAGTGGTTAGATTACCTTGCTTCCGTTGATCGTGCGCAGAGTACAATCAAAGGTTATCGTAATGACTTAGATATTTTCTGGTGTTGGAATCTGGAACATAATAAAAATAAGGACTTCGCAAAATTAACAAAGCGTGATATTGCTAAATTTCAAAATCATGCAATTAACGTATGGGGGTGGAGTCCTAAACGAACAAGACGTGTTAAATCATGTCTTTCTTCTTTATCTGATTATATCGAAAATATGTTAGATGAGGAAGAAGAATTTGAAGGATTCAGAAAAATTGTAAATAAGATTGAGAATCCTGCAAATGAGGCAGTGCGTGAGAAAACGATTCTGCCAGATGAAAAAGTTGATGACTTATTAAAAACTCTTGTCGAACAAGAGAAATATGAAAAAGCGTGTGCTATCGCTATTGCTGCTTATTCTGGAATGAGAAAATCTGAAATCATTCAGATGAAGATGTCTTATTTTACTGAAGATGCTCTTGAATTTGATGGTGCTTTATATAAAACGCCAAAGATTCGCACCAAGGGTCGTGGTAAATTAGGTAAGCAGTTAAACAAATTTATCCTTGTTGATGTTAAAAAATACATTGATTTATGGGATAAACAACGTAAAGAACTTGGCGTTGACATTGATGATATCTTTGTAACGAAAGATAAAAATGGTTGGCATCGTAGATCCAATCTTGACAAATGGACAGCTGAATTTTCAAAGATGTTGGACGTAGACTTCTACTACCATTGTATGAGACATTATACTTGTACTGCTTTCGCAAAGAAGAATATTCCGATTGATGTTATCAAAGAATTCTTTGGATGGTCTTCTACGGAATTGGTTGGTATTTACAACGATTCATCCGCAGAAGATGACTTCGGAAAATACTTTACAAAAGACGGTATTAAAGAAGGAAAACAAGGTTCTTTGTCTGATTTATAGTATTGGAAAAATATACCTGTATACATACAATATATTACTATGATATACTCAAACTCGCAATGATCAATTACACAACAAAATCTATGACGTAACACCACTTATATAGTAGGAGATGATGTTATGATGATAGAGAATAGAAAAAATTACTATACACTTATTTGTGCTGAATGGAGTATGTATGGCGGAGGAATAGTTATACATACAGAGGTAAATGTTGGTTCAGTTATCGAAGCACATGAATATGTTTTATCACATCTTTATGACTTCCCTACTGGTACATGGGTACTTAAGCCATGTTTGACAGCAATTAGTTAAACAACAAGTAACAAGTAATTGATCATTGCTCTCACGGGCGGTTGGTATAATGGAATTATACTGGTCTCCAAAACCAGAGATCGGGGTTCGATTCCCTGACCGTCTGTTAATTATATACTGGAACTAAAAGAGTCTATTTTGTATAGGCTCTTTTTATTATGCACAAAATTATGAAAGAGGTGAGTAAATGGATTTTCAAGCTGTCATTACAGCGATATTGGATAAGAGTACTGCTGAGTCTCAATTGAATAATCTTGTACAAGATAGGGATGTGCATATTAACCCTATTGTTGGTACGAACGGATCAACAAATACAACACTTAATAATCAAATTAAAAGACAGGCAAACGCTCAGGCAAAATCATATGTGCAGTATAGTAAATCTGCAATTCAAAAGCAGATGAAACATGCTTCTGGGACATTTTATACTAGCGGAGAAACATCTGTTGATAAAGGTCTTGTTAAACGTGCAAAAGACCAAGCTAAAGAAATGTCTAATGTTGCAAAGCAGATCGCAAACGAAGAAAATGTTTCAACACCAACTGCTTATCAATATGCAGACAAAGCATTAAAAGAGCAAGAGAAAGCAAAAAATAAAGCATTAAAAGAGCAAGAGAAAGTTGATAAAAAATATCAAGCAGAACAGAAAAAACTAAATGAGAAAGCTGCTAAGATTGAATCTGACATTCAAGCAAATAGATTTGCTTCTAAATCTGGAAGATATCAAAAACAATTTTCTGGGTATGTCGATAATAATAGCAAAGAATACAATGCTGTTTTGAGCAACATTCTTGACTATGAAAAGCAACGTAAAGAAGTCAATAAAATGTATGGGAACTTTAAAAAGGACCCAACTATAAAAAATCGTGACCTTTTGATTGATGCTCATTCAAAACTTGAGCAGTATGATAAAAATGCTACAAATAGTCTATCTTTATTAAATTCTTCTCCTAACAAAGTATTGAAGAGTGATATAGAGAAACAAGCTAAAAAACAAGCCAAACAAGAGGAACAATATAGTGATTGGTTTAATCAAGCTCTTTTCAAAGAGCAAGAGAAAAAAGATTCTTATGTGCAAAATGTTTCTAGGAATCTTGGAAATAAATCATATGATGCTAATTTAGCAGCACAACAAAAGAAACTTAGTGGGTATTACAGTGGCAGTGAAGAATACAGAAATGCGAATAAGTCTTTTGAAGAATATAAAAAGAATGTAAAAGGTTTACAGGAATTACATACTCAATATCAAGCAAATCCTTCAACTGCTAATCAAGATGCGATCATTAAGCAGAATGAGAAAGTAATCCAATCATATGAAAAATTAAACAATGAGATGAAAATTCTCGATGCAACTCAGAGCAAGGCACTTAATCCTGGCGAAGGTAATATTCAAGCAAATAAGATCAGAACTTATATGGAGAATAATACTAAAGCTGCTAAGGAATATGGAGTTGTATTAGAGAATCTTGTGAAACAATCTGAGAACGCTACAACTAAAGGGGAAGCTCAAAGCATCAACCAACAGTTTAAGCAAATGCAGTCTGAAATTTCTGCAAAAGGACTTACTGGAAACTCAATGTTTTCAGAAGTTAAGCGTGGATTTAGTCAGATTTCTCAGTTTGTAGGAACATATGGTGTCTTGCAGACTGGTATGAACAAAGCACAAGAAATGGTGCAAAACACATATGATGTAGATAGTGCTATGACTCAGCTTCAGATGGCTACTGGTGTATCCAATGATAAAGCCAAAGATTTGATGAAAACATATTCAAATATGGGGCATCAATTAAAGGCTACAGGTACAGATGTTGCTGCTTCTTCTACTGAATGGATGAAACAGGGACAAAGTGTTGAAAAATCTAATAAGCTTGCAGAGAGTTCTATCAAACTTAGCAAGGTTGGTGATTTAACATCTGAAAATGCTACAAAATATTTAACTTCTGCGAGAAAAGGTTATGGCATTACGAGTGCAGAAGATACCTTGAAAATCGTAGATAAAATGTCTTCTGTAGATATGGCTTCCGCTACTGATGTTGGAGGTTTGGCAGAAGGTATGTCCGAAGTTGCGACGAATGCAAATTTAGCTGGTGTCAGCATGGACAAATTGCTCGGTTATTTAGCAACTATCGGTGAAACAACTCAGGAAGGTATGAGTTCAGTCGGAACTGGTTTGAACGCCATTTTCTCCCGTATGGGAAATATCAAACTAGCACGACTTAAAGATTATCAAAATAATGGCGAAGACCTGAGTGATGTAGAAACAGTCTTAAAAGGTGAAGGAATTAACCTAAGAGACAAACAAGATAAATTCAGAAATTTCGGTGATGTGCTTGATGAAGTCGCTGGTAAATGGACTAGCTACAGTGACGTATCTCAAAGAGCAATTGCAAAAGCGATGGCTGGCACCAATCATATGGAGCAATTTCTCGTCCTAATGGGCAACTATAAGAAAGCTCAAGAATACGAGAAAGTATCCGAAAATTCTGCTGGATCTACAGATAAAAAGTATGAAGTTTATAAGAATAGTTTGGAAGGACAAACAGAAGATCTTAAAAACTCATTCCAATCTATATCAACAACATTTGCTGATAAAAATCTTCTTGGTGGAGGAATTACTTTATTATCAAATGTTCTTAATGTAGTTAATAAATTAGTAAGTAGTTTTGGATTATTGCAAACTGCTGCCGCTGGCTTTGCTGGCATTAAACTTTTTAAAAACCTAGGTTGACCCTATCTCAAAATCATTAGGGTGACAGTGAGCCTACTATATATAAGGAAGAAACAGAAATGGTGTTTTGGACAAATATATAGGATACGGGGTTTTAAAATACACGTATCAGGAGTAATTGCTGGAACGAAAAAGGATATCAAAACTGAAACGGAATTGGCAACAATAGACGGAATAGTTTAAGAATTTGATATTCATATCGTATTATACGATTGTATCTAATCAGCCGCACACATTCTTACCATATAGGAAAGTATCGGTAAACTACCGCATAAGAAACGTGCTTCGGGATAAGGCACAGTAGCTAAGATATTTTAATAAGAATGGATGTTCAGAGACTACCGATCCTGACAGATAATGGCGACCTTATGATCATTGTCTGGTAATGTATAGCCCAAAAGTGTAAATTAATGTCGATGTTTTACCTGCTATCATCGTTTGCGTACAGAGATATTGTATCTCTAAGCAGGGAACTTAAAATTCAAATTTTATGTAAAAAACGACTATCAAAAAGTCCTTATTTTATAAAGATTTTGACAATTGGCATTTTTATAAATTGTACTTCTATTAGTACATATGAATCGAAGTTATTTTTAACTTGGTATAAATATTGTGGAATAGCTTAATATATTAATACAATACAAAAAGGCACCCACACGGATGCCCTTTTGTATTCTTTCTATTGATGTTTTGTAATTAAGCTACCACCCTTAATTACGGTTTGTTGGTACAAATGCTTTTGTATCATTTCTTATTACACTTGTATTATAGAATATTTTCTAATAAAATGCAAGTATTTCTAATATGTAGCCCAATCATACAATGATACTTTTTACTTAAACGGTTATCTTTTGTGGTAGATAGATAATACGATATTTTTACACATTAAAATACTGTTTGCATTGTTAATTCAAGTCTTATCTAAATATTGCAAGCAATAACTGAATAATCAAACTTGCAATATTGAGTGTTTTAGAAACACTCTGCCAGTCAATATTCTGTAATAAGTGAATGACGCTTTGGAGCATTTGTCACCTCCGTTCCGCATCTGCCGTAAGGCACTGAATGGCGTGCAAATCATAAAACATGATCATTCAGCAACAAAATTATATCATACAATGGAATAAATATCCATAACAAAAAAACAGTCTATCAGAAATAACTTGCGGTAACTAATAGACTGTAAATCCTTTGGAAATGCAATGACAAACTTGGAAGATAACTCGTTGCATTTCTTGTAAACTTAACCATATAACTTAACGATAAATAAGTTATATGGGATATTGTCATATTACTACAGAAATGTTATTTTGTCAATAATTAGTCGTGGAAAGCTGATTTGTTGCATAAATAGACAATGTAATATCAAGTATATACGAACTGTGTAATGAATTTAAGCACTAAAACAAACATCACCTCTCTTACAATTATATACTATACCAAACAATAAGAAAGGATTGATAATTATATGAAAATAAAAACATATTTGACTTCCTTACAAAAATTTGTTCCATTCCATAAACGAAAGTGGTATAATATACAGTTGCAAAGGAAGGAGGACAAAACAATGGGTTACAAAGTATTAGATGTGTGTCGTCATGTTATTAATTACAGCGAAGAAAAAGATTATGGAATTTCCAATCTCAAACTTCAGAAAATACTCTATTTTATACAGGCATATTTTTTATTAGAGAAAAAAGATCATACCCCTTGTTTTAACGAAAGAATTGAAGCATGGGATTTCGGTCCCGTTGTACCAGAAGCATATCAGGAATACAAACAATTTGGTAGTTGTGATATACCGACTATTGATTCATATATGGTAATTGATAAAGATGATATTTGGAATTCTTATAGAGTTCAATATCACGACGACGTTATAAAAGACAACGATAAAGAACTTATTGACAAGGTTATTGATAAATTTGCTGATTATTCAGCCACAGATCTTGTTACTTTAACACATCGTCAAGCACCATGGAAGGATGCTTATGAACCACACGCAAACAATGAAATTACACTTGGCGCAATAAGGGGTTATTTTGATGCAGAATAATAACTTAGATGCTTTATTCCGAACAGATGAAGATTCGCAAATGTCTTTAGACGAATTAAAAAAATTTCAAAATACAAAACGCAAGATTAAAGGAATTTGTAAAGCACTTACGATTAGAACAAATAAATATAAACCGCAAAAAACAGTAGAAAGTATTGACAAATATATTTCATCCACAAATAAGTTAGATAGAATACTATATTCTGAAATTAGCAGTTTTATATTTTCGAAAGAACCATCTGCAAGAGGGGTATTTGTCACAAATTTGGAGAAATTATTATTATTTTCTTTAGATGAAGACAATAATGTTGCCGTTGATGCACAAAGAATAATTGTTAAAATATATGACCATGTTCAACTTGCATTATACCAGATTGAAAATACAAATAATATTTTTGCAGATAGTATTGAAGAGGCTAAAGACAATTTACATAAACAAATCAAAGGAGTTGAAAAAGAATATATCACTATTCTTGGTATTTTCGCATCAATCGTACTTGCATTTGTAGGCGGAATCACATTTTCTACTTCTGTTCTTCAGAATATTTCAGCAGTCAGTATATTTAGATTGCTTCTTACCGTTGATTTTTTGGCATTTGTTTTGATTAACACCATATATGTATTGGTTAAATGTATTTTTGCAATCAATGACAAAAACACGGATATGTTTAATATTAAAATAATCAACATTACATGTGTGGTGATCGCATGTGTTATTATTGGTGCATGGTTGTTAAATATGGACAAACTTCAAAGTTTTATATCTAATCATCTATTTTGGAGTAAACAACAACCTAGGTGCATATCTTCATTTTGGAGAATATAATTACATATAAGTAAAAAGAGAGTGTTGTTTGCACTCTCTTTTGTTATGTACAAAATTATTTAGGTGCTGCTCCACTTGCTAATGCTTCGATTGCTAGTTTGCTTGCGACATTGGCTATAATCGAAAAAGATGTACTTGTAAGACGTTCTCCAACAAATTTTTTGGCTTTCTTCCAAATCGTATCATCTTTAATATTGTCTAAAAATTCGTGACCTCTCGGAGACAATGCTTCAATATTGCAGTCAGCCATATGAAAAATTGTTCCACGTTCTCTATGTGTGCCAATAATCATGTTATCTAGGAATAACTGCACAACTGTATATGTGATTGTATCTTCGTCATATTTAGAAGATAACTCTGGAGCATCATACAATTCGTTATCTGTAACTAAATGCATGCTGGTATATCCTCTATCGTTTTCCTCGTAAATACAATGTTTTTCTACATATAAGAGTATATCTCTTATACAATCGTGATTTAACTTCATAAATTTATACTCCTTTCAGAAAGTAGGTGATTAAATGAAAACTATAACTATTAGACAAAGAACTTCGGACGAAGGGTTTAAAGAAAGTTGTCGCCCTTCTTCTACTAATATGCCATATATTATTGAAATTGACGGAAAACCATTAGAACACGTCAGAAAATTTGAGCTAACACTTGACAATGATGTTTCAAACCTTTTTGACATTGCGCAATATAGTGCAACCTATTATGGAATGTCTGACGAAGATTACCAAGATAGCTTAAGTGAAAATGAATTAAAAAAACTGCGTGTCCAAAAAGGGATTTAGTCCTCTCTTCTACCCTACCATTTGTATCCGCAATTATTGCATTGTCGTATTTTCATAAAATTATTTTGTAATAATCCCATTCTATGTAATGTTGGTGAATACACCGTTGATTTAATTTTATTAATATGATTGCCACCACAATTAGGACAAAAAACTTGATTTGTAGGTGATTGGTATTTTGGATGCGGTTTACTTTCTGTGTCTCTTCCCCAATAATTTGTAATATAATTTATTGCATCGACTTGCATGATTTTATTTTCGTCATATGGGAATGTAAATGGAATACAATGGAGGTAATTTAATTGTCTTATAAAATCTTTTTGCTCCTCTTCTGAAAGTTCTGGAATTTTTTTGATATACTTAATTGCTTCTTCCGTACATTGATGATGTTCTTTTAGGATTTTTTTTAAATAAGAGAAATCATATGGTATATCATTATGCTTGATAATACATCGACTATTTGCAAACAGACGAAGGGATCGATGTTCCTCAATATCGGTTTGTGTTTCGTATTTGTCATATATTTCTGGTATTATATGTGTTGTCATTACTTCTTTTACAAAATTCATTATACTACTATAAGCAATATCAATTTCATATTCTTCGAACTTTGCGCACAAATCATCAAAGACATCAAAAGAATATTTATCTTTAAATCTTGGAACAATATCTGAAAAATCAATTACAGTGCCTTTAAAACTACATTGTGTATTCAATTTTCTTTTTTGAAACTCTAAATATTCGTAGTATTCCTCAATTGGGAATCCACAATAAGTACATTTCCTTGATCTGTCGGAAATTTTTCTACCACATTCCATACACTTAATTAATGACATAATTTATTTATCTCCTTTATTATTTTTACCACTTGTATCCGCAGTTTTTACATCTGTAAGTGTTTCTCACACTCGAACTCAAGAAACCAACTGCCCAGAATCCTATTGCCTTCCTTGTCATGCTGATCTTCTCAATATTGGTTGAACCACATGTTGGGCAGTGGGGAACATTAGGCTGTTGTATTGTTTGTTTGGGTTTATTGTTGGAATGCTGTTTATTTTTCTTCTTCTTTTTCTTATGTACTTTTTTATAATGTTGATCGAAGAATTTTTCAGCCTCTTTAATGCCGTTGTGATATAATACATCATCCCAGCTTTCGGGAAATGACAATGGAACTTCATTAGACAACTGCAATACACTAATTAATTGTTGTTTTTCTTCTTCTGTCAAGATTGATAATTCTTTTATATAATTGAAATCTTGTTTTGTTAATTTCTTTTTAAAATACAAATTTCTAGCAGTATCTTCAAAATCGTATTTATGGTAATGTAAATAACAAATAACGATAGAGCCATCCATGTTGTCTAAATCATCAGCATACTCCTCTTTTGTCATTGCATTGTATGATTCTGGAACCGAATATTGCTGTATAATATGTGTCAATAATGTCATTTTATTATCAACACATATATCAATCCCAGAATTATCAATTGATTCTAAAATATACTGAATTGATTCTTTTTTATTCCATTGTTTCATCGCCTGTACTGCTTTAGAAAAATCAACTATATTTCCGTTTATATTACAAGTTGTATTGGTCAGGTTTTTGAACAATTGCTGTTGTCTTTGATTTACAATCCGTTGATAATCATTATTTTCTTTAATTTTTGTTAATGGATATCCACAATGTATACATTGATCAGCTTTATCACTTACTTGCTCCCCACATTCAGGACATTTTATTAACGCCATATTATACTCTCCTATCTTTTTATTTGTTTGATATGATAATTATAACATTATATTGAAACGCAATCAATGTAATACAGCAAACACTTTTGTCATTAAAATCACTTGGTTCCGTTGCAAAAGTTGCAAAGGAAATTAATAATTTATCTACTAAACAAAGAAAAAGAAATGGATCTAATGCAGCGAGAAGTGTTTTTGATCGTATAACATCTTCCGATACTCCTGAAAGCTTAATTAAACAATGGACATCCGCAGGTATGAGTAAAGATGCGGTTTATGATATGTTAACTCACGCTGGTCGCAGTGAGAAGATTCAAGGATTTTCAGAAAAAGAAGCAAAACAGGCTTTGAACAATGCTGGTATACAAAAAGGTGTAGATCAGGCAAAAGAAATTGCAAATGCAATGAACTCTGTTCCAGAAGCTACTAATAAAGCGAAGGATTCTTTTAAAGATTTCAATGAAAAAACAAAAGATGCAGAAAAATCAACTACAGGTTTTGCAAGTAAATTTAAAACAAGTATGAAGGATGGCGTTGAAAAAACACATACTCAATTCTCAAACGGTGTTACTAAATTCAAAGCAAAACTCGGAGATGTGAAATCTGCTATAAGTAGTGTTGGCACTGGTTTAAAAGAAACTATGGTAGCTAATCTTCCTGCCGTATTACTTGCTGCTAGTACTGCTGCTGCCGCTGGTGTCAATGCATTAGCTAACAATATTCGTAGCAAAGCATTAAACGCTGGCACAAAGAACCTCGACAAATATAACAAAAAAATCAATAAGAGTCAATCTAAACTCGACTCAGTAAATAACATCAAGGCAGAGTTCAATAGACTTGCCAAAGGTGTTGATAATACAACTAATCAAAATGTAGGACTGTCTGAATCTGATTACAGTCGTTATCTTGAATTAAAGAAACAACTTGTTAAGACAAATAAAGATCTTGTTAAATCAATGGATAGCGAAGGAAATGCTATTATTGATAACAACTCTGCAATTGACAAATCTATTAAGAAATATGAACGTCAAATTCAGAAAAATAAACAGGCAATTGCAAGCAAAAAGAATTTAGCTATCCAGAACAAAGCTGCCGCACTAAATATGAATAAAACCACTGAAGGTAATCGAGTTGGAGACAGAAGCCTTGCTGGTAATGTCGGACGTATCTTATCTGGTGGTAAATCTGGCGTAGGTTTAGCTGGCGCTGGTATTGGTGCAGCAATTGGAACACTGATTGCTCCTGGTGCTGGTACGGCTGTTGGTGCAGGTATTGGCTATAGCTTACAAAGTGCAGCCAACTTAATTGGTTCTTCTCTGCTCGGAACAAATGATGTAGGTGCATTACATAGTATCTTTGCAAGCAAGAAATCTATCGCAAGTGATGGATTAAATTCTAATAAAGCTAATCTCATCAGCATGATCAAGAACACAAAAGCTTATAAGAAAGAAGCTAAGAGTATTCTTGGTAAAAATGCAGATCTTGATAACTTAACAGATCAACAGTTATCTACATTATTAAACAATGCAAACTTTGATGGTGGTGGATTCTTTGGCGTTAAAGACAACACTATGAGCAAATATGTGGAAGCTACAAAGAATAATCTGAAAGAAGTTCAAGATCAGCTCAAAGAGTTTAAATCCACTACCCTTGAGAACACACTTGAAGCGTCACAGGGCTTTGCAACATTAGATAAGACATCACAGGAGTTTGCCAAGAGTTATGTAAGTAATATGGATCTAAGTTCTGATAAGATGTCTGGTAAAGGTGCTACAAAATATCTTGAAGAACAAGAACAGAAAGTTCGTAGTTTTACAAGCAAGCTTGCAACTGATAGTTCTTTTAAAGATGCTTATAAGAATTTTACAGATTTAAAGAGTGATACGTCTAAAAACGCTACAGATTGGCAAAACTCAATAAATAAACAGTTTAAAACTCTTAAGCAAAAAACAGGAATGTCTAACAAAGAATTGTCTGGAGCATTAGGAGTAAGTTTATCTGGCAGTGACGTATTGACATCTGATGGACAGAATGTACAAAAGATGATTAAGAAACTAAATAATAGTTTCTCTTCTGATATTACTAAGAACCAAAAAGGATTAACAGACCTTATTAAAAAAGATACTTTGAGTGATATGGTTTCTACATATAGGAAACAACATGCTAATAGATTATCCAGTGGATCATCTAAACAAGGCAATGTAGATCTTAATGGTAGACCTGTATTATTAAACAAAGACAAATCATATAGCACATTACTTTCTTCTTCTATGGCTGGTGCCGACGGTAGTGCGTTTGAAGGCAAGGAGATTATGTATACTCCTGTTCTAGCAAGTTCTGGAAAGAAACTTGATGAGAAAACGATGCAGGAATATATTACACAAATCACATCAAAAGCATCAAGTAAAGAAGAGTTACTAAAACTTGATTCTAAAGGTCTGGAAATTGGCGGACAGAAGGTAAAAAATGTCATTGAAGGTGTGGCAAATTCTGTAGATGAAGCAAATAAAAAGACAGAAGATTTCCATAAAAACAATGAAAACGGATATACTGAAGAAGCTAAATCTTTACAAAAGATTAAGGATTACATGACTAAACAGGGTGGAGACTACGCCAAATTAGGTGAAAAACTCAACTCTTCTGTAGACTTTGATAAAATCTTTGGTAAAGGATATTTTGAAAATCTTAGTCTTGACCAATTATCTGAAGCTTATGACTTAATTACTGATAAGAATGAAATTTTCACAGGTTCTCTCGATCAGTTAAAACAACGTCTTGATAATGTTGCAAAATACAAAGACAGTGGATTATCTTATACTCTTGATTCATACACTCAAGCTACAAAATCTGCTGACGATGATGCTAATTACAATACTTTTGTATCTGGATTAAAGAGTGCTAAAGACGAATGGGATAAAGGTAAAGTCGGAACCGACCAATTTAAGCAAATGGCAGGTCTTATCTCTCCTACTGGAAAGACGGATGATAAGAACTTTAAGGAAAACTATGATCATATCATGAAGTATTTTACTTCTGATGATTCAGGTCCTAAAGCGTTTGTTAGTCAGTTACAGAACATGACCAATGCTTCTGGTGAAGCTATGGCAACATTAGACAAAAAGACTGGTGATTATAAAGTCAATATTGATAATACAGCTAAAGCCGCCAAGAAAATGGGTATGGGGCTTGTTCCATTTGAATCTATGTTAGACAACCTAAAAACATATGGTTGGAAAGTAGATTATTCTTCTTTGACAGAACAATGGGATGATGCAAGCACAAAACTGAATGAATGGTCACAGATTTGGGAGAAAAACGGTGGATCATTAGGCGATTCTCAAGGTAAAGAAATCGAGGATTATAAGCAGAAACTTGAAGAGTTCCGAAAAGAAGGTGAAAAATTACCTGATAATTGGGAGAAGACTCTTACTATTAAAGTTAATGCTGCCGAAGCCACAACAAAACTTACCAATGCTGTTGATGATTACAAGCAGAAACTTAAAGATAATGGTGACAGTTGGGCTAAATCTAGTGAAGCAAAAAAGGCTCGTCAAGAAATTTTTGATGATGGATCAAGCGCAACTACTAAAGCCGAAAAAGCCCAAAAAGCTACTTTAAAAGAAGATGGGTTAAAGACTAATCAAAAATATAAAACTGAACGAGATAAGGCTGATAAAAAAGTCCAAAATGCATTAACAAAAGCGAAAGAATCTGGTTCTGCTAAAGATATGGACGCTTATCAGAAGACTGTCCAAGATCGTAATGATTTAATTGGTGAAGGTGCGACTGACGAAAAATATTATGTTAAAACTCAGTTTAAAAATCGTAACGAAGTAAACAAAGAGTTAAAACGTAATGGTGCAACTGTCGACAAAGATGGTAATGTCACAGCAGGAAAAGACAACAAAAAAGATATCCAAACCATTATTGATTCCTACAATAAGAATCATAAAGGTAGTGAAATCAAAGTTACTTGGGCTGATGGAAAAGCACCTAAGAAAGATGAAAAATCTGAAAGCTCTACAAAAAAGACAAAAGATGATTCTTCTACTAAGAGTGAAAAGCCTAAGAAACAAGAAAAGCCTGAATCATCTGAAAAAGGAAATAAATCTCCTTCTCTGTTAGACAAATTTAATAATTGGATTAAGGGTAGTCAAACCAAAGAAACCAAAGGTGATTATAAGAAACCTGCCCAAGGTTCTGGTAAAAAGACTGGTGATACAGATAAAAAGTATGAATCTGTAAAATCATGGTTTAAGAGTATTCCTTCTAATCTAAATGGACTATTCAAAAACGCACAGACGAAACAGCCTTCTGTTTCATATCAGAAACCAAAAGTTCAAGGAACTCAAAGTTGGCAAACAGATAACACTAAATATAATAAAGCCGTGTCAAGTGCTAAAAAGTTTGGTGGAGATGTTGTCTCTGGTGCAAAGAACATTGGTTCTTCTGCTTTAAGTGGTGCCAAAAGTATTCTTGGAAGTATTGGAAGCGGGATAAAAGGATTATTTGGTGGTTCAAAATCTTCTGCTTCTGCTAGTAAAAAGCAATCATCTAAGTCAGATGTTAAAGTAAATGTCAAAGGAAATGCTAAAAAGACAATTGATTCTATCAAGAAATCTTTATCTAGCATGAAATCCAAAAGCATTTCTATTAAGGTTAAAGGAAATGCAAAGAAAACAATTTCTTCTATTTCTAAATCTCTTAAGAAATTAAAATCTAAGAGCATTTCTATCAAAGCAAAAGGAAATGCGTCTTCTGTCATTAAAAAGATTGCCAGTGCTTTAAAGAAACTGAAAAACAAGACAATTACCGCCAAAGTAAAAGACAGTGCTTCACATAAAATTAGTAGCATTAAAGGAAAACTGAATGCATTAGGTAAGATGCATCCGACTCCAAAAGTTACTATCAATACAAGTGGATTACCTGCCGTTGAAGCTGCAAAATCAGCGATCAATGGCTTACATGATAAATCTGTTAATGTATCTGTAAATTATAGTCAAAGTGGAAAACCAAGTAAAGCCTATGGTACATTTGCTCGTGGAACAATGGCATGGTCAACTGCTTATGCGAGAGGCACAGCAAATGCACTCGCAGGCGGAAATATTGGTGCCAAAACTTCAGGAAAAACACTTGTTGGAGAATTGGGTGTAGAAGCTATTATTCCCAAGAATTCACAAAGAATGTTTTTACTTGGCACAACGGGTCCCGAATTTGCAGATATCCATTCTGGAGATATTGTCTTTAATCATCAACAGACAGCCGATTTGTTAGCAAATGGACATACTTCTACTCGTGCAAAAGTACAAGGTGGAATGTCTGCTTTTGCTCATGGAACATCTTTCAAGGCTCTTTCTTCTGGTCAGTCTGCGACAGCTTCTGGTGGATGGCGTGGAGGAATTGCCAAGAAATCAAGAAGTTCTTCTACCAAGAAACATACATCTTCCACAAAGCGCAATACAAAAGCAACTGACAGGAACACTTCTTCCAAGAAGAAAAACACTAAGGCAACCAACAAGAATACTAAAAAGAAATTAGCATTAGCAAAACTTATTGATTCTGTTGGTAAACAATTCGACTTCATTGCAATTAAATTAGATCGTGCTTCTGCTGCTACAGAAAAGTTTGCTAATATGATCAATGATTATGTGAAGTCCGATACAAAAACCAAAGCGTTATGGAATCAATATAAATCTGTTGGTACAGAAATCTCTACAAACAAAAAGGCTGCATCTAAATATAAATCTGAAGCCAGTTCTTTTGCTAGTAAAGCAATCAAGAAAGCTCCTAAAACTAAAAGTACATCAAAGAAAAAGAATCAAGCAAAGTTAAAGAAATACTTCGCTAGAGTTCGTAGTGGTAGCATAAATATTAATACTATCTCAAATGATAATATGCGCTCTGCTGTAGAGCAGTATCAAACGTTGTATGTTATATGCAACCTTCTCTGAGTAATCAGGGAAGTAAAATCTATTTAACTGCTGGGATCTCCTAAAGACAATTAAACTAAAACGTAAGAATGAAATATATCTAAGCGTGAATGTTATGAAAATAGAAAAAATTAATTGTATGACCATATGGCGTAAGCCTAAGTGGTCTTTTTTAATGTAATAAATTAAAAAGAAATGGACAATCAGCAGCCAAGCCTCGAATAGAGGAAGGTTCAACGACTATCCGTGATGAGTGTAACGGAGTAGGGTTGCAAGCGTTTGGCAACTCGAAAAAATAGATTACCTAAATTAAAAATAAATAATTAAGAAAGGATGATTTTTATAATTATAGAGAATCAATTAATTCAAGTTAGATGGAACAATTCTAATTATGATTGGTATATATCCAAAGGATATAATTTTACTAAACATAACGAAAAATTTGTTGTAAAGGCAGAAGATTTATCCCCCGGATCAGCTCAAAAAGTTAAAGTGCAATGTGATTATTGTGGGAAAATATATGAACAAAATTACCATTCTTATGTTTTGGGTACGAAAAAGTTTCCTTTTAAGGCATGTTGTCATAATTGTACTGGTAAAAAAGCGAGGGAAACATCACTTAAAAGGAGACAAGATAAATTATTTAATGAAGTCCAACAACGTTGTAATGAATTAGGATATACACTGTTAACAAACAAAGAAGATATTTTGACGTGTAAGCAGAAAATAGAATACATATGTCCAATACATGGAAAAGTATCTCAGGTGATTGACAATTTATTGAGAGGGCATGTGTGTAATAAATGTGGCAATATTGCAATCGGTAAAAAAAATTTAAAGAATAAACAAAATATACATAAATTAATCAATAAAGATGGAAATGTGTGGCTTAATTCAGATGAGTATACTGGTACATTTGATTTAAATCTTACAATAAAATGCAAGTGTGGAAAAGAATTTACTACAAGTCTTGCGAACTATAGACATGGTATTACAAAATGTAAATCATGCACGCATTCTCTTAGTAAGGGAGAAGAAACAATTAAAGATTTTTTAGACCAAAATCATATCTCGTATGAAAGAGAAAAGAAATTCAAAGATTGTAAAGATAAAAGACCATTGCCATTTGATTTTTATTTGCCAAAAGAAAATATGTGTATTGAATTTGATGGAATACAGCATTACAAACCAATTTACAGTGATTGGCGATTAGAATATGTTCACAAGCATGATAATATGAAGACGAAGTATTGTAAAGAAAATCATATTGGTTTATTACGTATCCCTTATTGGGACTATAAAAATATCAATAATATTTTAGAAGAAAACGTTAAAAACAAAAAAGTAATTTAGGTAAAAGATATAGTCTAGTCACATAAGAAATTATGTGGAATCAAGAATGATTCAGTTAGTGTAGCGAACTAACTAAATATAACGATGAGAAGTATCTGTCATGCACTCAGGCTGCTCAACAGCTCAAGAATACTCAACGTGAGTTATTTAATCAATGGTTAAATATGCCAATTGAAAAAGCACAAAAAGCGATTGATAATCGTGCAAACATTTACAATTACTACAGTGCTCGTGGTTCTGCTGCTTCAACTGGTGAATCTGGTGTAAATGCTTTAAGAGGTGTATACGGTGATGAGGTTGAGGCAAATGAGAAAAATGTCAAGAGTAAAACTTCTACTCGTGACAAGGCACAGAGGTCAGACGATGCTGCGAATAAAAATCTGAAAAAAGCTAAATCTACGCAGACGAAAGCTAAAAAGACTAAGACTAGCAAGGCTAAATCTGCAAAGAAAGCAATTAAATCTCAGAAGGGATTATCTCGGTCTAAGAAGAAATCTTTAAATTCTAAAATTTCTAAAGGTCAGAAAATTTCAACAAAAGGTCTTAAAGGAAAGACTAAGAAAAAAGCACAAGAGTATAATGCTTCAGTCGATGCTAAAAAGAAAGCAGATAAAAATGTAAAGTCAAAACAGAGTACGAAGAATAAAACTTCTAAGAATCTGAAGACCGCACAATCTAATCTTAATAAAGCTAAATCAGAATATAAAGCTGCTCAGGCATTGCAGAATGAGGCGGTGACTGCTGAAAAAGCCGATCTTCCAGCATACTCTTACCAGAATGATATTTTGAAAAAGCAGGTAGAGCTCAAAGAAGCTGATTATAAAAATCAGAGGGAAGCCCAGAAAACTGCTCAAAAAAATTATGATAAATATCAGAAAGAACTCAATAGTGCTAAATCTGCTAAAACAAAAGCTCAAAAAAAGACAAAAGATAAGTCAAATACTGTAAAGAAAAAAGGTAAGAAGATCTTATCAAGGAAATCTGCTAAAAAGCTAACAGGTACTCAAAAGAAACAGATTAAATCTGGCAAAAAAGTTAGTACAAAAGGTGTTACTAATAAGAAATTATTACGACAACTTAAAGACTACAATAAAGCTGTTGAGGCAAAGAATAAGGCTAAAAAGGCTGAAGCTGCCGCATCAAAGAAAGTGACATCTGCTTCTATTAAAGAACGTGATGCACAAAATGCATTGACAACTGCCGATAACAACGCTAAACAAGCGGCTGCTGAATTGGCACAAGAAAAAGTTAATGCAGCAATGCAGTCTCAGGCAAATATTAAAGCGTATTATGATGCCAAACAAAATTATGAATCAATCCAAGGAAACAACGCTTCTTCTGCTGCTAAGTTAAAACAGGCTAAAGGAGAAGATTTGATTACTGAGGATTATCAGAAGCAGATTGATTCTAATGAAAAACAGGCTCAGTTATATGAAGAGTCTGCCAAGACAATGCAATTAAATCTTGACGAGAAAGTAAAAGCTGGTGATATCAAGAAAGGTTCTCAAGAGTGGATGCAGATGCAAGGAGAAATTGATGCTTGTACGAGCAGTGCCAATGATCTCCGTACCACAAATGAAGAACTTAAAAATAGTATGCGTGACGATATTTATTATCGTGGCTTTGAACGTGCTATTAAAGCGGCTCAGAATTTACAAAATTCACTTACAACAATATCTTCTTTGATCGATGAAGATGCAATGTTTGATGATGACGGAAATCTGACTGATTATGGTACTGCTGCTATTGCAACAAATATTGCTAATGTCAAATCTGAAAAAGAAGAATTGAATCAATTGATGCAAGAACGTGCTAAAATGGCTGAACATCGTGATGAATATTCTGACACAGAATGGGCTGACGCAATTCAAAAGAGCGATCAAGACATTGCAGATGCTGTTAAGAGTATTAAGTCTGCCGAAGATAGTGTGACAACTATTCTGAAGAATAACGCAAAGCAGAAATTGGATGCGATTAACAAGACTATTTCAGCATATTCTGAAGCTATAAAAAAATCTAATGACTATTATACATATGACAAGCAATTGAAATCCTCTAACAAAGATATTCAGATACTAAGATCACAGATAAATGCACTTAATGGGGTGAGCGATGCAGCCAGCCGTGCGAAGAAAGCACGCCTTGAAGCAGAACTCCAAGAGAAACAAGATGCACTTGATGATACAGTAAAAGATCATATTTATAATCTTCAGATTGACGGACTTGATAAGTTAAGCACACAGCTGAATGACGATTATGAGAAATACTGTAAAGAGTTATCTTCTTCTGTTGATAAGATTGAAAAAACATTCACATCTTTATCTGGAACAATCAGTTCAGAGGGTACAAAAATTGATAGTACGATTACTACTATCTTAGGACATTATGGCGTTAAGCCAAGTGATCTTGGACTAACAGACAGTAAAGTGACAGGTTATGCTCAAGGTGGATTAGTTAAATCTGTGCATAAGAACGGAGATGATGGTCTCGCTTCTCTCGCAGTTGGTGAGGAAGTTGCCACTGTTGATGTTGTTAATTTGGCAAACAAAATAAGACAAGATAAGGTATTAAATGCCTTAGCAAATGGACATACACTGAACGGAATGACTATGGATGGAATTGGAACAACGGAAATTAATGTCAACTTTGGCGAAGCTATTGGTGCAATTAATGTTCCTTCTGGAGTATCTGAAGAAGAGCTTCAAAGAATCGTTAATGAATCCTATAAATATACTTCTCAGAAAGTTACTCGTGACATGGCTAAAATCGTTGGTCGTAAACGTCCAGTTTAAAACCTTATATAATAAGGAAGAAACAGGTTGAGTGGTGCGTAGAAATACGCACTCTTGCCTGTTATTTTTATGCAAAATTTTATACAGAAAGGAGACCACATATATGTTGTCATTTGAATATAATGGACAATCTACAAAAACAATCTTAGATACGCCTCTAATGGTCGTACAGTTTGATGTGACAAATGACATCACAGGATTTTCACGAGAGATTGTTAAAGGTGAAAAAACAATGTTACGTCAGGAGACAAATCATTATGGTGCAATGTATTCTGATGAGAGCACATATGAATTTTACCTTGTAAAAGAAAATGGGCATGGGTTCACAAATTCAGAGCAAAGAAAAATCAATAAATGGTTGACTTCTCCTACTCTTGTAAAACCATTGACGGGAATTGCAGATGATAAAGAGACTGTTATTTACAAAGGAATCTTTCAGAATATCGGATGGAAAATGATCACATGCAAACTTGGGCAACTTGATGCAGTTCAATGCAGTTTCGTTTGTGATACCCCTTTTATATGGAAACACTATGAGATTTCTGGCGAAGTCGCAACAAGTAATAAATTCTCAACAAACATCTTTGTAGATAGCGACGATGCAGAGTATGAGATTTATCCAAAGGTAACGATCACTTCTAAGACAAGTCAAACAGTAACAATCGAAGTTCGTGATGAAAACTCTATGTCAGTACTGTGCAAACCTGCTTTACCAATATGTATTGATTGTAAACATTGTATGGTAACAGATGGAACTGTAACAGGGTTGACTAATTTTGAAGACATTGGATGGGCTGATGTTGGAAATATTTCGTGGCTTAAACTGCATGATGGATATAATGTTATAAACATCACAGGTGCGTGTACTTATAAAATCGAGTTCGATGTGCCACAGAAACGGATCGGTGATCTGTTATGATTAAACACAATGCAAAAATTTATTTATGCCGTCCTGACAGAACTGTTATCTGTGCTTTAAATGGAGTACAAATTAAGAGCGTTGAATACGAACAGCAATTAAAGGATTTCAATCGTCTTACATTTAATGTAGACAGGTATATAGATGTTGATGGCGAATACGTTGAATCTGCTGGCTATGAGAAACTAAAAGATCATATGACGATTTATCTTGAAGGACTTGACTATTTTCAACTTCAAGAACCTTCTCTGCAAAATGATAATGGTAGATATGAATACAAGGTATGTGAAGCGTATTCTGATGAGAAAACCTTTGAAGATAAGGATATGAAAGGTTTATCTTTCAACAAAGGTATAAAAGACTCTATGGAAATGTTGGCTACAAATAACGTAGACGATATGGGTTATGCGAAAGAATACATCACGTTTTGCAACGACAGAAACCATGAATTATCATTGATGCATTTGGTGTTAGAAAAAGCTCCAGGAGTACCAGGATGGAGTGTCGGTTACATCGATCCTGCAATAAAGAACGAAAAATATTCGTTTGAGGCAGATAATACTAATGCCTATGCGTTCCTTAATACGACTGTTGCCAATGTTGTAAAATGCGTATTTTATTTCGATACAATCAATAGAACCGTAAGTGCATATGCTAAAGAAAACATAGGAAAAGACACGAATATCTTCATTGGATGGCGTAATGCACTTAATATGCTCAAAATGACTCCGCAGACAGATACAATGTATAATGCTCTGACAATTCAAGGTGATGAAGAGTTAGATATTACGAGAGTCAATTATGGTCGAAGTCAGATTTATAATCTTGATTATTATTTGACTACAAACTATTTTCCTCAAGAAACTATTGATAAGATCAAAACATGGCAAAAGTGGCAAATTGATAACCACGCTAAATATATTGAGAACGGAAAGAAGTCTGCGGAATATCAGGCAAAGATAGATGAAATTTACTATCGTGTACCAAATGATGGTATTCAGATTGCTCAATATAAAACAATGGATCAAGAAACTCTTGAGAAAACTCTAAAAATGTATGAGCAGATGCTTACTACAATCCAAGTAAGTGTTGATACAAGAGATGATCATGAGAAAGATTCAAACGGAAATTATACAAAATGGGATAAACCAGATGATATTCAGAATCGTGCCTATAAACCTTGGACTACTTCTTCTGGTGAAGTTGATCACGAGAAATATCTTGCTTTGTTAAAAGAAAGCAATAAAGGATATTATACATATCAAGAATTAAGAGATTATATTATTCCAAATATTAAGGTAGCAATTCAAAACTTGCATTTAGCAGATGATAAGAAGATTGATTATAATGATGAATTTGAATCAAACTGGGATTTATATGGAATCAAAGAACTTGAAGGCAAACGTGACGAATACAAAAAACAGATTTTAGATATTCTTGCTGCATATCAAAAAGAATGGAAAGACCTTACTGATGAAGAGATTAGCAAAGCTGGTGTAAAGGATGAAAAAACCTATAATGTATTCCATAAGAATTTTATTAAGTACAAAAATTGGCTTGGCGATGAAAACACAGAAGGTTCACTTCTATATAAATTAAAAGAGTTAAATGCACAGGTCGATGAACTTGAAACTCAGAAGAAACCATATGACGATGTAATGACAGATATGAATACTCATTCTGAACTTAATGATCCGCAATTTGGATTGACAGATAAAGAATATACCGCTGTCATGAATATTGTTCGTATGGGAGATTATACAAACAATAATATCTTTACTACTTCTCTTGATGACGCAGTAACATCTTACGAGCATTGCGAAGAATTATATCAAGATGGATTAAAACGTATCTCTGAAACTTCTCAACCACAATATCAGATTGAGACTTCTCTCGATAACATTCTTTCATTAAGTGAATATGCAGACGTAGATTCAGATAATAAACAAGGTTGGCATAATCAGTTTACGGTCGGTAACTTTATTCGAGTTGGCGTACGTGATGATTATGCAGTTAAGTTAAGACTACTGACAATTACATATAATCCTTGCACAAAAAGTTCGGAAATTAGCGTGATGTATACTAACATGATCACGAGTCTAACAGGTAGGGATGATTTCTCTTATCTATTTGACGATACTGCTGCTTCGCAGAAAAATAGTATTTCTGTCGGAACAGGCGACTCTAAAGATTCTATTGAGTATATGACTAATATGCTTCGAAGGATGACAAATAGTTCTTTGTTTGGAAATGCAGTGAACAATAGCGTACAAAATGTATTAAGCGACCAAGGTACAATCAACAAATTGTTCGGGGATTATCTGGATTACAAAGTAATTCATGTCGGGAACATCACAGGTGACAAGGCGGAGTTTAATGAGTTGTTTAGCAAATATATTAACTCAGAATATATTGTTGCTAATTCGGCTGATATTAAAAAGTTAAATACAGATGTTGCTAATATTAATTCTGCAATCATTGGTGCTTCTTCTACAGAGACGGGTATTGTATTCAACCTATCCTCAGCAAATGCTAAATTTGACTCTGCATGGATCATAAACGGTATCGCAGGGAAAATGACGATCGGTGACTTAGCCGCAGGCGATATTACAATATCTGATACAATGCGAATCTTGTCTGAGAACGGTAACTTTATCATGAACGGCTCAGCTATGCAGTTTTTAGATACTGAAGGCAATGTTGGAATCCAAATTGGTTATGATACGAACAAGAATCCAAGCATTATCATCAAAGACAATAAAGGCGTAACAGTTATGACAAGTCAAGGTATCACTAAGGATGCGATTGCTGATGGATTGATTGTAAATAATATGCTTGGAGATAAGTCTGTTTCAAAAGATAAGCTGAACTTTCCTATCGTTGAAGCGAACGCACAAGGCGGAGTTGATATTACACAGATTTATGATGGTAAAGGCGGTTTGTGGGGAGCTGAGTATACAAAAACTATGACATCTGTTAATAATAGTTTAGACCAACTAACGCAAGATATTGCGAATCTTAACACTGCAATTGATTCTGTATCTCTTACAGGGCAACAAGTCTTTACAGAAACCGATACAGGTATTTCTCCTACATCTATTACTCTAACCGCAACGGTCAATAATGGTGCAAAAATCAGCAAATGGTATGTTGATGGAATAGAAAACACTTCTTATGTCTCTTCAGACAAATCACAAATTACAATCCCAAGTTATTATATGACAAACAGAAAAACAGTGGTTGTCAAAGTGGAATGTACTGATACATCTAAATATGATGTTATGACTTTATATAAAGTTACAGATGGAGCTTCTGCTTACACTGTTGTCGCAAATAGTAGCAACGGAACTACTTTTGAGTACAACAATACTGTTTATACGGAAACGATTTGTACTTGTAAAGTTCTGAAAGGAAGTAAGGAAGTTACTGCAAAAAGCTACGTTTGGTACAAGCAATCAAGCGGATCAATAGAATGGAAGCAAATTGGAACTGGTGCAAGGTTAACAGTTTCATTAAAAGATAAACAAAATCAAAAAATTAAATGCTCAGTAACAATCTGAGTTAGATAGAGAAAACAAATGCATAATAACTAATTTTGGAGGTGAAAACTATAAATGGTATTAGAAAGTAATACATTAGATGTCTTATTTGTAAAAGATGGGCAACAAGGAGAAGACGGTAAGATTCTCTACACTTGGATTAAATATGCCAAAGATGCAAATGGTACAGGAATAACTGACGATCCCAATGGTGCGATTTATATTGGTATTTCTTACAATAATGAAAGCTCTACTGAATCAAATGATCCTACACAGTATGCATGGACTAAGATACAAGGTGTGGATGGTAAAAAAGGTGAAGATGCTTATACTATCTTCTTAGAGAATGAAAATATTTCTTTTGCTACAGATAAGAATAGAAACCCACTTTCTGAACAGGCATATACCTCTGGAATTACTATTATGAAAGGGGCAAAACCTGTTACAGATTTTACAATTGGGGATATAGCAAAAACACAAGGAATCGCAGTGGCTAAAACAGATACAGCTATTGCGATTTCTGTTGTTAATGGGAATTCTTTACCAAATGATAGCGGAGAAATTGAGATTCCTATTACTGTTGGCGGTACTGTTTTTAAAAAGATTCTTACTTGGACTTGTGCAAAGAAAGGTGATCAAGGTGAAAAAGGACAAAAAGGCGACGATGCCAAAAACCTTACAATCACACCTTCATCTCAATATTTCAAAAGCACAGATGGTGGCAAAACATTTGCACCAAACACAATTACAATCAGACCTACTATCCAAGGAGAAATCAGTTTTGGTAAATGGCAGTACAGTATTGATGGTGGCGTTAGCTTTGCTGATGTTGTGAGTGGACAGAAAGGATTGACGATCAGTAATAATGTGTTGACTGTTAGCAAAGATAGTAGTTTATATAGTGACGCTGTTACTATGGTTATTTTCAGAGCTGTTGCCAACGATAGTAGTTTTTATGATACTTGTAGTATTGCTAAAATTTATGACGTGAGTGATATTGGTGATGGTAGGAACTTATTGTCTGGAGTTTCTTCTTATACAAAAGACGCACCTTTTGAAAAGACGGATTCAAGAGCAGATGGGTGGATTGTATATCAAAATATTATTACCTCTATCGAACTTGAAGCTGGAAAAAAATATGTGCTACAAGCAAAAACTGATGGAAATTGGGCTGCTGATCATAACACAAATGGGCAAGATCCATCTAAAAAACTGGTAACGCTATGGCTGGTGAGTGATAAAACAAATGATTGTTTTGATATGCGGCAAGGGTATGTTGTATTTACTCCAGCTGTTACAGCCAAATATAAATTAAGAGTTAATCAATATTCGAACGGAACAGACGCTTACACTATTCATTTGTGGGATATTAAACTTGAAAAAGGTTCTTCTCCTACTGGTTGGACACCTGCTCCAGAAGATGTTCAAACAGCGATTTTATCTACCAAATCAGAGATCGCTGATGTGAGTTTAAAGGTAGATAAAAATAAGCAAGCCATTGAACAAAGAGTGGAAAAGACTACTTATCAGCAAGATTTAAACTTGGTCAAGGGTGATATTAGCAAAGCGAATGAAGGACTGAATAAGTGGAGATATGAGATTTATCCTAAGAGTTTGTTTGCAAGTGAATATCAAGGCAAGAGTACAATGGATGTATTTGCTAAGAATACAAATCTTACACCTAGCCAGAGTGTGTTAATTAATGATACGGATTTTGGGAAAAGCTTTGCTTACGGAGATAACTATATTGGCTACGCTCTTACTTTTGTGAAGTTCTCTGCTGCTAAAAGTGTTGCGATTACATTTAAGCATGACGATGGAGCACATTTGTACTTAAATGGCAAATTAATTGGCGGAGATGATACATGTAATACTGGTAGTGGGGAATCATTAACGCTTAGTTTTATCCAAGGTTGGAATTGTCTTGAGGTAGTTTTAAATGAAAAATCTGGTGGTGAATATATTGGATTAGGTACTACTATTTCTGCTCTGTCAGAATGTCAACTCATGAACTGTTACTACGGTACACCTGTTGCTAGACAGTCTCACATTACAAATCAGCTGGTGGAAAACACAACTAATATTAAGGGTATTAGCACAAAAGTCAGTAAGGTCACGAGCGTAATTGGTGACAATGGTGAGAACTTCACAAGTTTTAAGAATGACTACAGTGATTTTAAGCAGACGATGAACGGATTTAAAACGACTGTTGGTCAAACTTATGTGACTAAGGATGATTTTAATGGACTTGAGATTGGTGGAAGAAATTTATTGCTGTATTCTCAAACTATTAGAGCACATAATAATTATTATGGTGTTAGTTATTTAATAGACGAAGTCGAAACATTTAACGGATGCCCTGTATGGTCGGTTAAAAATCAATGGGGAAAGTTGGCGTGGTCGTTCAAATCACATGTTATTGATAGAGGATTAGTTAAAGTTGGAGATACATTGACATACTCCTTATACGCCAAAACAAATAACGCATCTGGAAAAAGCATTAGTTGTTCGTACCGATTCAAAGGAAACGCACAGGATTATTGGTTCAAAGGTTCAGCTTTTAATATTGGTACAAGTTGGGCAAGATATTCTGCCACATTTACAGTTACAAAAGATATGTTGGCAACTGATACATATATGAACGAAATTGGATTCGAAGAAACAGCTTCTATGTCTGGAGACGATAAAGTTTATTATACATGTCCAAAGCTTGAGCGTGGAACAAAAGCCACAGATTACACTCCAGCACCCGAAGATGTGAATGGAAAGATCGTAAATGTAGAAACTATTGCTAATCAGACCGCTAAGGAATTTAGTTGGATTGTTAAGGGTGGAGATAGTTCTAGTAATTTTACTTTGACTGATCGTGTTGCTGATCTTGTTGCTGAGAGGATTAACTTCAAAGGGTTGGTTACTTTTAGTGGTTTAAATACGGATGCTAAAAATGAAATTGGAAAAGTAGCGCAGAGTAAAGTTGATGATTTGCAGATTGGCGGTAGGAATTTATTAGTTCAAAAAAATATCACAGAAGGCTATTTGTCTACAGATGGTAAAGGAAGTTTTGTTGGTTCTGGCGGTGGAGATCAAACTAGTGATTGGATAGATGTTTCAGGAAATAAATATATAACAGTTACTCTATATGAAGATTTTACAAACACAAATAATTCAGGAAGATATTGTGAGTATGATGCCGATAAAAATTGTATAAATACTGTTGTTTATAATCCAAGACAAAAAAGCAGTATTATTATAGAACTGAAAAGCAATACAAAGTATATAAGAGTTACTGCAATAGAATGCAAAACACGAAGATATAAGATTGAAGCAGGAAACAAAGCCACAGATTGGACTCCTGCTCCTGAAGATGTATCTCAGGATGCAACTAATAAAGCAAGTCAGGCTTTAACAGATGCCAACAACTACTCTTCTAATGCAGTTAACTGGGTAGCTAGCAATGGTTCATCAACAACAAGTCTTAATTCAATGGTTAAAAAATGGACAGATGGAGCAGTAAGTGACACTGTGCAGATTAATGGTGGATGGATTAAAGCAAATACTATTACTGCTAGCAAAATAGCTATCGGGGATTTTACGAACTATTGCCAATTAGATAAAGACACCGCATCTTCTTATGGTTTTACAGCTACAGATGATACAAAAGGCGTTTGGTTTACTGCTAGTCCGATAGATAGAGATAAGCATATTTCTCAATGGTTTACATGTGAAGGTGGTCAAAAACTATATGTAGAATATGATTTATCAACTACCGTGAAAGGTAAAGTTGAGGCTTCTGATACCGACATTTCTTATTTAACGTCTGGAATTATGATATATGCAGCCAATGGTGCCAAGCAAATTGTTTCATATACGAGATCCAAAGGCGTAACGGCTACATCAGACGGGGCAATTACACATGTTAGTTTAGTTGAAACATTGCCAGCTGACACAAGATTTTTTAAGGTTGTCTTACAAACTAATGGGCAAGGAAATACATTTTCTGGCACATTAAAGATTCGTAACCCTCAAGTTAGAAAAGCTACAACTGGTAAACTTATCGTAGACGGTTCTATTACAGCAGATAAAATCGCAGCTAATGCTATTACAGCAGATAAAATCGCAACAGATGCCATTAAATCTCACAACTACATCTCTTCTGGTGGTACGCAGGGATCATTTTTGAATCTGAAGGATGGCAGCTTTACAGCCCCTAATTTGAGTTGGGATTTAAATGGTAATTTGATTGCCAAGAATGCCAACTTAAGTGGTGAGATTACTGCTACGAAAGGTAGTATTGGTAAGTATAAGATTACTGATCAATGGCTAATTACTGGTTCTGGTTCTACCGCTACTGGTATTGGTGGCAATCAAGCTTTCTGGGCAGGAAGTAGTAGTTCCAATGATGCTCCTTTCCGAGTTGGCTATAATGGCAAATTATATGCTAATGGTGCTACTATTTCAGGTGATATAACCGCTACGACTGGCAAGATCGGTGATTTAACACTAAAGGATGGAATACTGACAGGCACTGGAAGTTATAGTGAACCTTATACCGAAGATGATGATGGTACAGTAACCTCTACCATTACAACCAACTATATTACAAAACTGTTTGGTAAGGGATTAACTATTGATTCAACAGTTAAATATTCAGACGAGGACGATGTTTACTCCTATAAGGTAAGTGTCTTACCTGATGAAATTTCTTTTACAGACGGAGAAGAAATAGGTATGTTGGGCGCAGGTGGATTACAAATCTTGCAAGTTAACGACAATTCTGATAGCTATAGTAGCGAAGCTAATGAAGTTTCGTTATCAAGCGGCGCTTCTAATTTCTATTACACTACCCCTGTTAATCAGACTACCGACAAATACTTGCATGTTTGTTTTTCTGCTGATGGTGCGTCTTTTATGGCGTCTCAAGGAGATAAATTTAATTCTTTTGATATAGGGTATTCTAGTGCAAAATATTCTGGTAATTTCGCTGCAAATAAATTCGTGTATACAGGAAATTCTTTAAACTATGTAGAATGCCTTGAAGCTAACGATACAACAAATATTTATTTTCATTCAAATGGTTACTATTCATTCAGAGTAAACAATGAAGGCAACTGGAGCAATGAAACTCAATCTGTTTACATTACCGAACGTGGAATATCTGTTCCTGGACAAATTGGATTATATTCACAAGAAATGAGCAATTATGTCGCTAGATACTATATTGCAGGTTCAACCAAATCAACAGCTATCGGTAACAACAGTTATCAAACACGAATCTATGGATCATCTGTATGGGCAAATAAAGCTGTTTCCACTTCTGACGTTCGTCTGAAGCAAGATTTCCAATCCTTAGACAAGTTTGAAGATTTATATATGCAATTACAACCAGTCAGCTTCAAATATATTGACGGTTACGACAAATCTGAAGACAGATATTTTGGATTAAAAGCACAACCAACAGAAAAATTGTTTGAAGATATGGGTGAAAATCCAGATGATTATGCAATGTTCAACAAATTCGGCATTGATCACGAAGATATCAAAGAAAGAATCGGATATGATGTAGACTTTGATGAAGAACACGGATTAGACTACACAAATCTAATTACTTTGAATACTCACATGGTTCAGAAAACTCGTAGAGAATTAGCCGAACTTCAAAAAGAAAACGCTGAACTTAAAGATATGCTTAAAACAATCGTGAAAAAAATAAATATGTAACAAAAATTAAATAACTACTACACAGATTAGAGCAGTTTTCGGACTGCTCTTTTTGTATGCTCAAAAACAGAAAGAAAGGTGAAATACATATGGTATACACAGTTAAATTAGATGGCTCTGACGACAAAGTATTTAATCTTATGCAGTTTGATTCTATGACTTTTGACATGGAATGTAAACTTGTCGTTTGCACAGATGATCTAAAAGAAGTTAAAACAGCATTTACAAACTTTAAAACATTAGACATCTACAGAGATGATGTGCAGATTGCAACTTACACATGCTTTAACAATTACAAAGAAATCTCTTTACAACAGGGATTATATAACAACACAAATGGAGAATGGGAAGATGCACTGATTGTATCTCTTACAAGAGCGAATATTGTAGAACAAGTGCAACGACTTGATGAAAAAGTTAATCAGGTTGTTGATATTAATGCTCTAAGCCTTGATGAATACAAGAACTATTTACAGGAGAAAAACAAAACTGCTCTCGCTGAGTTCTTAGCAGATCAGAGCGTGGAATTCAATGGTAAGCCTTATGGAGTATCTGAAGAAGATCAGAATGAAATGGCTCTGAACTTTATGCAGTATCAAGCTCTTACTACTGCTGGTCAGCAAGTAACTCTTGAATGGCATAGTAAGAAGAGTGCGTGTGAAACATTCACTGCTGAGGAATTTGTGCAGTTAACAGCAATGATCAAGGCATTTGTCTATCCTTACTTTCAGCAGATGAATGTCATCAAACAACAGATTTTCAGTTCTACTAGCAGAGAAGAATTGGACAAGATTGAAATTAAGTATGAAGTAATTCCTGTGCAGTCAACAGAACCTACTACTCCTTCAGATGGAAAAGATTCAACTACGACTGAAGAATAATTAGTTTAACAGAGAAAAGGAGAATTTTAATATGAAAATGACAAATATGCAGGCAGATATGATCTTAGGACAGTTAAATACAATTTATGCATTCCTTATGAAAAACAGTGAATTAGTACCATGTACTTTAAGTGCTGGGCTTGCCAAGAATATTAGAAAGATTCAAGGAGAGCTGAAGGAATATTTTGAAGAAAAACACAAACTCTTACAGAAATATGATATCACTACTGATGCCCAGATCAATGGTACAGAGAACGGGCAGAAATTCTTAGCAGAGTTTAATCCTTTAAGCATGGAAAACTCAGGGGTTGAGTTCCATAAGATGAGAATGACTTTTAGCGAAGTTTGTGATGTTATTGAGAATTGTCAAGGAATTCTTGAGGGAGACATCATGATTTTACAGCTTATTTGTAAAGATGAAAGTGAGAACGAAGATCAAAAAGAAGGTGAATAAATAAAATGCTACATGTAAAGAAATCATGTAAATATCTTGTCCTATTCCTCATTGGGGCATTTGCTTATTGTGGAATTGAGATCATCTGGCGAGGATATACACATTGGACAATGGGAGTGTTAGGCGGTACTTGCTTCATTCTTATTGGACTGATCAATAACAGTCGCTTCTTCTACCATCTTATGCCCTTTCGTGAGCAGATGGTTCTCGGAGGATTGATTGTTACTGTAATGGAATTCATAGCAGGTTGTATTTTAAATTTATGGCTAGGTTTAGGCATTTGGGATTACTCTCAGATGCCTTTTAATCTGTGTGGGCAAATTTGCTTACCTTATACAATCTTATGGATTCTATTGAGTGCAGTGTGCATCGTGGTCGATGATTGGCTGAGATATTTGCTGTTTGGAGAAGAAAAACCAGAATATGTTTGGTAAAGACTTAAAGGAGTGATTTTTATAAAATAATCGAGGTAATTACATGATAGAAAATTGGAATATTATAATTAATTTTTTATCTCAACATGGGGCTGCATTGATAGTGTTTGTCTTTGCGGTTCTTTTGTTTGCAGATAAAATTTTTGATGTCACTTCCAAATTAAACGAAAAGTTTGGTTTTGAGACACGTGCCTCATTAGAAAAGAAACATCAAAAAGAAGTGATTGAACAACAACGCTTAATGATCGATAAGCATACAGAAACTTTGGATAAACTAACACAGATTTTGAGCAATCAGAATAAAGATATTCAAGTTATCAAAGACATGATGAGAGAACAAGCCGCATTGTTAACAGACCAAAAGGTAGGCATGGAACGACTATTTGCACATACAGCTGAACTGGCTAAAAAATTAGATGATGCGTGTGTAATAGACGTTGCTTTATCTGAAGGTGTTGCTGCAATGTTAAGAGACAGAATCAAACAAGCCCACAGGTACTACAAGCAAAAAGGTTGTATTTCCCCTACGGGGCTTGAAAACATCAATGCTATTTATAAGGTATACCATGACCAATTACATCAAAATGGCGTTGGAGAAAAAATGTACAAAGAAATTAAAGCATTGCCTATTAAGGATGAAGAGTCATTCTTGTAGGTCTTTTTTATTGCAAAGGAGGATTGCATTATGAACAAATTTAAAGAATTTTTAGCAAGTATTAATTGGAGTGAAGTTAAACCACATACTGTTGTGAGCTTGATTTTACAGGTGTTAGCTTGGATCAATATGGGATTAACTGCGGCAGGCAAACCAGTGATTGACGTACATGAAGATGTAATTAACCAGATTGTAGGTTGGGTATTTGTATTTGGTACTTCTGCTTATGGCAACTGGAAGAATCATAGCTTTACTTGGTTTGCACAGACAGGAGATAAGATTGCTTACGCATTACGTGATGGTAGATTAACTGCCGATGAAATTGATCAGATCATGGAAAAGGTTGCAGATAAAGACGTAATTGTAAAGGTTGATAAAGATTTATTTGAGAAAGAATTAGACGATGTCGCAGAAGGTAAAGAATCTGATGACATTGTTGGATAATTTGCTAAGTGAGTAATTAGTAATTGAATAATTAGTTATTTGGAGCAGTCTCTGTTATGGTGACTGCTCTTTTTAAATAAAAGAAAGGAAGTTTGATATTTATGGCAAAATATAACGTACATGGTGGACATAACCCAGCAAATAAAATTGCATGTGGTGCTGTCGATCTATTAGACGAATCAATTGAAGATAGACTTGTTTGTAAATCTGTAATCAAATATTTAAAAGCAGCTGGTCATACTGCTTATAATTGTACTGTTAACAATGGAACAGGGCAGCGTGATGTGCTTCAAAAAATTTGTGCAAAATGTAATACACATAACGTAACTTTAGATGTTTCAATTCATTTCAACTCTGGAAGAAACAAACATAAAAGCAATGGAAAACCAGGTGGATTTGAGATTTGGGCAACTAATTATACAGGAATTAAGAAAGAAGCTTCTAAAAGAATTATAGCCAATTTAAAGAAATTAGGTATGAATACACATGGCGATCCATATAAGACAACAAGTAATTTATATTACTTAAATCACACAAACGCAAAGGCGATATTAATTGAGGTGGAATTTGTTGACGATGTAGACTCTAAGAAGGTTTATAAGAAAATTGGTTATGACAAGATTGGTAAAGCGATTGCTGAAGGTATCATTGGCAAATCTATTGATTCTAAAAAAGTAACAGTAAAACCAAAAGCATCTTCTAAGTTCAAATCATACAAAGTAAAAGTAACTGCTTCTGCTCTTAATGTACGTAAATCTCCATCTACAACGGCTGCTATTGTCAGAGATGCCTATAAGAAAGGCACAACAGTTACAATCAAAGCCATTAAGAATGGTTGGGGTAAAACTAAAGATGGTTGGATTAAACTGTCTTATACAAAGAAATGCTAAGTGGTATGAAAAAATATGAGAAACAGTTATGATTGATCTGGCGATCAGTCGGTATTTTCTTTATTGGTTTTCTTTGTCACTGATAAAGAAATGTTACTCTCTGCTGCGGAGAGGGTAAATATGAGCAGAATAAAAATTTAAGGGTACATCAGATTAATTTCTGGTGTACCCTATTTTTTTACGATTTTAGAACATTGAGTTCTGTTGTTCGAGTGCTACTAATAATGCACCCATTGTCATTGGTTTAATCTTTTCTCCATCTTGAAGTTCTGATTGGTCTATTGGAGAATCTTCATTAATGAAGTCGTAATTTGTGTAAACTGTTACTCCGTTCTGATACTTTACGCTTGTATGGTGTAACTTCTCTTCCATGTAGGAACTTTCTCAGATGCATATTGTGCGCCCATAATATAATTCAAATAATCTTCATCAACTTTTGCAATTTTCCTTTTCATATGATCGTCATTGTATGAAAATGCATAAAGCATCATCCCGTGTAAAATCTTATCACCAGGGAATACATGCTGCGATGATTCATGCCTCATAAACCTATTGGCTTTTTGATACTCATTCATAACATTTTTGCGAATATTGGTCATGCATGTCATATTTGCATGTTGTTCGATAGATGTTAGAATCATAGGATATGGTTTCTTTAAGCGTGTGCTGATTAATTGAAAAGCACAATTCAAAAAACCGAGAGACCATAATACTTTCTCTCGGTCTGTTGCTTCTGGTTCCTCGTCAATCTTACCACCTAACTTCATGTGTTCATAAAATTCATCTCTTTCTTTTTTATCTGAATAAAACATTGTATAACTCCTTTTCTGTGTGAATTGATAGTTATACGCCTTGCGTTACGGTTTAAATTAAGAAATAAACTAATTTCATTTCTTTTATAGGTTTCAAAACATCCTATGTTACGGTTTAATTAAAGAAAAGTAATATTACCTCTTCTTATATAAATTTCAAAACACCATGTGTTATGGTTGATAAAATTGTAGTTTTATATGCAAAAACAACCTACATGAAAATGTTATTTTTTGTTTATTTTACTCATAAAATTAACATTCCACTATGACCCTATTATTCTAAAAATATCATTAGTATACTTTAGATTCCAATATGGATCGATTAAATATGTGGGGGTGCTTTCTTTATAATCATATTAACACCAGAAATAATACATGTCAATATAATTTATTCTACTCTACACATATCATCTATTTCATGCTCAGACAAGTATAAAGGAAGCCCACACTTTTTGTCAAAGAATGAAAGGACGTATTCTGTAGAATCAATTCTAGCTCCATATAAGACTGTTTTTATAGGTGTCTGAGAGTCGATTTCTGTGAGTTGTACTGTGTCACCTATATGAAACAATCCGCACTCTGTATTGAGCGTCTGAGTGCTTTCGTTGTATTCGTATATTCTCAT